GAATCATATGTCAAGCATTTATTACAAAATAAAAAGACCCTAGCATCATTTCTGATGCTAAGATCTTGATTGGTCATCTTAACTTAATGACATTGGTTTACTGTGTCTTTTGTAATATCATTTATTTACTATGGTAAGTCAACAATATTGTATCTAACAGTACCATCGTCATATTTCCTGGTTTCTAATATTCCATCAACATATTCTCCAATTTTGTCTGAATATTTGTTATATGTATTACTACCAGAAATATTATATTCTACACCGTTATATTCAACAGTAATTCTATAAACCGCTGGATGCGATTGTGGTATCATCGTTTTAGTCGCAGGACTATAATGCATTGTTGTATAAACAGCCCTGTGATATTCATCTATTATTTTTACTTGAACCGTAGATGTTTCGGTGCTAATGCATTTTGCACAGCCGGTTAATATAAACATTAATGCTAATAGTAAAACCAAACTATATAAAATTTTCTTCTTCATATGATTTATTCTCCTATCATCTAATTTTTTTCGTAAGTCTTTTCAAAAATATCTGGCTTACAAGGATATACTTCACCATTGACAACTAAAATTATGTAATCACCATATTCCGATTTCATTGTTCCTTCCAATGTTTTGATATGACATGTACCATCTTCGTGAATTACAATAGTATTATTTGATACTCTATCCATAAACCAATCTGGTAAAGAATTGTCAATCATATATCTAACTGCTTCGATCACTACTGGTTTCTTTCTGTATTTCATGTTGCTTACCTCCTGTTATTTTATTCTCCTTTAAATTTGACGTTATTGCTTTTCATTGTACTTAATAATTCTTCTAACGATCTTCTTCCAATATCTTTCCAACGAATGATGTCATCAGATGTGTAATTACTCATATCTTCAATGTTTTCAATTCCGTGCTTATGTAAAATTGTGTACAATCTAACCGAAATATCCATTTCTGCAATTTTCAAAATATCAATTCTCCTTCCCAATTAAGATATTATTCAAATCGTCTATAATGTCATCACATATTACAATTTTTCCACGCAGATACCCCTTATCCCAAAATCCATACTCTGATAGTTCACTATCATCTGACATTTGAGAAAGTTGCTTCTCATATCTTAGTTTTCTTTTTTCATATTTTTCAATTAATCCCATTCCAACCTCCAAAGGAAATCTATGTTTCTTGGTAAAAATATTACTATATACGGTGTCTATATTTTCTATAAACACTATATATAGTATCTCATTTACACCTGATACACAAAACTTGGCATCGGCTGTAATTTAAACAGATTTTTCTCATGCATTGAATCAATCTTGCTTATAATTCCAAACAAATCCTTTACAAGTTTTCTGCTTTCCTGAACAACACGCTTGAATACCTTGATGACTTACTCCCAAAGAATGTGCTGCTTCTGTTATACTTTGCCACTCTTTTATAATATTTCCATTTTTATCTTTTTGAAAAATCACAACTGCATTTGTTCTATTTGGAATTGTTGCACGTTTAATTACTTCTTCAATATTAACGTTTCCGTTATTATATGCCCAAGCATATCCACCTGCTGTTTTACAATTACCCTTACAACAATCCGAAATCTGTCCAGATGATATTCCAGTTATCTTATATGCCTCTTCCATACTATTATATTCTCTTATAATATTCTTGTTGGGTATGTCTATTTGGACTACTTTTCTTTTATAAACACGTTTATGCTTTACTTGTAAATCATCCTTTATTTGTTTTGATGAAAATATATAATCATCAAATGTAATATTCTTTTGCAAGAGCTTTTCATAAAACCCTTTTACAATTTTTTCTTTTGTTTGAAAATTTGTATATCTAATAATTAACAATGGAATATTATTTCCACTACAATAATCTTCTTTTAATTTATCCAAATGTTTTCTATGCAAAAAATTTTCCTTCTTTTGCATATCAGACTCACTATTGAATGTAAACGGAAAATAATGCTGTTCTCCATGTAGTTCAATTAAAAATAAGAGTTTCTTATTTTGTGGATGAAAAATTGCAAAATCGAATGGCAATCTTCTTTTATATTTACAATCATCAAACTTATATTGCGTATCAAATATAATTTGTTCATCTGTTAAGAACTGGCTTAATTCGAACTCAGCTACAGAAGATAAACATCCACATGACTTAAGTTTTCCAGAAGTTAAAGACGATGATAAAGCGTTAATTTTCTTACCACAATCACAATCACAACTCCATAATGATCTATGATTTTTTATACCAAGAAATTCTTTTACAATTAATTTTCCAAATCTTTTTCCTTCTAAATTCTTTTGTGGTTTAATATTATCTTTTCTTATACATCCACATGATTGAGTATGTCCTGATTTTAAATGTCCTGCGGCAACTAAAATCAATTTAGGGTTGCCACAGCCACATTTACACCACCATCTCACATGTCCACTTTTATCGTTGTCTCCACGTTTGATGACTGTTAATTTTCCAAATTGTAAATTAGTTAAGTCTTCTGCCATTTTAGTCTACATATCTTTCCATACCTGTTTTATAATAAGGAATAGGCATTCTCTTAAACCGATATTTTTCTACTCGATTATCAATTTTCTTTTTAATATCTTTGTCGTCAATCTCACCTGTTCTAATATATCTATCCATAACAGAGTATTTAAATCCCAATGCATCTTCATCTGTACTTCCGCACAGTCCATCAGACGGAATCTTTTCGATTAATTCATTTGGCAATCCAAGTTCATATCCAATAGCTTTCACTTCTTCTACTGTTAAGTCGCTAATTGGTGCAAAATCTCCAACTGCATCACCCCATCTGGTTTCCCAAGATAGTAATGTTTCGGAAAGATTACATGTATTTGCAACACGACCATTTACTGTCTGTGATACAGCATAAAGAGTAGCCATACGAATACGAGCAGGGAGATTTGTTTTTGTCTGAATTGATAACTCTTCATCTAATGATGTTTTAATTTCATATTCAGCAACATTCACAATTGTTCCGACTGGAATAATAGTACATGGAATGTCCAAAAAACTGCAAAGTTTACGACTATATTCAATATCTCTTTGTCTTCCCTGTGGCATCATCACACCAAAAACTTTATCCTTGCCAAGAGCTTCTACACATAATGCAGCTACAACGCTTGAATCTTTACCACCTGAGATACCAACGACTGCCATACAGTCTTTACCATTCTTCTCAAAGAAATCCTTAATCCACTGAACGCAATCATTAGTTGCTTTCTTTACATCAAAATTACTCATGTCTAATCTCCTCTCTAACTCTCATAAGAATTTTTCCTAAATTATTTTCTCCAACACCATTCACTGTGCCCCAAATTTTATCACCCCAAGTATTACCTTCTTCGAGATGCTGATTATCAGTCTCAAGTAACTTTGTTTTGAGGTCTAAATTTTGAGTAAATTTCGCTTTTACAATTTCGTACATAATGTTGTACTTCGCCTCTTCCCAATCAGATCGAAGCTGAACTCTTCTACCAAGCTTTTTTGCAGATGATGGATCTAAATTTGTGAAACATTCTCTATCCGAAAATGTTTTTGCTGACTGAAAAGCAGCTTCATTATTCAAATATGTAAGTCCTTCATATGTAACAGGAGAAGAATAAAAGTTGCTTAAAAAATAATATTTACCTCTAAATTCATTTATCATCCTTTGTCAAGCCTCCATAATTCAACATTGCAATCATAAAAAATATCCTCTATCATTTGATGTACTTCCTCCCAATTTGCACCGCCACGAACACAGCCAATTTTATATGGCATTGCAATACTCATATTTTCCAAAACCGCATATGATCTCAAATTTTCAAAACATTTTCTTAAAGAATTAATATCTGTATACTGTTTTCCGTCATAGCCATATGATTTTTGTGCAAATAAATTTGCATATATTCTTGCGTCAATATTAGACTGAAAATATCTAACAGAACCCAATAATTGTTCAGGTGTATTAATCGAACAAAAACTATGATAATCTTTATATACTTGCGCATCATAATCACGGATCGCTTTTGCAACACCAGAATTAAAAGCACCTTTGCAATTAACCTGGTGCGCAATAATATCAGTGTTCGAAGTGAGCAAGTCTCCATCAATAATTTTAATCATTACTTACCTCCGTACATTCTGTTTCTGATATCCGCAAATGTATCTTCTCTTACTAACTCTCCATCTTTAAATACGGTAGTAAGTAAACTGTTATCACTCATTTCAAGTAACTGATCTTGACACTTTAATTCACCGTTATCATCGTATACTCTACAACATCCTTTATGAGATTTCTTTAAGTGACTCGTATCTGTCTTAGGATCTTTGAAAATCATTAACTTCTTACCATCAATTACTCCATATGTAGCTTTCATTGCAATACCAAAAGTATCTCTTGTAACAACAATCATCTTGCCATTTTCAACGATTGCAGTGAAGCAAAAAGCTCCTACACCATAAGCAATATTATTAGCTGCGAAACCACGCTTTTCTAATTCTTTCCAAATAGTTTCTACATTAGAAAGTGTGCAGCCATCACCATAAATAATACCGATATGCGGATTTAATACCTTATAACCTTTACCATTTACAGAACCACCAAAAATCTCCCATAACCTTTCAACTGTCTTAACTGAAATCTCTACAATATCACCACTATCAGGACGAACCAAGAGCTTTCCATTATGATTCATAATCTCTTCTTTACACTGTGGAAGAATATTATTTACCATATTCCAATAATCATAAGTATCTGAAACCATACTAAATGATGTATTCGGATATAACTCCGTTAAAAGCCTCTTAACAAACGTAACTTCATCTCCATCAATTGAGAAATTAGCACCCATTACAGAATGCTCAGTTGAAACAGCACCGATTCCAATACCATTATTCTTACAATCGGCATTATAATATCTATCAATATAATTAATTGCTGGAATTGTAGATGTCTTATTAAATGAAAGCAACCATGATGCTGAACATCTTGTGGCTTCATCCATACAAGACATTCCTCTCATACCAAAATCTGCACAAGCCATACTTCCAGGCAATCCGTCTGTTGTCTTGTTATACCAATAATCTGCAATCTCACGATACATATGACCGATAGTTGCATGACAACAAGGTTTCCATAATTCTACCTGAAGAATACATTCGATCCACTGAACAAGCCAAGCAAATTTATCATCTGTATTTGTAATCTCAATACAAGGAACACCCATAGGAACAAGTGTACCTTCTGGCAATGCTCTAATCTCAAGTGGTAAATATCCTAATCTGTGAAGCTCTACAATTTTATCTAAATCATAGTTGTCTCTACCAATCTGTACGTCCATCGAATCTGTATAAAGAGTTAGCATCTCATCTTCCGATAAATCGAAGAAATTTTTCTGAAAATATCCCATTAAATATTCTTTGATAAATGCCTGTAATCCAAAGAAAACCATTTCATTTTGATTCTCTAACATTGATTTTCGAGGCACCCAATACGATACTAACTTAGTTAATCCCTTCGGATACATACGATCATGACACTGTTTATAAGTATCTGATAATAATAAAGCCATTGTGTTATCCATAATTTTAAACCTCCATAACTGTAATTTTTTCATGATTACCATTAAACAAACTGTTTGTAGTAAATAATCTGTTCACTGTATTATTCTCCAAAGACTTGATCAATGTTCCTTTTTCTTTATCAAGAATTGAATTCTCTGTATGAGTGGCATACGCATAAATCTCAGTTACACCATGTTTCTTCAATTCTTCTGCACTATAATAAAGTGAACCGCCATATGCGATAATATCATCAATCATTAACACAGCTTTACCCTTCAAATCAATACCATTTGTTCTAATGTCTAATCCAAGGATTTTACCAGTCTTCCAATCTCTCTTCTTTTCACCATAACAATACGGTAACTCAGGGAATAAATCTGAATATCTCTTAGCTGCACCTGCATCCGGGAAATAAAGTACAAGATTTCTCATACCAATCTTTGAAATAGCTTTATCAACATACTCTTTTGGATTTTCTTTTACACAGTTATTAAGTAATGCAGTAGAAACATCACTGTGAGCATCCAAAACATAAACTGATGAAAATCCTAACCAATTGATAAAATCGCAAAAATACTTCAATGTGAATACTTCATCATCATTTTTTACTCTATCCATTCGTGCATTAGGAATATATGGAAGAGACAAATAATAATTCACATTAGTAAAAAATCTTTCAAGATGCTTCCTTACTAACATCAGATAAAACATCTCATCGTTGCTCTCATAAATCCATTCAATCCAAATACAAGGAGAGCCATCATAAGAGTCTTCCTCAATGTTGTTTGTATCAATATTTACTCTTGGTGTTCCATCTGGGAACTTATTGATTGTTACAATATCGCCATTAATTTTAATCATATTCTACTCTCCAATCACTTCGATCTGACACATCTTCATAGTTGCTAATGCAGCCTTATGAGTATTAGGTGTGACACCTGCACAACAACTTGCATCTACTGTAATATCAATTTCAGGATAATTTGCTCTAATAATAAGTGCATTTGAAACCACACAGATGTCGGTACATAATCCGCAAATCTCAACGCTTTCAAATCCAAAGTCCTTCCAGTTTAACCAACCGAATGTAGGCTTATCAATCAGAATATCATTCTCAATATCAAAATCTAACTTATTGGAAATCTGCCAACCAATAGTATTCTTTACACAGTGAGTAACAGGAAGATGTTTACCTTCATATGTCTCTAAATAATTCTCAGGATGTGTGTCTCTTGTAAAAATTACCTGTTTACCAGCATCCTTATACTCCTTAATTTTCTTTGCTACATTTGATACAATCGCCTGTGCTTCCTTTGTACCAAGTGTTCCATCAATAAAATCATTCTGCATATCTACAACAATTAATGTTTCTCTCATTCTGTTACCTCTTTTCTTTATTTTTATATGTATTTATTCTCTAAAAACTCACAAGAAATGTGCGTTTCTTTCTAATGTAAAATATATACCATATATAGTATATATTACTTATTTTTAATACTATATATGGTATATCAATAACAATTACTCACTTAATTCTGCAAGTGTCTTATCCAGCTCCTCATCAGACATATTTTCAAGTGCTGCATCCTGTCTCTTAGCCTTTATTTCAAGCAATCTCTGTCTCATCTCAGCATTTTTCTTAGCGTCTTCTCTCTTCTTCTTCTCATCCAGCTTCACACTAACAATATACTTGACAATTTCAATCTTATTAGAAACCTCTTCATCTTCCTTTGACTTGGTATTCAGAAGACTTTCTTCCTCAGACTTCTTTGATTCTGCGTTAAGTGTCTTAAATACTGAGTCCAAATTTGTAAGAGATAAATCCCACAAATCAATTACATTAATCATTCCTCTGAATGGAAACTGATAGTTTGCTCTTGTTGCATTGATAAATAATTCATTGTTTGTCATAATAATAATCTCCTTTTCTAATTAAAACTTAATCTTCATTACACGCTCTGTTGCACCCTTAACCTTAACAATTAAATCTGCTCTCTTTGTCATAGAGAATCCAATTCCTGAAAGCTGATCATCAGTATCTTCTACATGACACTTAGCACCTAAAGCCTCGAACACTCTCTTATGCTTCATTAAATCATTATCAAGGAACTCAAGATAGAATCCATTAGGCTCTTCGCTATTTACACAATCCTTCAAGAAAAAGAATAAATGTCTATGACCAATTCCATCCTGCTTGTCAAAATAGTTTGGACTGTAACTAATTACTGATACAGGAACAAACTGATTTGTATTTACACCCCAAATCTCACGACTTGAGATAGATGAACTTCCAGATAACTTTTCCTTAATTGAGAAGTTGCCATTCTCATCAAGTGTAACTTCTGCCACCTGAACATTCTCGCCAGTTCTCATAGGGTTGTTATAATCAAATGAATAAATCTCTCCATTGAACTCAATTTCTGCTCTGAATCCATGCCTTACTGCACCTGAATACTGATGTACAAAGAATCTATATGTTCCTGCTCTCATTCTTGATAAATCCTGCCATGTAATATTCTCTACTGCAACTTTTCCACATGGATTAATAACATCAACATCTAACTGACCGCCCATAGAAGTAATTCTTGGTGCTTTGTAACTACCATAATAGATTTCTGTTCCATTTGGCTCAACACAATGGGCATCAAGGTCATAATTGTCATGTTTATCTTCGTTCCACTGAATTGAAAATCTGAGTACACCGTCAACATTACCGCCAGCAGCTTTTACATTCTGTTTCATATCAGAGTCAGTAATGTTTCCTGAATAAGCCCAAGATAATCCATTATTCCATTTGAACATTGTCTTAGCGTCTGGATTAACAGGTGCAATCATAGAAACAAAGTTCTTCTCATGCTTATTCTCTACAAAAGCTTCAATTTCTTTTGCGGTTGGAAGTACCTTATCAATGAAATCCTGTGCTGAAATCTCTTCAACCTTAGAAAACTTCTTAGGACTTACAGCAACATCCTTTTCCATCTGTCCAAAAATATCATCTGCACCAACCATTCTTCTTGCAGCACTCTTATTTGAGAACAGTACATTATTTACAGTAATATCATTCAGATTAGCAAATCTTCTCTGCAATGAATCCATATATCCAAGTTCTGTAATGGTATTCTTTGCTTCCTCAAGCATCTTCTTTGTAAAAATAGCCTTTGGACGCTTATAATTGCTTGGAGCGACAATCTGCTCATACTTCTTAACTGCTGTGTCAAGATCCATATCCTCACTCACATTGATAAGAAGTGTTCCAATAGAATGATTTCTAATTCTACCGATAGCCATACCTGCTGTTACCGACTTCTCCCAAGCATATAAATCCTTTTCAGTATCAGAAGTCAGCTTATCATATTCCTTCTTATACTTCTTGAACTCTGTGAGTACGCCTTTCCACTCTTCGCCCTTGTAAAGTGTATTTGAATTGATAAGTTCAAGAATTGTATCAAGTGCTTCCATAGTAATTTCATCAAGAGAACGCTTAAATACATTTCTTGTATCTCTGAACTGTCCTTTAACTTCCTCATTAGAACGACTACTTCTATTTACAAACTTACTTGGAAGCTCTAAGAAGAAATGATCCCACTGATGAGACTTTCCATTGATTTCCTCAAAGTTAAACTCTGTACCAATCTTAGGGAACTTAGTTGTATAAATATCTGTAACTGTATGAGCTTTTACAAAAGCATCAAGTGCATCACATACTGGCTGATATGTTGTATCACCAAGATTCAGTTCCCAAATTGTATGAATCTGGTTATCCTTGATAGTGACAGCAGAACCAATATTCTTAATAAACTGTCTACAACAACTACAATCATGTTCTCTACGCTCTCTGAAAATCTCATTTGTACCAGCAGGGAAGCTATCAAGATATGTATTCCATAATTCATCCTTATCTACATTTACCTCAAATAAATGTGTTGCCTCTTTTTGCATTTCATCGAAGTGCTTCTGTAAAGCCTTCTTAAACATCATAAATCCATCCATGTTTTGTACCTCTTCTTTCTTATATTTATTTTTTGTTAATTGTTCCTACTGTTATATTCTCCGTTTATAATCCAAAGGAAACGAAGTTTTCTTGTGCTTCAATTTATATTTATTAAGGCTACCACATCTGCTACAGATATTCCTTTTTCTTTTGCTTTTGTAATAATTCTGTCATTATCTGGTTTAAAGTCTTCATAGTTATTACATCCCCATTCACACCCTTCATATTCATCGTAGTACGAACAAAAATTACATTTTCTAAATTCATTACTCATAAAAACAACCTCCTAATTATCTCTTATACTCTATCCACCTATCTGAACCCTTGAACTTCACTTTAACCTTCGTAGGGCATCCATCTGGGATAGATTTTAATGATTTATAGTTGCCTATAATTGTTGCTGTCTCCAAAACTTTGTGATTCTTCTCACATTCCATTGCTTTTTCTTTCTTTGTATAATCAGTATTACAGAACCGACAAGTATATAATGTCTTTGTAATCATATTTTTCTCCTTTCATTTTCCAAAGAAATCGAACTTTACTGTGATTTAATTCCCACACATTTTATCTTCAATTTTATCAATGTACATTTGAAGTGCTTTTCTTACAACTTGCTTTTCTTCTTCATACATAAGCATTGGAGTTTTGATATTATCAATCGCCCCAATCACTCTATTTGCAAAATACACTTCTTTCTTCATTTCATCAATATTATTCATTCTTTTACCTCTCTTCCAAAGAAACGAACTTTATTCGTATTCAATCCATTACACAAATTGATAATTCAATATTCCCATCTTTATCTTTGCTGACTTCTTCTATGTCTTCATAATCTGGGTAATCACTCCTATGTCCTATAATTCCACTATCAATATTTCCTTGAATATAATGATGAACTTTTACTGTGATTTTATCTTTATATTTATCCAATAAATATAAAAGCTCATCAAAGTCTTTATTGTTATCCATGTCTTATTTCACCTCACAATCCAAAGAAAAAAATTTTCCTTTCCGTGTTTCAATCTTGCTTCTGCTTGACGTTCTAATAAAGCCGACATATAATACATATAATTCGAGAGGAGGTGAGTTTTATGTCTTTATCAGCCAAAATGCCAGATGGTCGCATGGTTTATGGTGGTGCTGCGCAGCAACATATCATTAAAGAAGATGGTGGATGGAAAGAACACCATCGTAAATTTGCTGAATATGTTGCTAATATAGCAGTAGAAAAATACGATAAAGAATTAACTAAGAAGAATTTCAATGTCGTATAAACTTAATTTATTAAGTAATTGGTATCTTTTTCTCTTTTGAAAAAGATACCTTTTGCTATATTTAGTCATCAACATTCTTCGATTTTTGGAACAAGTCTATTCCCATATCACACAATTCATCCCATGTTTCATAAAACATCCTCTATTTATTTGTTATACAACTTTCTTTTCATTGGATAACCATGCATTTTCAACCAATTATTTTTACAAAGGAAGAAATGATTTGCGTCAAATTCATGCCAACCAGCCCGAATTTTACGAAGCATACCTCTCTTATAACGTTTCTTCCTTCTGATTTTTAAATTCATATTTGTACTCCTCTCTAATATCTCCAATAAGTCGGTGCCTGCATAATCTCATTCGCACAAACCACAAGCACCATGTCTCACAAGATTTGCATAATTTCCCATTAAGTAGTGCGTTTACTCATCATAAATATTCTCCCTTACAATTTTTAATAATGGAATAATCCAACTCAGAACGAGAAGAATGTCAATTTGGTTGTTGATTTAACCTTAAGAAAAGACTACAATATATGTATATCGACTTTTGGATTATTCCTTTAGTTTGATATGAGAGATGGACAACAGGAACTTCACGACACAACGTTGTCCATCTTTTTTATGTAAAAGCTATTGCTTATTACCAAATTGATTACGCATTTGCTACGAAATTATCAAAGCTGCGTTTCATATATGTATAATTAACTTTCTGCGATGGACTAAATTCGGATTTATTACGATAATTTTCAATCCATCTTTCAAAGTCTTGATCCTTATCGTTTTGGCAAGCATATGCCATGAGTGCTACTAATGCCATTCCACACTCTTTATAAACTGGATCGTCAATCTTAACACAATCTTCTACCATGTCTGTGTAAAGGCTTATATCTTCGTCCGTCACATTTGGATTTGCATTTTCCTGAACAAAAGAAAGAGTTGTTTCTTCTGGATTATCTTGCTCATTTTCTTCCGTATTGTTATTCTCTACTTCCGTACTACTTGTTTCTGTTATATCAATATGTAAAAATTCATTCATCAATTTTACAAGTAAATCAATTTTACCTGTAATAGTTGCCTTTTTCTTTGTCTGCTGATCCTTAAAATCTGCCATAGAAACACCATCAATTTCCTTGTCTTTTAACTCTGTGTTATATGCATTTAAGAAATCAACAAAATTAGAATCATCCATGTTATATGTAGTAAATTTATCAAATACAGCAATCCACATTGGCATTGTTGTTGGAGTAAGTAATAATTTTAAATCTTTGTTATCTTCTCCTAACGCCAATTCTAATCTATTGAAGTGTGAATTAAGTTTTAAGAACTGCTGTTCTGTTGCGTTTTCATCAACATATTTGTAAATTGTATCAAGTTTTGCTTTCCATGAATCACGGAAGAACATTAACATTATTGATTCTGCAACAACACGTTCCAACTTTCCCTTAATAACATTATTATCTGTAAACTTCCCACAATTTTTAAAGAATGTGTTTTTCTGTGAAATATTTTTAATATATCCTGCTGTCTGTGCAGATACATTAAGAAACCCGCCCTGTTCCTTATTCATGCTCGCATGATTGTTATAATCACGAATATGATCTGCAATCTGTTCATCTGTACAATCAAAGAACTTTGTTACGTTTATATTGAAATTATTGAATCGTTTCTTTAACTCATCAGGAAGATCTTTATAATATTTCCCTATAACATCAAATATTTTCATCTCATATTCTGGTAAGCCATCTTCATCAAGTACACGATTTCCATTATCATCTAAGACATAATCTCTATACTGAATTAAATGTCTCTCTGCTCCTGCTGAACCAATCTTAATACGATTTTCTTTGAAGGCTTCAGCATACGAAAGTCTTTGCAATCCATCAATCAAATGAGAAATTGTTAAGCCTTTTTTCTTCTGTTCACAAAGAATAATTTCAGGAATAGGAAGATTACTTAGAATACGGCAGAAATATCTATTTGCTTCTTCTGTAGTCCACTGAAAAGGTTCACGTTGCAAAATGTAGTTGCAGTTCACGTCTCCATTTTTCTTATCCTGTAACAACGAATACATACTATACTTGTCCGTCCTGTAATTTTCAGATTCGCTAATTTCAATAATTCTGTCTTCCATATTATTTACCTCCACATCATAATTCCCATCATTTTTATTCTTTGAAAACACTGAAAGTCCTTTATTTATCTTAATTGACTTCATAGCACTACTATATTCTCTATCTGATATATTCAATTTTTGTTTTATATTATCAGCAGGAACATTCTCCATCCGCATCAGCAAAATATTTTTTTGTATCTTCGGTAAAGAATCAATAAAATTATCAACTTTTTCATCGGCACTAAAATCGAACTCACTCTTGTCTTCTACGTTAAAGTCAGATGCAATTTTTTCTACTAAATCATTATCTTCTTCAGTAGGTGCATCAAATGAAGTATCTGGAATAATAACTGGTTTTCCTTTATCGTCATCTGTTACATTTCCATTTTTATCAACCTTTACTATCTTTCCATTTTTATCAGTTAATAGATTTTTTCTTTTACATCTCTGATAGTTGTCTCTATACCAGTCAATAACAGATTTTTTAATATTATTGATAAGGTAAGTTTTAAAACTCGCACCTTGAGATGAATCAAAGTTGATAACACTTTCCATCAGAACATTCATTGCATCATCGTACAATTCGTCATGTTCATGTGCTGGAATCCCATACCTGAAAAATGCATTGTAACTAATTTTCTTCAATTTTGACATATCATTTACACAGTATTCATTAATCCATTCCAACTGTTGTGATGAAAGATTATTTAATTTTTCACGCAATATTTCGTCTTTCACTTCATGCACCTACCTTACTTCATTTCCTTTTTCTTTCTAACTCTCTATGTAAATATTCTCCAAAATTTAATTCAGAATCGTCTAATTTTGTATGTCTTGTTTCTGCCCTACACTTAGGACAACGACAAAACTTCTCATGCTTGTCCTTTGAGAACGACATAACACCAATCATCGGAATATAACAATTTTTACAAATCACCATATGTATATCCTTCCTTTACAAATCAAACAGCTCGTTCATTACTCGTGGTTCATATGTACGCTTATCCATTTTCGACATGGATTCCAAAATCTCATTTGTAACTGTGTCAGAAATCTTTTTATCAAGAATAATGTTAAGAATTTGTATCTCATTTTTGATACTTCTTCTTTTTATCCTCCGTTCCTTTATCATCTTATATGCTTTCCATCCTTGTGCTGCATTAAGATTGCAAAATTCTATATAATGATTGATATCAGATAATTCCCTATCTACAAAGCTAAGTTCTTCACACAACTCTTCTTTTCTATGTAATGCATCTGTTGCCAATCCATTTAGATCAGTTATTTTATTGATCCATTTCTGAATATTTTCGGCAACCATAACCTTTTCAGTGTTATTTTCCACTTCCGATTGAGTAATCTGCTTTACATTATCAGGTGGAGTGTCAATTTTTTGGATATAAAATACTGATTTCAAGGCTTTGGGTAGCGAGTTATTATATAGATTATTGGCTGCTTTATTTGAAAATGTATCAGCCAATGCCTCGCAAGATGTTGGAACATATTTACCATTACGATTTCTCATAATCCAACGAGAACCGTCTGTAATTACATATTGTGCCAACGTAATCATCTCCTCTCTTTGTTTGATTTAGCAATGGATCATCAGAGACTTGAACTCTGAGCCTTTCGGTTATGAGCCGAATGCACTAACCAATTGTGCTAATGATCCAAGCTGCTGACACTATCGTAAGTTTATCAAGAAGTCCTATAGTATCAGCTTGTAATCCGTTAGTGGATTAAACTATGGTAGAACTATAGCAACTACACATTTTGCTCTTACAAGGAAATCACTTGCGTTCTGTAACATACCGGGTGGAATGTCACAAAGCAGGGCATATCAGATTCGAACTGATATAATGCAGGAATCAAAATCCTGTGCCTTACCACTTGGCGAATGCCCTATAAAAATATTAAATTTTGATAAAATATTGGAAACAGGCTATGATTTTAGCCATACTGAACTTGACATAACTGGAAAATTATGCCAAAATATGTAATGACTTAATCTTGGTTGGTTGAGTTACAGTCTGAATGACATATGTGGTTGCAGCCACGTCATTCGGACTGTTTTTTATTTCCATTATTTCTCTTACAATAATAATCATAGTCCAAACATATGTTTGTGTCAAGTATAAAACAAACACTTGTTCGATTTCTTGTTCATGTTTGCATTTTAATATGTATGGTGTCCTATAATCAGGACACTAAAGTTATTCTTTATTAGAAAATCTCGGCAGTAGTAACGTATTCATTACACCATTTCTTTCTATATTAAATATATCTTGCCTTACACTGTGCATGTCAACTTGTGACATGAATTTATTCTCTGAATAAATCATTGTTTTTGCTGCATTTGCAATTTCCAAAATGTCTACCTTATTTGCTATCCGCTCTCCTAATGGAATAATTGTCATTCCAAGTTGAGTTTGGATAATATTGAACTCTTCATCTTCTGGATATTTATCAAGCAATTCTCTCAATTCTTTCTTTGTGATAGTCTTATATTCAGCCACAACTAACCCTCCTTCTAGGTACATTTGCAAAATATGCTTTAACGACAAGATCACATTCGCCATCGTTTAAAGTGCCCATTTTGTATAATATCGAATTTTTGTCAATTACCCTTACTTGCTCTCCAAGCACCATTGAATCTTCCGTCAAGCCATTTTGTTCATTCATATGTAGGACTTTATGACATGGCATATTTAATTTCTTGATTTCACTGGTCAAAGGAACAGCTATTGAGGTTGGAGAATATTTGTTCCCGATGTCGTTCTGAATGATTACACCTGGTCTTACTCCTACTTGAACTGAATTAATTTTGTCTTTTCCAAAGTCAATCATCATAACATCCCCAAAGTTTACAGTCATTCCTTTTACCTCCTTTCTTCTTATGTAATGTCCTACGTTTTTTATTTTTTGTTTACTTCTTATGCTTCGCATTATAGCGAGTTGATGACAACTTGTCAATAGGTTTACGCCAGTTTTTTAAAATAATTGACATACAGTTTACAACAACTTATAATATAGTTTATAAAATGATAAAGGAGAAGATAATATGCCACAAGGTAAAATCAAACCAGAGAACACAAGAGTAATGGTTGTCTTATCAAGAGACGTTAAAGCAAAGGCTGAAAAAATTGCATGTACAGATGGGCGAACCTTATCTGGGTGGATTCGAAATCTCGTAACAAACGAAGTTAACAAAGTTCACAGCGACACTAAAAACTAGTGTCGTATACATATTACACAAATTTAACAAGATCGAACGGATTCACTTCCATTGCCTTAGCAACCAAATCAAGTACAGCTAAATCAGGAACAGCACTTCCATTTTCCCATTTGCTGATTGTACTTGGTGCAATGTCAGCCATTTTCGCAAGCCCTCTTACTGTTATTCTCTTTTCAGTTCTGATTTTCTTTCCAATATATTCAACCATAATCACATCTCCATCAGTTTCTCTTTCATTCCCACTGCACCATTCGCATAGTTATTAACTGTTGTATTCACACTACTATGTCCAAGCTGTTGCTGAACAAATGCAAGATTTCCATTTCTGTTCATTATACTGGCATAATAATGTCTCATCATATGTGGAGTAATACCATTTCCATAATTTTCAAATATCTGTTTGATGTTTCTCTCTGTTGTACGTGTACCATTTTTATTTACGAACACAGCTTCTTTGTCTACAATATTATTCAATGTATTTCTGTACTCTAGCCATTCTCTTAATGCTTTCAGAGCAGATCCAGTAAGATATACAGGTCTTTTTTCAGTTTCTCTTTGATATCCTTTTGGTAAAACCATAATATGTGACATATCATTAAGATCAATACATTCACTATTTTCATCTAAATGCAAATCTGATAAATCCAAGCCAGCAAGTTCAGACTCTCTTATTCCAGTTCCTCTTAAGACACGAAAAATAGCAATATTTCTATTCCTTACACATTCATCCTTTTTCCACATTATTTTTTCTTCCATATCATTAAGCTGATTTTCTGTTGGAAGTTTTTGTGTTAAGTTGTTTTTAGAAGATATTCCTTTATACTTTATTTGTTTACTAAAATCTTCCATACTATTATAGAGTTCTCTCAATAAACATTCTCTATATGAATATACATTTTTTATAAAACTTTTAATGATATTTTTTCTTGTTTCCGTTGTGGTTGGCGACATTCCATTTGTTTCCTTATATCTAAGGTACGAACTAATATTTTGTGGTCGCAAGTCACTAAAATCAGGAACTTCTATTCCAGAAATTGATTTCTTATTAATGATATTATTTTCAATCAACCACTGTAAAAAATCTTTAATTGCCACTAAATAATTTAACGCTCCACTTTTACTTTCCAACTCATTCAAGTAATCTCTTAAAAACTGTGGTGCGTTTAACTCATCCAACTTCCTATTAAGCTTCTCAGCATTTCTATTTTGTACTTCTATCTTATAACACATAATTATCACTCCTTTGTGTAATCTGCTATCGCTTTTGCAATAGCTTTAGCTGCTCTTTTACTTTTTAATGATTTCTGAATAGATTCTGTATTCCAAAACACATCACTAAGCCCAGCTAACTCGCCACCGCAATTCCAGTTCGGAATACTAAAGAATCCTCCATTTACATATTCTCCGAAAATTACACTATAGTAATTTCCATTATAATCAACACCTATATGGTGAATATTTTTAATTTGAGTATCACCACTATAACTAATTTTATAATTTTCCATACTATATTCCACCTTCCTACATATTATTCTCTACTTTATCCGTATAATAACGTGATCTAATTCGTTGAGCATAATCCAACATTTCCAGATAATCGTCACACCATCGAATTTCTACGTTTTTCGTGATTTCTCCATTACAGCCTTCATTAAAACATGTTAAGTCTTTGATATGTTTCTTCTTACGCTGATTTCCATTTCTCTGTATACCACTTCCTAACTGATTAATTTTCATACAGTGAAGACATAAAAATCTTGATGCTCTTTTTGGATTTCCCATATTCATTATTATCACCTCGTTTTCTGCATTAAAAAAGAAGCAGTTTATTCTGCTTCTACTTTCATTTATTCCAAATATTTATATTTTCCAGTTTCAACCAACTTATTTATAAGTGTTTCAAGAAAATTAACACAGGATTCATATGTATTTCCTTCGAAAATAACTTCGTTAATAGCTGTATTTTTTACATACCATTCTATCTTATTATCGGTGGAGATGACTGCCATTATCCAATAGCTGAATTGATGTTCCTCCTCTCCGTACATTCGGATTTTATCCCAAACAATCTCTTTTTCACATATCTTATTTTTCAACCAATTCAAATTAATCATTGCTGCTCCTCGGTTTCACCGCTAAATTCATGTTTACATTTCAATTTATCACCAATATTATATAACACATCTGCCTCCACTTGAAAGCAATTTTTCTTTGGGTTACATCTTTTCTCTTAATTTATTGCAAAAATCAGAGGAATCAAGTAATGAGCCGTCAAATATTTTTTTACCTTCTGATTCATATATTTTCAATGCACCATCGAATCCTATAACAGCATATTCTCCATTATATTTATTCATATCTGAAAGTTTCCATTTAACAACTTTATACTGTGTACTGTCATCCATAGGTTCACAATATCCATCATGTTCTAAAAGAGCAATTCCAAACATATAAACTATATTATCCATTATCTATTCACCTCCAAATTTTCAAAAGAAATCATTCATTCATTGGCTTCTTAATTACAATTTTTCTTCCACAAATCGGGCAATAACCAATCTTTATCTTTTTGCTAAAAGCATCTTCTGCGAAATCATATCCACAACAAAGTGTTATTCCATCAATCATTATTGTTCCATTCTGCCAAATTGCTAATGTTTTCTCTTTGTCATCTAAAATTTCTCTCGCCACATCTTCATCGAAATTAGTAACTTTTAATACTTCTTCCACACAGTCTGTAGGATAAGAAGAATAACCTACTGCAAATTTTTCTATTTGACTTTTTGTCATATCATTACCTCCAAACTAAAGAAAGTTAAATTTACTTGGCTTTTTAATACCATCCATGATTATCAAACTCACCATTTTTATAGGCTTCAATATAATCGTTTAACTGTTCCTGCTTCATATCTCTTACAAAATTTACAGTTCTTAAAAACTGTGTAAAATTCATTTTGTTTTCTCTTAATAAGTCATGCAATGGTTTCATTTCTACTTCATGTTTATCAAATACTAAACTCATCATCATTCTCCTTCCATTTCAATATCAACTGGATTTTCCAATTTTAAAATCTCATCTCTGTGCTCTACTAACGCAGCACTTGCAATTGCGTTGATCTTATTCTGACAAAATGATTCGATTTCTCCTTTTGCTTCCATAACCGTTTTGTCCATCTGTTCATTGAACTGGTCTACAATAAAATCTAAATCACATCCAATATCCATACTTAATTTTCTAAGTTTAGATATTACAGCTTCTTTGTCTGCCTTTGTTAGTGCTTTTTTCTGTGAAAACAAATCAGTCACATCCTGAATTAACTGCTGTGCCTCATTCATTGCTTCCTTTGTTTTACCTTTGAATTCATCAGTAAACTGTTCTCTTTTACTAACAAAATCACAAGGAGGTATTTTACCATCTTTTTCAGTATAGCGAATTGTTACTGGAATTCCTGTTCCTTGTCCAAAAGATGTAATTGCCTCAGCAAATTGTGAATAACTCATCTCTATTTCTGCAATAGGAGCTTTACCATAAACCCAATCTCTATTTAATCCACGCTCTATCTCTGCATGTCTTAACTCCATTGTTATCACATTATTATGCTTGATACTACTGCCGAATAAAGGTGTTACACGGCTATTCGATCTATTAAACATAATAGTTCCATATGACGGATGGGAAGTTCTAGTTCCAAAATCTGTTTCTTCTACTTTATATTCGTTTTCCATACATTCTATTCTCCTTCCATAGTAAACTTAATTTTCTTAGCTTTTATATCTGATATTCAGATGCACACTTGTCACATACACTAAGGTTATCTTCTTCAATATAATTGCCACATAACTTACAATGATGTGCTTTATGTTTATTTTGTTCTATTTGAAGTAGTATATCTTTTTCTCTTTCTGCTTCGTCTAAATCAATATCAAAAAACTCAGCAAGCAATTTTTCTTTGTCAATATAATCTCCATTTCCCATAACATTAGCAAATGGATTTTCCCTCTTTTGTTTTCTGTCAAATACAGTATATTTACGTAAAAACCAATCCAAAAATTCTCCGCATAATTGTGACTGTTCTTGAATTTCTACCATTTTATCCAATGTTGGAGTTTTTGATTTTTCCATAAAATATCATCCTTTCATAGTAAACTTAGATTTCTTTACTTATGCGATTTCTTCAAAATATTCTTTTGCCATCTCTGAATCGACATCGCATATAAATTTATCTTTATAACATATAGTGTCTGAACCTTCCCAATATTTAACATTACAAACAGTATTAACTGGAATTGTTTCGTGTTCATCCCAACATTCAACAGTAGAAGGTAAATCTTTTATTGTTTTATATTTTGTTTCTTTCATTTATTATATTCTCCTTCCGCAAGAAAACTTGGTTTATTCAATTGATTTGTCTAACTCTTTCCCATATACATCTACATAACCACCATAGGTATTTCCATTCTCTTCATACCAAAAATACCATTCTGTATCTGTTATTCTCTTTACATTTATATCAGAAGTCTTTGTATTCTTAATCCATTTTTCCGCTTCATTAATAGCAGCATCTTCATTTGAATATATCCCAAGCACCCTTGCGTTTGCCTCTAGGTGTTCTTCTTTATTATTAATTACTGTATGTACTATTGTATATAACATATTTATAATCCTCCAATTTTTTTATTATTTTCAAAATCATATTTTCCATATTCATGTTCATATACATTCCATAAAAATGAATCTATTCTAATCCAATCATCTTCTCAAAATACATTGCAGCCTTTCCATTTGCGCCTTCGTATTTACGTCCAATACAACCAATTAATGCCGAGTCTAAAGACATATAAGAATTATTTGTATCAGCATAATTAATATATGTATGCCATAAATGTTTAGGTGCAGTTTTGCTTTCGTATTCTATAATCTGATATTCTCCAATACAATGTATATCAATCACTTTGCCCCATGTAAATTCTTCCCTTATTAATTCCAGCTTTTCATCAGGTGTCGCTTCTCTTACATCAGCATCTGTGATCGTATCTAACTCGCTAAAATAACAACTTCCATAATTACATGGATGGAACTTAAAATCATTTTCGCTTTTTACTACTGTTCCAATCTGATTTTTGTATACAACAATGTCTCCATATTTCATATATTTTTGTCTCCAATTTTCCAATGAATCTATTATTTACTTAAAATATGTATTCTATATTATACAAATCAATCATCGTGCGTTTTTCAGTTGTACCTCTAAAGAAATTAAACCACTCAGAACTCATTAATGGTGCTGTTTTTGCAAACTGTTCCAAAATTTTATTGCTACATTCTTCTAGTCCATTATTACCATAACATTCTGCCTTCAATTCACACCATGTAATTCCAACATTTTGAGGAACTGAAATGTAATCTTTAAAAATTTTAGGAATAATAACTCTTTTTATTTCTGATGGTTCAACTCTTTTTGTAACATATTCTACATAATCATCTACATGTGTATCTGTTTTACCAATTTTATTTTCTTTTGCTTCACATTGAACCTCCAACAATGCTGCACCATAATTAGGGAATGAGTTATGTTTACCAATCGGGCTAAATAAATATACCACCGATGTATCATTTTCTGCTCGTTTTCCTTCGTCCCAATTATCGTTTCCGCACTCATCCATGCTTAAAATTCCATTTTCCATTATGGACTTCAAATCACAAATATCTACGTTTTTGTATAATAGCATTATTATTTCTCCGTTTTAAATCCATTATTTTAATTAATAATATCTTTTAGTAAGTTCTTTATTATACTTCAACAATGCATCTCTTTCTATCTCATCAATTTGATTTCATTCTTATCACTCCAATTTATTTATTCTCTAAAACAATATTGATACAAGGTATTCTATATGAGTAGTCTCTGTTTCCACCAAAATCGTGATCTGACATTCTAATCACAATTGTTTTATTCTTGTAATCACTTTCTTCATATTCAGAGTACGTTTCTGTAATATTGATCCCTCTAATTGTTTCTCCGATATTAAGAAATTTACCGATATTATCCTCTGTAACAGGAATATTAATATTCAAATATACAGACAAACTACTTCTGGAAAACTCAACAGCGTAATCAACATCATCTGGAAAATTCTTAATAATGTTTGAATATCCTTCAGACAATTTTTCAATTTTATCTATTTTCCTTTTATATGGCTTATATGTATCTTCCATATCTGTATCAATCACTTCACAAATAAAGCCATAATAATTTTGATATGTATCATAGTCCATTGGATAATCTGAATTTACTTCATCTCTAATTTCTTCAAAATCGTAGTCATTTGTTTCGTCAAGAATCGTTTTTAAATTAGACTTAAAAACATTACTCCAATATTCTTTTGTTTCAATGTCTTTGTTTTTGCAAATCGCATTTTCAAAAAATTCTGCTGTCAGCTTATCTCTTTTCATTTCAATCACTCCATTGACATATTTAATATTTAATGCTATCATGTTCTTTGCGTTGGAAGATTATGTTTAGTAACTTTTCAAATTACGTGACTAATTAAACAGAGAAGGTGATCCCTTCTCTGTTTTTATTTTACACAATTCCTTCCCCATAAGTCATCTAATACTTTCTGATCGCTTGGTAGATTTGTATAACTAATTCCAATAGTTTGTAACTTGTAGTATTCTTCTTTTGTAATGTCGATTCCATAATCGCCTTTAACAGTTTCTCTATAACCGAATTTATCCTGGCATTCAGGTCTGAAGTACCATTTCTTATAAATTGGTTTATCTCCATGTTCCCATGCAAAAAGACAAGTAATTGTTCTACCAGTAGCAATCTCCGTTGTAACCGATCTTCCAAAATAAGGATTGTACTGCATATAAGCTAATTTGCCTCTTTCAATTGCATCTTGTTTGTCACGTTCACTCATTTCGAATAACTGTTGTGTACCTCTTCCATAAGAAGCATCATACACTTTACTGCTATTCACACCAACAGTTGAATATAATTTAACTCCGTTTCTGTCTGTTGTCTCAACTCTCTTTACTCGTTCTCCATTGATGTAGTCATTGCACAGCCTGTCTGCATAATGCACATTTCCATCTTTATCAACTGTACGAGTTGTTTTCTTCATGTCATAATTATCATAAGCCGCCTTCGCACCACTTGCACCGAAGATTCCTAAGAATGCTAATAAGCCACCAAACATATTTATCAACCTTTCTCTTCTATATTATTTTCTCCATTTGTCCATTTCGTCTACTGACTTCTTATTTAAGTTGTTGTACATATCCTGTCTCTTTCGAGATTCTTCCTTTTGGTGCGCTTTCCAAGGAAGATAAATACATAAATATCCTGCAATTAAAAATCCAATTAACTGTGCCATAATAATTGCCTCCATTATAATTGTTTACGTTCCTATTACTGTTATTTTAATTTTATCATATAATCTTAAATTTTGCACTATATATCCAGGTGTTAAAATGATCCATATTTAGTAACTTTAATACATCCTCAAAACCTTTAACAATATCTGTTGCAAATATAAAACCTTTTGCGTATCCCTCGTAATTATTATTAGGAATAATTGTAAGATACTTTCCATTTTTATGTACTTCATGTCCTCTTTTAGACATTTCCTTCTTAAATTCTTTGTAATTAAACATAATAATCGCCATTCCTTTCCATAAAAATAAGAGATTGAATATTCCAACCTCTTACATATTCTCCAAGTAAATTTCCGTTTCATTGTGGTTTATACCCGTTTGCAATCATGTCTTTTAAGTAAATTTCTTCTGGATACGCATCCATTTTATGCCCATCTTCAAATTCGATTTTCCATGCAGGTAAAGATTCTAAATCCCATTCCTTACCTTCCTCACATCTTCCAATCACCTTAAATGGTTTCCCAACATAACTTTTGTCTTCATCATGCAAATCAAATGGTGTCCAAAATTTGTTTACAAATCCAATAGTTTCATAAGCGTCATACAGGTCTTTTAAATATTCTCTTTCTCTGTCTACACTCATTTCGTCCCTTTCTTCTGGGTATTTTTTGTTTAATTCATCCCATGTCATAATATTTCCCTCACTTTCCGCAGTAAATCATCGTTTCATTAGAAATACTGAACATCGTCTAGCTGATTAGGCTTATAAGTTCCGTACATTTCCCAGTATATTCTACAGACATCTTCGTTTACTTCCATGTCAGAAGCTTTCTTTATGTCTAAGACTTCTTTGTGTAAATCTGGATTAAAAACTCCATTAATTGCATCTTCAATATCTTTTGCCCATCCTCTCATAAAGATAGGTGGATGTTCTCTATGCCTAGGTTGCAATATGACGATAAATTCCGTATTACGTTTTACCATAATAATTCCTCCAATCTTAAAATGAAATTGCTATTTACTGTGTTTCTAAGTCTGCATTCGTTAATCCATCATTTCTTTCAATTTCTCTCATCTGTTTATCAGTTAATCCAAACACTTCAATCAACACATAGCTCATTTCAAGTAATGCTCCATGATTATCAGTATTAAATTCATTATCTCTTACCTTTTTATACATTCTTGCATATCTAATCTGATATGCAATTCTCATTTTCTCCCATTCTTCCTGTACAGCGTTCATGGTTACACCTCCATAATTTTATCCAATGTATAGGTACAATTTGCAATTCTGAACCCATTCTCAAAGTATTCAATTTCACTTTCCGTTTCTGTATCTACTTGTAAATACACAGGTTGCTTTCCATCAAAGAAAACTAACTCATGTAGTTTTACCTGGTGTAACACTCTATAAAATGTTCCATCGTTCATGCTATTAACACGTTCTAATTTAAAAACTGCCTTGCCTTGTATCTGCCGTAACTGCTTCTTTAATTCTTTCCAATTCGTTGCATTTAACATTCTTATCACTCCAATCTATACTTCGTAATCAAATTCGCTTAGTCCTGTATCAGTTACATAAGTTTGTACAGCTTCAATATATGTTCCATCAAAGTTTCCATTCTCTGTATCATATTCACTCACATGATCTCCAATTTCACATTCATAATGAGCAAAAATATTTGTAATCAAATTTTCCATTGATGTTTTTGGCTCATATTTCTGTTCTCTGATCCATGCAGCCATGTAGTCATAATCACACCATTTTTCTTTTGGATATGTACTATAATCCTTTTCTTCCGTCCATTTACCTGTCCACTGATCTACCATACTTATACCTCTTTGTAATCTTCCAATAGCTCATTTAAGTTACCTTTTCTCCACCGATGAAGTTTTCCATCGCCAGTATAATTTCTAACAACTCCAACTTTATGACCTGCAATTTTCTGATCGTGCTGTATATACTGACGAACAGAATTATGATGATGTCCATCATTATGCACTTCGATGTATTTTCGTTTATTTCTCTTGTTTTGATATGTTCTTATTTTCATTTTAATATCCCTCCAATCGACACCATCTGTTCTCATCAATCTGTTTCCATGCCGTAGGATTTAAGCCATACAAATCCTTTTTTGAACAATTCATCATATCTTTTGTCCATCTGCTATTTGGTATTGAACATTTCTTCGTGGTCTAAATTACCTTTATTTTCACCAGACAGCTTATATAGTACACCATAAGCCTAACTCATTCATTACTTGGTAAATTCCCTTTTGCAATGAAGTACCTACATATTTATCTACATCATCTTCAGTAAAGTTATCATTTTCCTCAAAAATATCATTAATTTTTTGGCACAGATTACTCAACTCTGTTTTCTGTTCTTCTGTTAATTTGTTTAGTAATTCTTCCATTTAATCACTCTCCCTTCAACTCAGCATAACCACCATCGAAATTTTGTTTCCAACTTCTGTATATTCCGTTTGTATCTCTAAACTCTAAGTAATATGCCTCTCTCCAATCCCAAGGCTCTTGCCATGCAATTTCTGCAATCTCACAAACAATTCCTTGAACATGAACAACATCACCAGGTTTTAAATCTCTCATACTAATCACTATCCTTTCAAATTAGGACACAAACCAAGACCACCATCAATTTCAGGCAATCTTCTATATGCATCTCTATGAATGCAATCTTCCTTCATACATCTTTGGCAACAGCATTTCTTGTATTCCTCGTAACTCATTTTATAATTAGTCTCTTTGAATCTCTCTTCTGTCATCATAATTACTGCACCTCCAATGCTTTCTGTACTTTCTCATTAAACTCACCATATAAAGATTTCCATTTCTCAATCATTTCTTTTGTAGGTTCACCAATAAGATTGTATCTTTCTTGCCTATATTCTTCGGGATCTTCACAACATTCTGTTACAAACACAGCAGTTCCAAATTTATCTGCGTCACATCCAAAACCACCAGTTGCAAGTACAAATTGATATTTTGCATCTCTAAATTCTGGTTTGAAAAAATCTGGTTTAATTACTACTAACTTGCCTTCAATATTGTCACTTAATGGGTTACATTCGCTTCTATCAATTATTGTTTTCATTATCGTTTACCTCCTTCGCCCAATCTGGTTCAATTCCTCTTGCTCTCCATTCTATTACAGAAACTTTGTAGCCTTCGTTTTCTGGAAATTTTTCTTTTAATAATTTGTAAACCAGTTTTGCTTCCCAATCGTATGTAAGCTGTCCTTGTTCTGTTGCGAATAAATATTTGCCATCTTTTGACACATTTATTCTTGTATAATCAACCATTTTACTTGCCTCACTTTCTAAATAAACAGTTCTTTCCTTTGGTTTTATTTCCATGCTTTATCTCTTAAATCGTTGTAATTAATTCTCTGTTTTATTACCAATTCACAATCATCATATATCTTACGCAACTCAGCAAATAAATCAGCATACTCATTTTCATTTGCCTTACGAGTAGTCAAATAAAATTCATAACTTGCTTCGTCATGCTGACCAATATGCATATATGACATAATGTTTCCATAATTTACTCTCACTTCTGGAAAGAATGCAATCACATCATTATGTTTATTCTTTCGGAAAACTATTTTTACTTTATCCATACTAAGCCACCTCTTTTATTTCCTTTACTGTTTCTTTCCAACAACTATCAATCAGTCCATAAACTTCATCAATATCATATCCATGCATCTTACATCCCTCTACACAAAAGATTGCATATTTAATAGGAAGTTTAACATCCTTATCCAGTTCTACTTCTAATACAGAACCACCGCCAGACCAAGAATCGTATAATCCGCACATTGTTTCTTTTCCAAGAACTATATAAGATCTTGATTTTTCATTCTTTCGTGGATCGTATTTTCCCTTTTCGTCATATTCTTTATTCTGTAATTCGATTAAATCAAATAAATCAAATAATGACATTTTTACAAGAAATGTTACAGTTGCCATATGTGATGGAAGATTTTCAAATTCCTGTATGCAGCTTTCAATAAATTTGTCTTTATTCTTATCTCTATCTACATAATATCCGTCATCCCTATGTACTTGTTTACAAGCTTTTCTTAATGCAGTTGCTTTACCTTGTGTTTTTGCTAACCACAGCATAGATGACTCTTTATCAATACTTCCATCTCCTGAATTTCCATACCAATTCAGAACATTATCGCAAACGCAATCATAATTCCAATTACCACAATCCACCATGATATTTACTTTGACTTCATTATTGAAATCCTCTGCGTTGTAGTAAAAATATGTATTTTCTCTTACATACTCCCATATCTCATCAAAATTATCTGTAAAATATTCTTCCTCTTCATCTGTCAGTTCTTCACGAATATCCTTTTCAAGCTCATCTTCTCCGTACTCTATTGCATAATCCATAGCCCAATCAGCTAATTCATCATTAAATGCCTCCCTTGGATTATCATGCTTAAATATCTCTTTTAAGAAACTATCAGAAAGTTCTCTTTCTCTATAGTCAGTATAAATTTCGATGCCGCCATCTTCGTTTACACCCAACATTTTCTTTAATATTTCATCTATTCTGGTTTTTAATATCTCCATTGTCATATCAATCAACCTCACTTTCTATTTAACTAAGTCGTAATCTCTCATTTCTTTTTCAGTAAGTTCCCTGTTGTAATACAACTCAGCCCACACCATTTTTCCGTCAACTTCCGTTCTGTCATCATAATTTATAAAATCCATAAATCCATCTTTAGGCTGCGTCCCCATACTTACAGGACGCAATGTGGAATAATATTTTTTCCACCCATATTTATCTGCACTATGTCTTACATATTCTGTATTACTCATTTGCAATCTCCTTTACATATTTGTTAAACATTTCTTCAAACTGCTTTCCCATTCGCTTGATAAATCCACTCATCAACTCATTGGATTCTTCAAGTTCTTTTGTTTGCATATCATAATTGCGCAATCTGTCATAAGTATCTCTGTCTATGATTCTTCTCATTTCGCTTTTAGTACAACAATGCGGTTCACAATATTCTTCATAAACCATTTCATTGTCTATAAAAATCTGTTCCCACATTTTAATATCAAAGCATTCATCGCTTACATACCAAACCATGTAATATTCTAATGCTTTTTCAAAGCTGTCAAAATCTCTATTTGTGTATAACTCCCAAGGTGCATCGCTATGTGAAACATTAAGACTTTCCGTTGCCTTTACAAATTTATCCCATGTTTTTGCATCATTGATAATTTCAATGTGATAGTTAATCCGTAAATTACTTTTATTCATTTCACATTCTCCTTTACATTCCTTTCACTTCACTGTTAGAATATTTATTCCATTTACCAGTCGCCACACCATTCATTCTTTCTTCAAAGGTTCTCTTTCTCATTCCATACATTTCTGTTGCAACTTTATACATGTCATAAACAAGATCCTTTTCCGTATCAATAATCATAAAATCTTTGGGATTTTTCACATTGTCCAATACATACTGCATGAAATCTCTGAATGTAATTAGTCTGTTTGTTGTACACCATACAAGAATTTTATTTTTGTCTTTGGTGTCTTTTGTTACAAATTTCATCAACTGCATTTCACATTCTCCTTCCAAATAAATAAGACAGACACATTTGTTTGCGTCTGCCTTATTATTCTCTGTATTAAACCTCAATTACTTCCCAAGTCCATTCATATTCTCCATCGTAAGATGAAAGATATGCTGTACCGTCATCACTTATAGTAAAGTCAATAGAATCTTTATCTTCTTCGCTTGCGTTGTTCATTTCTTCTTCATAAGTATTCTGTGCATCCTTTTCAAGAAATGCATAAGCACCATCCTCATTATCGAATGCATCATGGCTTGCAATTTCTTTTTCATGAACTGCATAACAAATTACTACATATTTTTTCATATAAATCACCTTCATCTTTCTAAAAATCCACTGTAAATTACAATTTACTTTGCTTTTTCGTTCTGAAATACAACGTCTGATATTTCTTTTATTAATCTTTCAGCATCATTAACTCGCCTTGCTAAAACATCATCTGTACAAAAATCCCATTGCTCATCTTCATTTACCTTTTTTATTATCTGTAATGACTGAGATAATAACGTGTTAATGCTTCCTAATGCTTTTAATGTATTATCTTTATCAATAATATGTTTTGCCATATAATCACGCTCCTTTACCACTCAGGCTCTTTATCGATCAAGCCCAAGTAAAATTCATGCTTTGCTCCATCATTAAAATGTTCTCGTAGATTAGCAAGTGTTTTCGTTCCATTTTTTAATGATTCATAATCAGCAAGTACCATATCATCTGTATATTTTGCATACTCGTTCCTACCAATGCTCAATCTAAAAGTTTCACCTGTTCTAACCCAACCCCATTTCCCTGTATTTTTTGCTTTCGGATAAGCACCTATCATATACCCATATAAGTCTGGATATTTTTCTGAATTTTCGCTATGCCAATCTTCAAGCTGTATTTTCGTTCCGTCTGATAAAACAGCTTTGTCAATTATTTTCTGCATAATTTTCAACCTCCCCACTTTCTAATCTCAATACCAAATCAAGTACTTTATCTCTGTACTTAATCATCTGTACTGCTTTTCTAAGAGTTTCCTTTTCACCAAATTCATCGGGAATAATATCAATTCCATACTCTATAAGCTGCTTTTCTGCCTCATACATCAAATCTTTTGCATTCGCTTCTGGAATATAATCTTTACCTCTTGAATCTGCAATTCCAGCTTTCACATATTCTGGATAACATAAATCAATGAATCGTGGCAACTCATTGTCTAAGTCCATCATATATGTTAAGTCAGGATCAAGGATACGTTTAGGCTTACCATCTCCACCCCGCTTTTCCATTCTTTTCGCAATATCTTCTGTTTCATAAAATTCATTCTCTGCAAGAACTTTTCTCTGAATTTCTTCTGCATTTGCCTTAATGGTTTCATATAATGCCTTTGCATTAAAGTAATTGCTTTTCATTTTACCAAGCAATACTTTATCATACTGAATCTGTGGTAACATATTTATCACACTCCTTCCATCAACAGCATTCTCTTATATTCTGGGTTCTTCTTATGATTAGCAAAAATTGGCTTATCATTATCAATAGTCACAGCTCCATATGGATCTGTTGCAAATGGATTTTTTCTCCAACCTTTAGGCATTTCAGATACAACCTCAAGACCTTTTTCTTTTGCAAATTCCATTACATGTTCAATTTTCTTTTCTGTTGCACTCTTGCCGGTAGCAGACTCAAATAGTTTGATACAAGCTTCAATGATTTTCTTTTGATTTTCCTCTGTATCTTCGAGTAACCAATCAAAGTTGATTACACTTCTCTTTCCGTCATCACTTAATTTTGTTGTTGGATTATAAATACCAAAACAAGCTCCTTCAGAATCATGTACATAAGTATGGCAACCAATATAGGTTTCCATTACTTTATCAGTCCAACCATTTTTATACCATGCATAAGGTAATGAATTTTTACCTCCTGGATTTTCACAATGTACAATCTCTATTGTCATTGTTTCCTGTTTTGCATTTTTACCTATTACTTTTATCCATGTACTTCCAAACCCATTTGGTTCTTTTATTTCGTACTGCATCATATTAATCAACCTGCCTTTCCATGTATAACAAACTTGTCATAATTCCCTTCAATGCATACCAACACTGTTCTGCGTTCATATATCCAATCAGTGAACCAGTATCTTTCTTTATGTGGAATTGATTGCCACCTTCAATACTGATTATTACAGATATTTCCGTTTTACTTACTGCATTGATAGCACTGATTTCTCTATCAATCTTTTCACACAGTTCTTTTTCGCTTTTGCTTAAATATCCTGTAACTCCGTTATCCCATTTGATATTTAACATTAGTATCATCTCCTTATCTCACATACGGAATATCTTTTCCATGCATATAATTTTCACCTCTAAAACAATCTCCACAATATTCCCAAATTCCATCATCTACCTTTTTGAATGTAGAATATGTTGTTCTGCCCTTTCCATTTTCATCAATTCTACTTGAACATGGTTCACCAATCTGTGAACAATCACTTCTCATACAAGCTGGTGGTAATAAATCCATAAAGGAATCAATCATATCCTCTGTGAAATACTCACCAACTTCATGTGCATCAAGTCCAAAGTAATGTTCTTTATCTACAATTTCTTTTCCCTTGTACATTTTCGGTTTGTTTAATGGAACACCATCATATTCAACTTCTTCAATCACTAAATCTTTATTGAACCATGCATATGCTTCATAATGCTTTTTATAAATTTCTGCTGCTTTGCGTGTTGGGAAGATTTGCGGATTACCTGCTGATAATCTATATTCTCCGTTGTAATACACAACTTCATATCCCTTAAGTCCTTTTGTCCATCCTGGAATATCAGTTTCGATCACATATCCTTTATCAACTGACCATTCAACTGCTTCATAATCATATTCGTCTACAGGTTTACCAACTGTTTTATGCTTGTAACTTGTACACTCTTCTTTGCCTTTTTCTGTAAGTACAAAATGTTTTCCCTTATCTGCTTTATACCAATTATTCCGTAATTCCATAATTCATTTCCTCTCTTTCTTGTAATAAAATAGGCAGCTAGTAGATTATTCTCCTAACTGCCTTTGCGTTTACTTGTTATTTACTTTCCATAATTTACACTCATTGGATGCCAACTCATATCCAATCCGAAATCATATTCCAGACATTCAATAATTTCATCCTCGTTGAATGCAAGAGCTTTCATTTCTCTTATAATTATCTCCTCGAAATCATCTTCGTCCTCAATTAACCCCATGAGATAATTGATAAGATATTTGAGCTTCTTACCATGCTTTCTGTAATCTGCTAACTGTTTCCGTGTATTTTCCGTTATCATTTTCCTCACTACTTTCCTAAGAAATCTTAGTTTCATCTGTGTTGTCTTAATGCTTCATCAAATGCTTTTATTGCCGACTCTAAGCAGTTAGCCCATACACAGATATTTTCACATGTGATTCTTACACAATCAAAATCTTCATTAATCTGTTCTTTTGGAACTAAATCAATTTTTATTTCCTTTTCCATATTTTCTCCAATCTGCCTTTGAAATGCGAATTTCTTACTCTGCCTTATACGGTTCACAATTTTTCTTCCATGCTGTAATTTCCACATTGACTTCACAATCATCTAATGACCAATACCATTTTTCATCGTTTCTATAAGCAAATGCTTCGCAATGTGGTGCATGGTCGTTATATCCAATAAATGTCACTTGCACATCTTCCATATCGTCTGGGAAAATACCAGAACTAACAGGAATCCAATTATTATTTTCCATTTCTCTTACCTCCAATCCATAGGAAACACGTTTTCTACTTCTCCCTTGCTGCATTATTCATAACAATGTCATCAAACCATCTTGCACCAATATGGAATCGCGGCATAACTACAGCCATACTATTTTCCATATCTTCAAGCTTAATTGAAACAATCGTGCAATCATCTGGATATTTATTATTTCCAGTTAACATATATACATCATTCATTGTTTTTCCTTTGATAATATAAGCCGTTTCACTTTTCATTGGTGTATACTGTTTTATCCAATCAATAAATTCAGATATTGAATCTTCTGCAAGTCCCTCCATTGTAAGAGCTGAACCTAAACTTTCTAATTCTTCTAATGTTGTTAATGTTTTAATTTCCATATTCGCTACCTTTCCTTTCCTTATGAAATATCTGTTTACTCTGCTATTACATTCATCGAGATAATAAAATCCACATCTTCCTGCTCATTATCTTTTAGGAACAATTAAATTTCCTGTCAATGTAACTTCGATTCCATTTTCACACTTTCTAAGACTTCCTTTTTCAACCTCAAAATCATTATATTTAAGAGAAATACTATCTCTCCCATTATATTCAGCTACAATTTTTCCATCCAACCATACATAAACGTTTTCATTTTCGCTTATATATGATAATAAATCACTTAATCGCATGAACTATACCTCTTCGCATTCTTTTACCTTTTTAAACTTTCTTCATCTACAATGCAATAACAACCAATCGCATTTCCAACTCTGTCATTATCAATTCCAAGCGATGTAATAATTTCATTGAATGTGCCTTCGCTATAATCTTCTCTGTAGATTTCAAGGTATTTCTGACCTTTGGTTACATAGTTCTCTTCTGTTCTACTTCTAAAACAATCTAAAGCATTTTGCAAGCAATCAGCTTTTCGCTTTGCGTCATTCCAATAAGTAAAATATGTTCCACTTGACCACTGCTGATCTTCAGGCTGCGTTGGATCATAGCCACTTGCAACCGCATACTGTGTATCACTTTCGCTTTGCAGTAAAGCATAATTATCTTTCCGTAATAACTCTGTCCATTTCATGTTCTTACACCTCCTATTCAATCACTTCTACTTCTTCGCTTGATCCAATAAGCATTAAATCTTTCATTGGACAATTTTTATTCAAACAATCTGCTTCAAATATGAATCCATCGTTCGATGTACAGATCCATTCTTCTTTCATATGCTTGAATTTTGTTCCTACTTTAATTTCTCTTGTCTGCACAGTTTTATACCTCCTGTAACTTATTCTCTTTTATTAATCGTTCACGAACCATTCTGTTCAAGTCTTTATTGACTGCTATGATTTTATGAGAAGTTCGATTCATATAAATGAAATGACTTCCCTTGCACCGTGTAAATCTGTATCCATTCTGTAACAGAATCGGTTCAAATTCTCTTAGTTGTTTTGTCTTTCTATATGCCATAATTCATCTGTCCTTTCCTTATTATAATGTGTTTGCCCGTATAGCCTGATAGCACAGCTTCATTTCGCTTTTACCGATGTTTCATTTTCATCACTCGCTTTCTAATATATTATTCGCTTCTTAAAATAATTTTTTTCATTAAAATAGCGACCACAATTATTTTGCAGTCGCTTTAATTTCATTTGCCTTTATCATTGCATTGTTCATGTCAACGCAGATCCCATGACAAGTTCTACGTTCTCCGCATCTTTTACACAATGCATTGAATAATTCGCCTTTTATTTCTCTTTCCATTTAGACCTCTTCTCTTTCTAAAAGTGTTTCGTAATATTCGCTTTCGCTTTCAAAAAGCTGGTATTTTCCATTGATCCAACCCATATAACCATCCGGTACTTCATATCCTTTCATCTATTCTTTCGCCTCTCTTTCTGTTCTCCTTGCTAAATTATTTTCGCTATCTGGGCAAATTCCCATAGCTAATAATGCGTCTTTCGCTGTGCATCCTGTAATGATTGCATAAAACAATGCGTCCCATGATGCCTGATTATCCCGTAATGTTCTTGCCATGATTTTCACTCTCCATTCTATAATAATCCACATGCAGCTAATAATTTCTTTGCAAATGGATGCTTATTTGCTTCGAGTTTGCGTTTTAAGTCTCTGTTGTAACGCTCCTCAAAGTAATCACGCTCTGACTGTGCAATTTCTGCTTCTGGACGATTATCAATAACATCATAACCATCCTTAATGATAATTATCATTTGGTTTTCATCCTCCTTCTGTACTAAAAAAGCGATGCTAACGTCTGTGCTAACATCGCTCTACTCATGTTGTGGGTTTTGATTCCGTGTGGTTTCCGTGTTTCTGTTCGGACTGAATAGATCCGTGATGGTTTGCTTGCCTTTGCTACTTCATAATTACAATAGGTTGCATGAATTTGTTTTGCTTTCTCTGACATTGTTTTTACTTCCTTTCTTATTATTTACCACTCTGCACCGCTGTATCTGACCTGTAAAATAATATCATCAGTTACCTTTTCTGTTCCGTTACTATCTATGAGCATAGATACTACGTCTCCATTTTCATAGTCTTCACAGCCACGAAATTTCCATTTGTTTCCGCTATAATCCTGTACAGTGACAACGTTTTTCTTTTTGTTTACCTTTGTTACTTTCGCTGTCAAAGGATATGTTTTGCTTTCATCTAAATCTTTAAGATGCGGAAGTTTCTCACAGATTTTTGAATATGAATATCCATCTGCCTTATTGAACTGCTTTGTTGTATCGCCAAGCTCAAAGCAGAGATATCCATATTTGTCATAGAAATAACCAGCAATGTCACAGATTGGAATTGCATTTGTGACACTGATCTGCTTTGGAGTTGAGGCATTGACTGTTTGCGTTGGTTGTATTGTGCCTACTGTGTAGGATGTAAGGATTGTTGCTGTTGTAAAAATGAATGACAATAATTTCTTTTTCATATTTATTCTCCTTTTCTGATTACTTTTGGGTATAAAAATAGCACCCGAAAATTGGGTGCTTTGTTTGGTGCTGTGTTTTGCAAATTATTCTTCATCAAAATTATAATTTGAATCTATCAACTCAAATTCATGATCGTAATATTTACGAACCTCTGCACAGCGGAGTTCATAGTTACTTCCGTTTGCTGGATAACCTTCAGCTTCACACTGTTCAGCTATCTCTTTGCATTCCTCTCTGTACTGCTTTTCGAGTTCGCAGATTTTATCTATATCTGCCTTGGTGTAAATTCCTGCATTGAGCATATAACTACGCATTTCTTCTATTGTTGGCATAGTTGTTTCCTCCTTTACATTGTTTTTAGCTTCGCTTGAAGTTCAGCTATTTCTTATTCGCTTTTACTTCCGCTAATTGCTTTTGTAGAGCATCAATTTTCGCTTGGATTTCTCTTTCCTTTTGATCTGATTCATTTACCCATTCCATTATATCCCCGGGTTGAACCTTTAGAAATGCACAAACTTTATCTATCATTTCCGTATTCATAGTTTTATTTTGCGAAAATTTTGTTGGTGTGTTTACAGAAATACCTGCTTTGCATAAGTCTTTCCATTGCATATTACGTTCTTTTAAAATATTCGCTAATTTATAATAAACTATCAATTTATTTCACCTCCATTTTTATACACCTCCATTCTATCACAAAATCTTGTGATTAGCAATAAACTCTTCTAAAATCATGTAATGGATTTTTTGTACACTCATAATCCGTTATTTGACCACAGAATTTTCCTAAACGCACTCCACCAGATCCGCATTTCCGTTTACGATCATGTGACATCATTTGTTTATAATTCAAGCGTTTTGAATCATCTTTGAATTGCTGCGTATAGTCATACATCGCCTTTGTATATTCATTACGCATTTCAGTTTTGAGAAATTTCTTTCTACCTGGAATATGAATAAGCACAGTAATTTTGCCTTTTCTCATTCTAAAATCAGAGCAGAAAATCTCTACTCCGTTTTCGCTACGCAAAACGATTGTATTGATCGGAAATTGTTTTCCATGGTAAAGTTCATTTCCAAGTGTTCGTCTAATTTGCATTTTCATTTGCGTTCACTCTCCTTTTATTAAAATGCACACTATTAAAAGGCAGAACCGAAATTCTGCCTTTCGTACTATACATTTTACGTTGCTTTTATGCGAAGTAATGCTTAATTACAATATTGCTGATAGTGCTTGCAAGTCCTGAATAGTCATAAGTCACTTCACCTGTCTTGCGATTCTTTTTCGCTTTGACAAGTGTGTTAATCTGACGCTTTTTGAATGAGACAGTTCCTTTCTCATCGTCTACATCAAACTTGTTGCTGAAGCCCTTGATATAGCAATCGTTCAAAAGCTTCTTGTCCTCTGCGGTGAGTTTAACCCTTGTTTTGCTTGTGTACGGAGTTTCAAAAGGCAGAGAAAAAGTTTTCTTGATGATTGTTTCGAGTTCTGCGCTTGCCTTTTTATAGGCTTCTTTTACCTCTTTAGACATTACAAGGTTTCCGTCATCACCTGCTTTGGAGTTAATATGAATTGTCTGTAAAGCTTCATAAAGTTCAGGTGATTCAAAAGCAGGAATAATTGCATACTTTACAAGCTTAGAGTTATCCCATGAGCCAAGTACACGAAGTACAGTTCTTACAACATCAGCAGAGTTGCCAAAGTGATCAGCATTTTTCTGTGACATAGCAGAAATAACTTTATTGTATACTTCTAATGTGTCCGTCTGTGTCTCTACAAACTTAGCCCGTGATTCATTTGCAGAGTCTAATTGTACCTGGAAAGCTTGTACTTCTTCGGGTGAATAATTGCCGTTCTCGTTAGCAATCTTCTTCTCAAGTTTAGCGATGGAATCATCAAGCAACTGAATATTCATGTTACAAGACTCGTGCTGTACTGCTGTCATAAGTTCAGACTTAGACTCTTCTGTGATGTTCTTTGCATAGAAATTGATCTGTAAGTTTTTCATAGTATCTCCTATTCTCCTATTTAACGCATAGGTGCTATATGATTTTATTGTATTTATTGTCATAGTGTTATGCACACTATAAAAGAGCAGACTGGTAGTGCTGATCTGCTCCTCTAACTATGTATAACTCTGATATACAGAACACAGAGGTACAACGGTCATGTGGATTGGAATTACCCAACACCAAGAATAGCAGGTGTTACCCTGCTACCTGCCACTTTATACTTGTGTCTGTCTCTTATGTATTTATTGACTTAGTAAGTATGATTATGAACCTAAGTCAATCACGCTTTTTGTTGTAGCGCGGTTTTTTAAGTTCGTGCCGTTTCTAATCAGCTTTAACGTCACTCCTAGAAAATAACTAGGCTTTTTGACCGTATACACTTGTGAGTGTTCTCTCACGTATTTATAGCTAAAAATAAATGCTATAATTTGTTGTCCAAGGTAATAAACCGGGACAGCTACACTATTTTTTCGAGACTTTGTGTCTATTGTCTGCTATATGTTCCTGCTTTTGGCAGTGCTTTGTATAGAGGAAACATTGGATATTAAAACCTCTAGCAACCCTACACACTTTTAGTCTTTTGCTTGTCACTCTAGGAATGGCAAACAGTACCTATACATGAATAGAACTGTTTATATTTTTGTTGTGGAATTAAAGCGGATATGCTAGAATTGTTTTGGGAACTTTCCTAGCTTGCAACCTGCTAGTTAGAATTGCCGTTCTGCTAGTGGGTGCTTGCTTTAATTCATGTTGATTAAATATGTATCAGTTTATCAACCTTCTTTCTTATTTGTGCTTGAATTGTATCACATGTTTATGTGATTGTCAACAAAAACTTTTGATTGCAACTATGTGAGTTTGCAGAGCCTTAGCACTTTGTTGTTTTCTTTGTTTTGTTGAGATTATCTTATCACAAGAACTTGTGATTGTCAAGAACTTTTTCTAATTTGTTGTTTTTTGTGGTTCGTTCTTGACTTGTCTATACTTTATCATATGTTTGTATGATTGTCAACATGTTTTTATGATTTTATTAGGAATTGTTTTGTATAAATAAAAGCTATGTTAAACGATATGTCATAGTTTTAAACTATACAAAATAATAATATCAATACTATCTCATATAGTTTTAAAAACTACATCAAACTTGATCAAAGGATCAGAAAAAGAATGGTCAATATATATCTATTAACCATTGTTATAGACTAACTGGGGGTAGTTAAAACTAACTAATAGGACTGCAAATGCAGCAAACCCTATAGCTGATTCATCCACACACCAACTTAAAAATCCATCCTTTTCCAATCCATTAAATTCCAACAAAATCAAGCAAAATCCCAATTTTACTATCTCAAACCACTTATCGTACCCCATATCGTTAAAACCCACTAAAATCAAGCATTTCAGCCACTTCCAAACCAAAAAATCAAACTTCTATCTTACCAAAAATCACACCCACAATCCTATTTTCTTCCTTATATATAAGCGTTTTCACCGATAACAATTTTTCCATCAAAAGTCACACTCAAGAATCTCAACATATGGGGGAGGTATATTGAAACCTTCGCACAAATCACCTTTTAAATAGAGATATCCATATATAAAACAGCAATAAAAAAGGACTATAGCCAAAGCCATAGTCCAATAGACAAATATTCAACAATATACAACTAATATAAATAAATCTCAATTCTCTGGATATCATATTTTTCTTTCATATCCAATAAATAACGATCAGATATTTTTATTTTTTCACCTACAGGTATTTTATTTGTTTTTATACTATAAGAAGTGTTTATGCAAATTGGTTTATTATCACTATTGTAATACAATATAGAGCATGATGCTAATTGATTACGATTTGAATTATTATTAAATATAATATCTCTATATTCAAAGTTTTCATTAGTATATGGATTAGATATGCTATATTCTATATCTATAGGATCGGCTCTATAAACATTGCTTAAGTTTATTTTTGTATATTCATCATATGATATTGGAATAATAATATACCTGTTAGAATTTACAACACCTCTAATTTCACCATTTCCAATATAAAATCCGTCTTTATCGTAACGTTTACATTTAATTCCAGCTTCAACAGCAATATCATTGTTGTTTATTATCTTAATAGCATTGGTATTATTTCTATTAAAATCTTTGTTTTCAGGAATATCAATCAACTCATAACTTACATGATCTTTTAAAGCATCCTTGACAGTAACCTTACAAACATAATTTTTATTATTATATTTGGCGATTATTTTAACAGAACCATGTTTTAATGCTTCTATATGTCCATAATTAGTAACTTTCACAACATTTTTATTAGAAGAAGACCATCTAGCAGAATATATTTCCGTTTTTCCTTCATGTATTTTCAAATTCTTTACTTCGCCAACATACAAAGTAAGCTTTGTATAGTTCAATTTAACCTTATTGGCAGCATAAATATTTTGTGGTACTAATTGAATAACGGTAATAACCATTACAATGCATAACACAAAATTAAATATCCTCTTTAATATCTTCAATTTCTTCATATACAATTCCTCCTTTAAAATTAGATATATTCATTTTACTACCAAAAGAACAATAGTGCAATAATTACATTTTCATAAAGAGAGAATAATACATCAAAGGAGGAATTAAATATGATACAAGAAAACGAAATACCAAAATATCTCAAATCAACAGAGAGCAATATCTCAAAGAGTAACCGCAAATCAAAGTACAAACATCATTATGAAGAATGTTTAATCCAATATAAATGGAATTTTAAAAGTAACGCATTTACTCAAGAAGAAAAAGAACGTATTCATACATCATTATGCAGTTACTGTACTATCTGTGGAAAAATTGGAGGAATAATTAAAAATAGTAAATATCAGGAAGAGATCGAAACATTGCAGAAACAAAAACAAATAGGTAGTAATTTTTGGATAAGTATATCAGGTGAAGAAATTTATAAAATGTATCATGATAAGCTACCAGTATTTTTTGTAGATAATATCTTCACAGAGAAGTACGTCAATTTGAAACAGAATTATAATTCAGATGGAGAATAAAACTATAGGTACATCATATATGTACCCAAATGAAAGTATAAATCCAAAACACCATATACCTAAATCAATCAATAATAATCAACCAAAAAATTATGGAGTTTGTATGTAGCGTTAGCGAAATACAAACGGAATAGTCTGTCTTATTAATAATGTTATATATCTTCTTTCAGTTCGGCAAAGTAGGTTTCATCCCCTACCAATTTCAAAAATAAAACAAACAGGTGGGGGTTCAGACCTACTTTACTGAACGCTCGCAAATTTCTCTTCCACTTAATTTCAAATGGAGAATAAATATCACATATAAAGGAGGAATTGTTATTGCAACAGAAAACAGAATACTTTACTCGTTTTCCAAATAACTATATTCAGGGAAACATTAAAACTAAATATGGAGTTAGTCGTAAATTCTATATTACCTATATCCTTATTGATAAATATAGGTCTTACGAAGACTATAGTTGGATTACTCTTAGAAAAGTTTTAAATTTCTACGGATACAAGACACACAAACGCAGACCGAAAGCTGTTCAAGAAATTCTTGATGTACTGGAATATATGATTAACAACAAAATGATTGAAGTTCAACAGGATCTTGACACCCTTGGATATGATACTGGCATTGAAATTAAGATCATTCCTGAAAATTTTGATGCTGTTGACAAGTTCTCAAAAATCACATCTTCTCAGCTTGATTTTATTATGATGAACGAATCTAGTATTAATAAAGAGAATATATTAATGGCTTTTCTTTATATTAATTCGTATATTTTCATTCGTCCCAAAAATAAAGATAACGAAGAAACTATGTATAACCCTGAAACTAAACCAGAAGCTTTTTGGCGAAGTATAGAATCTATGTCAAAAGAACTCTCTATGTCAAAAGATACCATTAATCAATGTATTCAATATCTCACATCTTCTATTGGCGACAAAGAACCACTTCTAATCAAAAAAGAAGTTGGTAGCGTTCAACCTAATCCAAAGAAACCACCACAAAATGTACCAAATATATATGTACTTAATAAAGAAGGATATGAACAAGAAATTGAATGGGCTATTGCTAAGATGTTGGAAATCTATAATGTAGACTCATTTGGAGAAATCAAAAACGGCAATAAGTCGTAAATAAAACAGAGAATAAACATATGTAACAAATTAACGCAGCACTCAAAGGAGTTGATTGCAATGAATAAATTTTTAAACAGTAAAGGAGAACTAATTAATGAACAGAACCGTAACAATTACATCAAAGAACCATAAATACCAGAATACATATGGAGGCAATATTTATATGTCAGATTTTTGCACCGATTATGAAGGCAGTCGTAATATTGCTGATAGAATCATTTCGGATTGGAAAGACGATCTTTCACGTCATAAACAAATGGAAAACAATATCAGAAGTTATAGAGAAAGGAAGATGAATAATGGCAGATAAAAATATGACAGTTTCAATTGAAGAATAGGAAATTTGTATCAATGCAATGCGTGACGAGAAATTCGCAACAATTTATGCTTCAGATTCTACATATATTACGAAATTAGACAAGCTTTGCAAAGAAAGTCCTGGCATGTACTCTCTCATTCAAGATACTGGTAGAGGCAAGAAATATTTATTAAAGGATAAATCATTAATCAGCTTTAGAGCAAAGAAACGTGAACTTACAGATGAACAGAAGAAACAAGTTGCTGAACGTATGAGAAAATATCAAGCTAGTAAATCTAACTGAGATGTCATTTCTAGCCAGAATTTCTAATGTACACCATTGTACAGAAAATTCTACGCCATTCGGTGAACAAATACCCATCTAAAAATTGTAACTTGAAAATTTAAGCAACTGTATTAAAGGAGAATTAAATAACTATATGTGTAGTATATGTGGAAGATATGACGGTATGCATGATTATCGTTGTCCTTATTACTCTCCGCTTCGCCCGAAATATTTATGCTGCTATTGCGGAGAAGGGATTTATCAAGGTGAACGCTATCTTGATAATGAAAACGGAGAATATATGCATGAGGACTGTATTGGATGTATTGGCACAGACAAAGTAATTAATTGGCTTGGATTTAAATACAAAGAAATGGAGGACTATGATGAATAAAATTGTAAATAAACTAAAAGATAAATTACCTCAGTTTTGCAACACACAAGATTTCTGGTATGTGAAATTTAAGGATAAACAGCATTATATTGATAAAAAGAGATTTCATAAAAAGTTAATATATGAATTCCTAACATTTATATCAATTGCTTTCATTTTTATTTTCGCAATCATGGTTGACAATTTATGTATTAGAACAATAGGATTGATAATTTCTGTTGATATGTTTGGAATTGTAGCTTTCAACGAAGGAAAATCTGAAAGTGAGTAAATAGAAATTTCATTTGGAGAATATATAAGTGAAACAAAAATAAAGGAGCGTGATTGATATATTAGATACACAGATTAATATGTATTCTGTAGATACAGGTCATTTTTATAGTAATCATGAAAAATACTTACATGAAATGAACTGTAAATATAGACGTGAAAGAAATTATGTAAATAATATGCTTCCAAAATTAGAAGAAGAACTCGTGTTGCAAGGTTATAATAACGATGATTTTTCTGATTGGAAACGTTGTACTATTGAAGATTACTATGAACAAGAAGATGATTCCATAAAAGAATATATGAAGTGGTATTTGATTATAAAACACAAACGAGAGAAAGCAAACTTATCAAAAGAAAAACTTCTAAGTCTTTTATCTAATAAAACAACTCAAAAAGAGAATCTGTCAAATAAAATCGAATATTGCAAATCGCACAACATTCCATATGATAAAAAAATCGAATTAAGAGAGTTAAGAAAAGATGAGCTAAATGACAATAATATCATTTCAGTATTTGAGTCTTCTCTTACACGTATTATCGGTATCAAAAAAGATGCATTAACAGATGCTCTTATTGTAGTTCAAGTTTACTATTTTGACGTATTTAAAGATTTGTCTTTCTATGGATTCATGTATAATTGTGAAAAATACAGATACTTCACATCTTCTGCTGGTCAAATTCGTAAGAAAAAAGCTGTTTTTATTAAAGAATCAGTATGGAATGAAGTTGAAAAGACAGTCATGTGTGGTCTTACTATTAATAAAATAAATTCAAAAGGTGGAAATAATGTCAATAAACATCTTGCATATATGGCATTGGCAAATTCAGCTACTGATCAGTGGAATGATTTTGATATAGACAGATGTATTGTTATAGATGATTTTGAGACAAATGTACCAGGAGAATTTGATTTTATTGATGAAACTGATTATTCGATTGAGAGAAAAACTGGTACTGTTCCAATTACTCATACAGATGGAGCTGGTATGATGTTGCCAAGTGTAATGACAAAAAATACAATGTTTCGTGCTCCATGGGTAAAGGGTTTATTGGGGGTGTTTGATTTTAAAAAGTTTATTGAAGTGAATAACTGCTCTCCTATTATCACAGATATTTATGGACAAGACCATAATGTAATTGCTGAAGATATTAGAATAATTTTCACAAAAAGTCAATTTAAGATGTATAAGTTTTACGATTCATGGGATGAGTATAAAACATATTTTAAGCAATATCATTGTCAAGCTGGCAGATGTAACACTGAGGAAGATAGAATTAAAAATGCAAAAATCAATTATCAGATGTTACAAACTCTCACAAATGTAACAGACGAAGAGATTGATTTGCTTACAAAGAAGTCTGTAGAACGAATTACAAATATTTGTAACTCTATTGATACCATGAAAGATATTCTTGGAATTACACCTTATAATACAAACATGACAGCTTTTCAAAAAGCGGTAAAGATTTATCCAGCTCTACTCAATGATACATATGCAAAAGATGTGATCCGTGAAGTAAAGAATAGCCTTTTAAAAAAATATAGAAGCGGAAAACTTGAAGTAAATGGAAAATATACTTTCTTACTTCCAGATTATTATGCAGCTTGTGAGTATTGGTTTGGGCATATTGATACACCTAAAGGATTGTTGGCAGACAAAGAGGTATTTTGTTGGTTATTTAAACAATATGATAAACTTGACTGCCTAAGAAGTCCTCACCTTTACAAAGAACATGCTGTTCGTTTCAATGTGGCGAATAAAGTATATGAGGAACGAGTTGATAAAATCAGAGAATGGTTTACAACAAATGCGGTATATACGAGCACATATGACCTGATTAGTAAAATTCTTCAGTTTGATGTTGATGGAGATAAATCATTGGTAGTTGCTGATCCTGATTTTGTAAGAATCGCAGAACGTAATATGAATGGTGTTGTACCACTCTATTATAATATGCGTAAAGCTGAACCAAGAATTTTGAATAATCAAAGTATTTACGAAGGATTAAATGCGGCATTTACAGGTGGAAACATCGGCATTTATAGCAACAATATTTCAAAAATCTGGAATAATGACGTATTTATCAATGGAACAGACGAGGAAAAAGAACATGCAACTAATTGTGTTAAGCGTTTATGCTGTCAGAATAATTTTGTGATTGATTACGCTAAGACATTATATAAACCTGAATTTCCAGAAACAATTGGCGAAGAAATTAAAGAGTTTACCAATCAGAAACTTCCTGCATTTTTTGAATACGCCAAAGATAAGGAAAAATCACAAGTCGATGATAGAAATGATAGTTTTGTAAATAAACTCTACTCTCGTATTCCTAATAAATCAATTAATACAAGAGGTATGAAACTTGGAGAATTAAAATATAAGGATATGATGAAAAATCCTGATATTGTATGTTCTAAAGAAGTATCTGATTTGTATGACGAGTTAAATAAAAAGTATCGGTATATGGTAAATATGAAGGATGAATACATTGATAATCTTCATTATGTAGCTTGCTCTATTAGAAATCAATTTGCTGAACTTGGATATTCGGAAGAAATGATTGCTGATATGCTTGTACAGTATTTGTATAAGAATAAAAAACGTGCAAAACAATTATTTTGGTTCTGTTATGGAGAATATGCGGTAGAGAATTTGAAGAATAATATTAAATATAAAGAACCAAAAGTCATTCAATGTATTGATTGCGGTGAGTGGTTTGAAGTTGATTCAAAAGATAATTCTACCAATAGATGTCATAAATGTTACTCTATATATCGAAAAAAATACAAAGCTGAAAAAGAAAAAAATAGACGAAAGAAAATATCCGTGGACAGTACAAAATAATCCATATTATATGGTCGTTTATTTTTTAGAAAAATTATAATAACCCATAATATGTGGGTTATTATTTTTCAACATTTGTGTCTATATGGAGAACAACATATCATATAGGCATAAGTCTAATTTACAAAGTAAGATATGATTCTATAAACGAATTCGTGCAGTTGGGAGGAATGATTATTTTTGACAATTACACAGGAAAAGATTATTAAAGAAATCGCAGAGAAGGAAGATATAAATGTAGCGACAGTCCGTAAAGTATTCAAAAGGGCAGAGAAATGTATATTCGCCTACCTATCTTCTACTACTCCCACTGATAATACAGTGGTAAAAATTTTAGATGGATTAAGTTTGGAATGTAAATATATTCCAGAAAAAGAAATCCATACATATGATAATATCCAATGTGATGCAAAAATTTGGACGAAACCAAAAATAACTCGTTATTACAATAGAAAGTTAAATGGATATTTTGATTAAAAAAACAATGAAATCAGCTTTTCTTGGCTGATAAAACAGAGAATATATAATTGTCGAGAGACATTATAACAATGTCCTATACGGACATAATATAACACAAATTAAATTCAGAACAGTGATTTAGATCTCGTATCATACTGAGGCAATAAAGTCCATAGAGACAATGTATGTGGTGCAAGCAGCCATAAATGCTAACTTTAATGTTAAGTTGGTAAACTTACGGATAATCAGCTTATTTGGTGAACTGATAAAATCTAAGAGATTCCATCGCTACTAATTCATTGGCGGTTCTGAACAATTCTAAAGTTCATTTCTAAGATTGGTACATATTCATATTGTACTCCTCTTCTTATAGATCGGTGGCTGTGCTACAGTTTCTGTGGTATGGTCACTGACAATTCTTAATCTCTTATAGCTCAGCTGGTAGAGCATCGCACTGTTAATGCGAAAGTCGTAAGTTCGAGTCTTACTGGGAGAGCTTTTCTACTTTTGTAGGACTGGTTGGTTTCGGATCAGGAGATGTTAAATCTCAAAATAAGCATGGCGACATGTATAAAGTGGTTCTTATCGTATTATAAGGCTGCGACTGTGAAATACAGTTTAACGGAAAACACATAAAATCTACGCCCAACCTTCTATTCAAGGACAACTGTTGGCGAATATGGTTGATTGGTGGGTGTCTTGAAATAGGCACTGTAGTAACACAGAAATGTGGGTATGATTTGTGTACTATTGGTGGGAATACCGCAAGTATAACCGCTAGTAGGATTTTGGTAATATCTCTTAAGTTGAAAAACAGGGATGGAATCAAAAAGTAAGGAGATCGCAATCCGAGCAGGATGGTGATGATTGGGCTGTACTCAAAAGGTACGGATGATCAAATGTACACCTCATCGTCCATAATAAGTACATACTTTTGAAAGAAATCAAATTATTTTAGGTAAATAATATTTAAAAGAAAATTACAAAACAGCAAAAGTGTGTGCGACCGCAAAGAGAAAAACAACTTATTCACCTGTAATATGGTGACATATAGCACTCGCAAGGTGTTATATGAGAAAGTACAAGTACGTGCAACTCTAATAGGCTGCAACCTATGAATCTCGCAAGGAAGAATGTGCAGAAAGAAAATCTATAATACTTTGTGGTAAGAGTTTGCCGATTATGTCAAAATCGGTGTTGTTGCTAACTACAAGCTAATCGCTTGTGTGATAAACTGTGTCCAACCACAGTAAGTGTTAGTGTATTGAGTCAAATATCTCAGCTCATATTAAGTAAGGATCTCATACTTCGGTATGGGATTTTTTATTTTGGGAATTAGTTCAGTTTGGTTAGAACGCCTGATTTGGGTTCAGGAGGTCGTGGGTTCAAATCCTACATTTCCAACTACTATCCTACTTTGTAGGAAATAAATCAAGAAAGAAGTGAAAATTATTAAGTACATTTCAAAAAATGAAATTGAAAAATTATTATCTGAAGGTGTAATTAGAAACACAAGACGAGGGTATGTAGATCGCAGAGGTGAACATATTGGATATTACAAGACTTGTGGTGGAAAGCGTTACATCGAAAATAAGTATGTTAAGTAGGTTCTGCCTATGAAAAATAGAATTGAGTATAAAGATTTTTATATAGACAAGACCGAAAATGGCTTTCGTATCTGTAGAAAAGAAGATACAGAAAAGCATACCCATCTCTCGAATCTTAATCCATCGTATAGACTCATAGACAATGTATTATCAAATAAAATTCCAACTCGTTGTGGATGTTATTATTTGGAGTCACATATTCGTTTGAGTTATGATGAAAATTATATTAGGAAGATTCGTGAGTATATCAAAGTAAAACAGAATAAAACGAAACAAATGTATTTTAATCCTGGCAGAAAGCGTTCTGGTGGGAATTTTTAATTTTATGGAGGAAAAGGAAAATGGCAGCTAGTAAATTAAAGTTCACAAGAACAACTACAGATAAGTTAACAGTAAAGGCAGGTACACTCTCAGAGGATTGTACTACCATTACATATACAGATGAGAATGATGTGGAGCAGGAAGTAAAGGTAACTGATCTGCTTACTTCATTTAAGAATCAGGTAATTGATTTTACTGTTGCATTAAAGACAGATGAGGAGCTGGATGTTCCGTCTGATAAAGAGTAAGGGGTTGGTGACTGATTGTTTAATGTTGAAAAATTCAAAGAAGAACTTTCAAAATATGGACTAACTCTTGAAACATATGACAAGATTATCACAGATATTGATTCAAAAATTGATGGTGAAAATGACTATGATTGGTCAGAAATCAAGGATAAATATGGAATTAACTGCAATTCAGATACCATTCGTAAGTCCTCTTCTACTCCTTTTGGTGGCAAGATGAGAAGTGAATATGAAAAGTATAAAATTGGGTTAAATAAAACAGAGAATATTTCTGATAGTGAATTAGATGTGAAGATTCAGGAACTTCGTAAGGAACGTATCAAGTTACAGACAAGCAATGTTGAAAGATCGAGAATTGACAGAGCTGAAGCACGTCAGGAAATGTATTATGAATATGTTGGTAATGTAGTTCAATCACTCACACCGCCAGAATTTCATCCAATCGAGGACAATATTCATCACGAAATTAATTATCTAGTAGGGTTGGCGGATGTCCATTATGGGGCGGCTTATTGCAGTGTCAATAACGAATATTCACCAGAGGAAGCAAAAAGACGATTTGAATATTTAACTTACAGATTGATCCATTTTGTACAAGATAAGCATATTACAACATTGACAATTGTTTCGTTAGGAGATTTAATCCAAGGCGTTTTGAGACTTAGTGACTTGAAAATTAATGACAGTTCAATTGTAAAGGCTACAGTGGAAATCTGTCGATTGATTGCGAGTATGCTTAATAAATTGTCTACATATACAAAAATTGCATATTATCATACTCCATCTGCTAATCATACTCAACTTAGAGTATTGAATGCCAAAGCATCAGAACTTGCAGATGAAGACTTAGAATATCTTATGGGTAATTATATAAAAGACTTATGTGTAAATAATGAAAGAGTTACTGTTCATTTAGCAAAGGAAGGAAATGATTTTATAGAAGTCTATATTCCTGGTAACGAAATTATTGCTATGCATGGTCATCAGTTAAAAAATATTGAAAATGCTATTAAAGACATAAGTATTTTACATAAAAAGTTCTATGATACGGTGCTTTTAGGACATTATCATTCTGGTAAAGAAATTCCATCTCATGAAGGAATTTTAGGCGATGCAGAGGTTCTTATTAGTCCATCTTTTGTTGGTTCTGATCCATATAGTGATAAGCTATGCAAAGGAAGTAAGGCTTGTGTTAAGGTATATGGTTTTGACAAATTATTTGGACATACTGAGACATATAAAATAATTTTGAATTAAGTAATCTGAAAGAGAAATCAATCAGATAGAGGCTACAGGTTCATAGCCAGTCAACTATCTTTGATACTTGACGAACAATTATATATTGATGAATTACTAATTTCAAGACAAAGTAGACCAAGTACGAGTGACTTGGTTTTATATTATGCATAAGTAACTATGAAAATTGGGCTAATTTTCTACTTTTAATTAGTCCGATTGTATAGAAATTGTGATGTTGCTGTCACAATTGTATGTATCGGAGGGAGTGTACTCAAATGAGACACTACCCTCTTTTGTATTAAAAAAATAAATAATTGAGAAAAAAGGAGAAAGTTAAAATGACAAAGAACGAGGTATTAAAGGCAGTAGCAAATAAAGTTGAGGGAGCTTCACAGAAGGATATCGCAGTTATTCTTGATGCTTTTGCTGATGTAATCACAGAGACATTAACAGCAAACCACGCAGAATCAGTTCCTGTTGGAAAGCTTGGAAAGTTTAAGGTTAAGACAGTTCCAGAGCGTAGAGGAAAAATTATGATGGGTGATCGCAAAGGTGAGGAGTATGTAACTCCACAGCATGATGAGATTTGCTTTAAGATGTCAAAGTCTGCAAAACAACTCTAATTCTAAGGTGGTGAAAATATATTGAAAACATTTGGTTTTACAGATACAAATGATTTTGCTGAATTTTTAGCAGATACTTTTGACAAGCTGGATGTTTGTACAAGAGATTATGACGATGATTGTTCAGAAATTGTAGTTGTGGCTAAGTATGATGTGATGAAAGATGTTCTTAATTCTGTTATTAAAAATACGAATTTTAAACTTGCTTCTTGTAACGATTTGAATGATCCTTATTGGGACGGTTATGATGACGCATTTATTCTTAATATTGATTCTGAAATGAATGTATGGGTTCAGGCTGCCAAGTATGAGGGAAGTGATACTTATATCAATATGGATGAGACAGACATTGTATTTATTCATGGAGATGTGAGTTCAGCTTTTGTTATGGACAATAAAGATTCTGGATGCATTATTCATGAATTCAACATTGGTGAGGACGCTGAAGATGTAGACGATGATTGTGATGGTAATTGTAAGAATTGCAGTTGCAGTGACGTAAGTGATAATTCTCATAAAAATATTACATTCGATAAAGATGAAAACGGAAAAATTCACGGATTTACTTCTGTTAAAAGTGATGTTAATGGATATGAAAAGCGTGAATTTTATTCTAGTAAGCCGATTGATTTAAGTGATTTTGACGAATATAATTCGGTTGGAAGATTATTTGATTTGCTTGATTTTATTTTTTAAATATTTAGAGTGTGTGGTGTATGCTACACACTCTTTTTGTATCCTCTCATAGACCACTAAAGATGTGGGGCAGACTGTAAATCTGTCGTCTTCGGATCGGCTTGGAGCATTACCAAGTGGGAGGACTTTTCAATGTTTTTATATACGGATTGGGAGATGTTAAATCGGCAACGAACTTTATATGGAAACAGAGAATAAATATATGTGCTCATTATTGGTGTCATAGCTGATTGTGGGATTTATGGAATGGGACTGTCAGAAGTCATGAGCTGACAGAGTAGAGTCACCTACCTCTCTCCCATTCTATTTTTATGTATTAGAGTAGGTGAGAAAGTAGGAAAAATTATGGGAACAAAAAATGTAAACAAACAATTGGAAGCTATAAGAAATAGTTTTCCAGTAAAATTTTCGGAAGATGTTGTGTACAATTTATTGAATGAGAGTATTGAAGTTGTATACAATGAAAAATTAAAATCGAGAAAATATTACTTAGATATTATTGACAATTATGGATATAAACACAGAACAGAGTACCATCAAATAAAGAATGGCAAGGGAAGATATACATGTTTAAACAGATTCTTTTTAGGTAATCCATATACATATGATAATATAAATTTATATTGTAAATTAAATAATATAGATTTGCATATTGATGGAACTAATCTTCCTGTTAATGGTGCATCACGAGAAAAGATGGATTACATTGATTCAAAAGGAAATATACATAATATAACATGGAATCAAGTACAGCATTACACTTTTCAATACCAAGAGGGATATGAAGAGATTAAAGCTAAAAGAAAGTCTGAAAGAGAACTTTCAAAACAAGATGTAATAAATATTGTAATGAAAATGCAAGAACGCAAATGTTCACCATTGGATGTATATGATTTTTATCCAAAACAAAAAGATGGTGTTGGTATTAGAACTGTACGAAAATTTTGGGGCGAATTATGGCTAATGCAAAAAGAACTTGGAATGAAAATAACTGGCAAACATGGAAGTATTTTATCAGATGAAGATACTATCAAAGAAATTAATGATGTGTGTAATCTGATAAAAACTCAAGAAAATAGAAGTGTTATTACATATAATGACTTTAGAAAATATGGTACTTATGCAGACAATCGTAAATATGCAGAAGTTTGTAAGAAATTAAAGAATTGTTCTTTCCGAGAATATATAAATTCATTAGGATATGAATTACAAAAAGCAGGAAATGGAATGAATTATAAATTCGATGATGGAGAAGTTACGACATCTTTATATGAATATGAATTTAGCAGATTTTTGAGAAGTAATAATATTTTATTTAATGAAAGTTATTTCAGAAATATTCCATACAAATCTATAGATAATTCTTATAATGGCAATATGAATTGCGATTATCTTATTATTTTCAATAATAAAAAAGTCTATATAGAACTTGCTGGCATACTTGGGAACAAAGGTCATCAAGAAGCTTATCGAAATAATACTCCAATAAAATCAAAGTCAAAAGAATTGTATCGACAGAAATTATACCAAAAACGTGATATTTTTGAACGCAATGGACTTGATTATTATATTTTATTACCAGATGAAATGAATGAAGAAACATATAGAAATATATTGAATAAATATTTGAAAGAAGTGGCTTAGTATTTACTACTATCTCACTTCTTTTTTATTTGGAAGGAAGTGAGATTTAATGGGTAGAAAAATACAACACAATAATATTGTTACTGATGAGTTATTGACTCAGTGTAATAAAGAGAATATAAAATTAGGAAATGACTTTTTGGATTATCTTCGTTCAGTTGATAGATCCCCAAATACAATCAATGCATATAGACGTGACCTTTTTATTTTTTGGGTTTATCTACTTCAGCATTGCGACAACAAATTCTTTATTGATTTATCTAAGAGGGATATTGCTCGTTATCAGAGTTTTTGTCTTACTGAATATAAATGGTCGCCAGCTAGAATGCGTAGAGTAAAATCTACTCTCTCTTCTCTTTCAAATTATGTCGAAGCTATATTAGATGATGAGTATGAGGACTTTAAACCGATTATACGTAAGATTGAAAATCCTGCAAATGAGAAAGTATTTACTAAAACTGTATTATCCGATGAACAAGTACAGGGTATGCTTGATTATTGGGTTGAAAAAGGTAAATATGACAAGGCTTGTATTTTAGCATTAGCTGCATTTAGTGGCAGACGTAAGAGTGAGTTACCACGATTTAAAGTATCTTATTTCGATGATGAAAATATCATATACGGTTCTTTATATAAAACACCTGAAAAGATCCAAACAAAAGGAAGAGGATCTCGCGGAAAAATGTTAGTGGTATATACACTTGCAAAACCGTTTAAGCCATATTTTGATTTGTGGATGAATTATAGAAAAGAACACGGAATTGAATCAGAATGGTTATTTCCAAAGAAAGTAAATGGAGAATATATAGATGAACCTATGGATTCAAGCACTCTTGATAGCTGGGCTGATACATTCAGTAAGCATTTAGGAGAAGACTTTTATTTTCACAGTCTTCGTCACTTCTTTACAACTTCTTGTTCTCGAAGCGGTCTTCCTGATGATGTAATTCAAATGCTAGTCGGATGGAGTTCGCTAGATATGGTATCAGTGTACAAGGATATTGATGCAGATGAGCAATTTGCAAAATATTTTGCTGATGGAGAAATAAAACAAGTAGAACAAAAATCACTTTCTGATTTGTAGGCAATCCCGATGAAACTTTCGTCTAACACCAACAATTTAATTTAAACAAGAAAGCATAGTAACGTGATATTTGAGCCGAGAGGTGACGACAATGTAGAGAATAAATAGATATAATACAAGCTGCTCACATCCAAAAGAAGTGAGGGCGGTCTGTCAATCCGTTGATAGATTTTTACAAGTGAGCTGTCACTGACCGATATGTGACATAAATATAAAGGTCGGTTTGCGAAATTATTGACCTTTGGAATGGTCTAAAACTTCCCACTGCTTACTGCTCATTGGCGGTGTTATGGAGAGGTCTTGCTTAGTAGACGATTAACATATCTTGGCATTTGCTATTCATGTAGTATTGTAAGACCTATATCTCTCCTACCAACATCTCGGATCATCGGTTTCTCTCAGCCTTCAGAAATGAGAAAATGTTCGTGCTTCTCTGCGTTAATGAGAACCTTAATTAACTGGTAAGAGATATGAAACCTTATCAATTGGTCTTTACTCCGAAGACTGAAAATATATGGAGAATATATAAGTAACATATCAGAGAATTTTCAATGTTCTCTTTGTCGGTTGACTGGTAATCAATCGGCAGTAGATCTTACCAATCTACATATAATATGGAGAGGTCGCTCCTCTCCTATTATCATAGCGGAATGACGAGTAATGGAAGCTCACTTGGCTCATAACCAAGAATATGCAGGTTCGAGTCCTGTTTCCGCAACTAAACGATTAAAAGGAAAACGAAAAATAAAAGAAAGGAGTATGTATATGGCAAATAGACTTGTAATTGAACAAACCCCGTTAAAGGTCGGACAAGTACGAAAAGTTACTTCTAGTAATGGTGAGAAAATAGATTCAATTACATTACAGTTAAATAACAATGTAGAAATTTTATTTGTACCTAGGGATAATGGAACATTAGATTTTACAGTATATAATCCAAAATTTGAAACATCAAATCTTGATTGTTCGATTGATAAAGATGTATTACGAGATTTCTTTATTTCAATTAAAGATGCTTACAGACAAGTTATTTACAACGAAAGTGAGGGCACAAATTCATGAAATTAAATATTAGCAAAACTATTGATGAAAATATTATTGGTGTAGATATTTCTGTCGCAGAATTAGGTACATCGGATACTGATGCTGCCACTGAAAAAGACATGCTACATAATTTTGTCAGAACAATCGAATATTCTAAAATATCCTTTAAATCTAATATGAAAGCCGACTCTAATGGAGATCCAGTTACAACTGATAGTGAAGCTGATGATTCAACTATTATCTCTGTTGAATTAAAAGATATTATCAACCAGTCATTTGTTGTAGATGAAAACCTTCACATTACATTCTCTGTAGATGTTACAAAGATTCCAGAATCAGAAGTCAAAGCACCTTTTGATAGTGTTGAGAAACTTGGCAAGGCAAAAGTTGAACTTTTCGCTACTAAGATTCAGGAAGAAATCGGTAAGAAGCTTGCTGAGATTCGTGCTTTAAATACTAAGTTTGAAGGTAAAACAGAAGTTATTCTGTAAAAAATAATGGGTGGCACTCTTCCACCCTAAATATGGCTCTGTGGTCTATAAAGGTAAGGATACCACCCTTTCAAGGTGGTAATGCTGTGTTCAAGTCACGCCAGAGTCATTATGATTTCGTAGCCAAGTTGGTCAAGGCATCGGACTGCAACTCCGAGGGCGTGAGTTCGACTCTCACCGAAATCTTTTCGTGCGGTAAACCTGATGTGAAAGCTTATCTTTTGGATGCATACGAAATTTAGTGTGTAAGTTCAACACTTACTACCGCCCTATGCCCTTTGCGGTCTTCGGACTGGTACTGTTGTAACAATAGGATACGTCCTATGCAGTTTAAATGAAAGCTCGCCATTCGAGGATGGAATGAGAAAGGCAATATCATTTTGGAATTTTATCAAATATCAATTTTCTTAACTTGAGTTGATATTTATCATAATGAGATTCCCAATCAAATTCTTTTGTATTATCTAAGATATCTTGTTTGAGATTTTCGAGTTGCTGTTTATCTGTTTTATGCTTCATGATAATCGGTAATTCGTTAATCTCGTTCTCATAAAATAAAATGGTTGCAATAATACAATTCTTATTGGCAAACAACGCAACTAATTCTTGTTTTGTACCCAATACAATTTCAGCAATACCTACTACTCTATTCGTAGTCATAGCTTTACGAAGAAGTTCATATTCGATTTCTGACTCCATTTCAGGAATTAAATAATATGATTTATCTATGAGTAGGTCTGATATTTCCTTTGATTTACAGAAATATTTTATTGAAAGTGTTCTATCTTTGTTTGATGTAATTGATTCTATATCATATTGTTCCAAAATAACATACTTATCTTCTGCATATTTATATCCTTTTACAATATCTTCATTGTGGATTTCTTTATTACAAGATGGACAAAATTTGATATAACGCACTCTTTCTTTGGAGTCTTTGCAGAGTTGATTAAGTTCTATAGAACTATTGTGTGATGTTTTTAACATTTTTACGGGAATATATAAATCTTTGAATTGAATTGCAGTTTTATATGAAGCGTTCATGATAATCTCCTTGGATGTTTTAGTATTAGTATGTGGAGAAAATTGAAAATTATGTATTTGAAAGAGTCATTTCATATGAGATGGCTCTTTTGTTATATACGTCTTTAGTTTAATTGGTTAGAATATCAGACTCCAAATCTGAGAGATGTGGGTTCGACTCCTACAGGGTGTGTTAGCACTATGACAATAGTGCTCTTGAATATGTGGTTCAAATCCACACACCTTATATTTGAAAGAAATGAATGCGCAGATTTTTAGTAGTTTATGAGGTAAGGCGTTGGAATAAGCGAGGTTCGATTCCTCTATTCAAGTTTGTGTGTAAATTGCACTTTCATTGGAAATTTAATATTGGAAATTATGAGAAGTCATTTCGTATGAAGTGGCTTCTTTTTATATTGGAATAAAAGGAGGTGGTCGTTAGTTTGGCTACGACAAAAGAGACACAGCCTACAAAATTAACGGCTGCACAATTAAAGAAAAAAGTTGAAACACAGGAAGAAAAAATTAAGTCTCTCAAAGAGGGAGCTTGGTGCTATATGTGTGATACACATAAGGCAAGAGATAAATTCTATGTAAGCACAGATCCTATGAATAAAAGTGGACTTACTCCAATTTGCAAAGATTGTGCGAGAAAGATAGCCCTTAAAATTGGGAAGGATAAGGTTGAACATGAGCCTGACAAAAGTTCTGTAATTGAAACAATGAGATATCTTAACAAACCATTTTTATCAAAATTATGGGATGCTAGTATTCAAGAATCAGAAAATTTAGTATCAGGTAAAGTCCGTTCCAATGGTTATTATTCATATATAAAGAATGTTGCTATGGGACAATATAACACTCTAACATTTAAAGATTCAGATGTTTTTGATAATAATACAGTCGAGGAGGAAACCTCAAAAGAACAAACAACCGAGGAAGAACTTATTGAATCACATGCAGGGTTGGATACATATGATAGTTTTTTAAAAAACAAAAATGATGTAATTCGATTACTAAGTTATGATCCTTTTGAAAAAGAAGATATAGCCGACCAACCATTCTTATATTCACAGCTATTAGGATTGTTAGATTCTAGTGAAGACGCTAATGAAGATATGATGCGTACTTCTTCTGCTATTTCTATTGTTCGTGGATTTTTACAGCAGTCTAAAATTGATGACACTATATCAAAGTTGATGTGTGACATTTCTAATATTGAACGAAATTCTGCAACAATTAAATCTTTGCAAGAAAGTAAAGGTAAGATTACTTCTGTTATTACAAGTCTTGCACAAGATAGTTGTATTTCATTAAAACATAATAAAAATGCTAAAAAAGGTGAAAATACATGGACTGGAAAAATCAAGAAAATTAAGAGTCTTAATCTGCGAAGTGGTGAGGTCAATGGTTTTGATATTGATACATGTAGAGGTATGCAACAGGTTCAGGAAATCAGTGATGCTTCCATTATGAAACAATTGGCACTTGATGAATCTGAGTGGTCAGATATGGTTTCTGAAATGCGTGTCGTTAACACTGGTCTTAGAAAAGAAAAAGATGCTTACCAAGAAATTAACAGAATACTATTAAGAGAAAATCTTGATTTAAGAGATACATTAAAAGAAAACAATCTATTAAATGAAGAACAGTTAAAAGATTTAAAAGATGTATATTCTGTATTTGCAGAGTTTGATGAAGTTGAAGAGTCTCCTGACGATGAAACAAAGGAGGTTACTGAAAATGAATCAGAATAAACAAATGATTATGAATTACTATCAGAATGAAATCCTTGATTATGATAAGGATTTTTATAATCAATACGGAATATATGTAAAACCACATGGTTACTCTATTTCTTCTCGTAAAATTGAATCTTATATTCAAATCGCTGAAATCCAAAAATATCTGCAATGCAACCCAGTAAAAGCTATAGATCTCTTTTTCAATATAGAGCTTTTAGATGGGCAAGCACTTCTTGTACAAAGAAGTTGGGTTTGCCCAAATGTACTTGCAGTATGTACTCGTGGATATGGTAAAAGTACAGTTATTGACCTTGAGATTATGTCTAAAGATATGTGTTTTTGTAATGTATGGACATATATTGCAAGCGGTACAGGTGGTCAGGCTGAACAAACTTTCACTACTTTGGAACGACTCGCTAATGATAATATTGATACATTTTATGGTTCAACTGGTTCTTTATTCAAGAATGAGATAGAAATCAAAAATGCAGCAGGTGACGGATTTTCACACTCGTCCAATGGGTTTTCCTATTCATGTTATAACGGATCTATGACTAGGACGTTGAACGGAAATATAGATGCCAAAAGAGGTATGCGAGGAACCGTAATTTTTGATGAAAGTGGTTTTTTGTCTGATGAAATGATGAATGTATATGGTGCATTCGCTGTTGTAAATAAAAGTTTAAAAACAGGAAAAGATGTAGATGGTAATTCGATAGATCCAATTCGTCAAAGATGTTTGCCACGAGATTTATCATATCAAAAATATTACATCAGTTCAGCATCTTCAACTGATACTCAGTTTTGGAGATTATATCGTGACTTCTCTAAGCAACAAATCATGGGAAATCCAGATTATTGTGTTTTACATATAGATTGTGAACAAGCGTTTAAACCAACTCTTAGAGGTGAATTAGTTACTCCTCTTCTATCTCGAAATACTGTTGAATCTGAAATGAGAACAAATCCCGAAAAAGCAAGGCGTGAATATTATTGTATTTTTACTACTGATGCTGGTACGGATGCAATTATTCGTAGAGGTGTTATCACACGAAATGAAGAAACAAGGAAACCGCTTTTATACAATGATACAGGTGATAAAAAGTTCGTCATTACATATGATCCAGCCAGAAGTCGTGATAATTCAGTAATTCTTGTTGGAGAAATTTATGAATATGAACAAGTTGATGGAAGCATTGATACAAGAATGAGATTGGTAAATTGTATTAATCTTGTTGATGTTGGTAAAAAAATAAAATCTCCTATGCAGACACCAGATCAGATTGAATATTTAAAAAAAGTAATTCTTGATTACAATGGTGGAGCTGACGCATATGGGAACATTGTTGGTATATACATTGATGCAGGTAGCGGCGGATCAGGGGTTAATATAGCAGATTATTTGATGCCAGATTGGACGGATTCTGCTGGTATTGTTCACAGAGGATTAATTGATAAGGAATACTCTGCTGATTATGTTAAGAAATTTCCTAATGCAGTAGACAAAGTGCATCTTATGTCTCCTGCTGGTTATAAATCTGAAATGTATGAAGCAATGATTGAATTAATGAATCAAGATAAAATCAGCTTTACCGCACAATATGATCACAAAGGCTATCTCACTGTTTTCGATGTTGATGAAAAGAAGCTGGCTAAAGAGAAAGAAAGAATTTCTACCGAACTCAGGAAGCAAAAAGTTAATGAGAAAGAATTTGAAACTAAGCTTAATGAAGAATTAGAGAAAATTGAATCAGTTAATACAAAGACTATAAAGCTTGATTGGCAAGATGAAATTGCACTTGCTAACATTGATGCTTTAAAAGAAGAACTTGTAAATATGGTTCGTAAGAAAAGAGACTCTGGAAAAGATTCATTTGAACTTACGCCTGAGAAAGCTAATAAGCTCCACGATGATCGTGCGTATACGGCGTGTATGGCTTCTTACGCTCTCATGTGTGAACGTAGGAAAGCTATTACAAATAAAAAACGTCCAATAGAGGATGCAACAAGTTTTATAAACAAGCTTACAATCCGTAAAGCAAAATACAATTAAGGAGGTGCATTATCAAATATGCCTAGACCTAAGAAAGTAGATGCAAATTCTAATGCACCTGCTAAAGTAAATAATTCACAGAAGAAAACTACTTCTTCTACTACAAAACAGCCAACTGCAAATGAAATGCGTGAATGGTATGAGAAAAATAAAAGTAGGCTTGAACGTTATGAAGACGCAACAAGTGCAATTACAAGTCTTCGAGACATTCAGAAATCCAAGACATATACTACAATTAGTAATTATTCTAAAGAAGATGTAAAAGATTATATTAAAAATATTTCTTCTAGTGAAGCAAGTCTTAGAAGTTTATCTCGTTATCTTTATTATCGTTCAGAAATCTACTATCGTCTTTGCAAATATTATGCAAATCAAATTGATTTATCTATTCGTAACATAGTTCCCCCATTTATAATTTCAGATAATAATGACATAAAATCCACATTGCAAAAGTATCAAGAAACAGTTGATGTTGTAGATACTCTTGGATTGAATTATGAGTTTCGTAAAGCTGCATCTATAACACTTCGAGAAGATGCATTTTATGGATGTGCTTATTACACAGAGGGACAGGGAATGTTTATTCTTCCACTTGATCCATCGTATATGAGAATTGCAGGTGTATTTCCTGATGGCTCATTCGCATGTGCAATGGATATGAGTTACTTTAAGCGAAATTCAGAGTTATTAGAATATTGGGGAGAACCATTCAATACTATGTGGAACACATATCAGAGTACAAACGAAAAATATCAGCTAATTCCAGAAGAATATAATGTCTGTATTAAATTCAGGTCAGAGGATTGGGAAACAATTGTTCCTGTGCTCACTCCTATATTCTTGTCACTAATTGACCTTATGGATGCTTCTGATTATCAGGCAGTTCAACAGGCAGCTAATATTTATAAATTAGTATGGCTTGAAATGAAAACTATGGGAAATGATGTAGATGATTGGGCAGTTAATCCAGATATAATGATCCAGTATTTCAATCGTATGCTTGAAGAGGCATTGCCTCCGTATATCTCTGCTGCTATCGTTCCTGGTGAATTACATGAGATAAGCTTTCCAGATGATGCAACTGGCGATGTAACAAAAGTCGAAAAAGCCACAAAGGAAATTCTTAATACTGCTGGTGGTGCTCAGATATTAAATTTAAATTCTGCATCAAACTCTACTGCTTTTAAATATGGTGTACTTGCAGATTCTACATTTTCTATTTCAACTCTTATTCCACAGATTCAAGCTATTGTAAACAGACTTTTATCTAGTTGGATATCTGAACCTTGTAAGGTCAAATTCTTTGATGTTTCAATTTATCAGAAAGATGATTTTAAGAAATCTATTTTGGAATCGTGTCAAAACGGATTACCAAATAAGATTCTTTATAACACATTAAATGGTGTATCTGAGAAAGATACTCTTGCTATGAACTTCTTGGAGGAAGATTGTTTAAATCTTGGCGAGAAATTAAAACCATTTAGCACCTCATATACGCAATCTGGTACTAACCAAGGTGGCGGTCAAGAAAAAGACCAGTCAGATTTAAGTGATGAAGGACTAAAGACAAAAGATCAGGACAAAAACGATATGTAAGGAGTAGATAGATTATGAAACAAAAATTTATAACAACCCAAGATACCCATACTGCTACTCTCTTATTTCAGCAAGGATATCAACGGGTACAAAACTCTAATGGTATTTATGTATTTTTGAATACTGACAAGTTTCAGTTTTCAAATGATATAGATATAACAAAAATTCAGTATAGCAATATGCTTACATTCTAACCACTCTCCTGCTTTGAGTGGTATATCAACAAAGAAAGGAGGAATAGGTTAAATAATGCCCAAAAAGAAGAAAAGACGAATTATGTCTATTGATGAGCTGTATGAGTTCTGTTTAAAGAATAATTTTGCTCATTTTGATAGTAATGAATTCGGTAAAGAACTTATGGTTCGTATGAATGGTAATTTTGAAAAAACTTCCAAAGATGAAGATAAACATAAAGAATCTCTTACTCCATTCGTTAGTCGTGCATTTCACGATCATGTCAATCTCAATAAATCGGAAATCTCCGAAGAAATTTTTAATGAAAATGTCCCATCAGCAAACTTTCGTCCAATCTTAGCACATATCACTACCAATTCAGATAATGAATTAGATTTCGGTAGCCATGATTATTATATGACTACTGACAAAGATGGTAACGACAAAGTTGTATACGAAGAACAGCCTATCGGCGTTATTGATGGCACAAAGACTACTATTGAATATGATGAAGACGCTGGCGTAAATCGTGCAGTTTTGCATGGTTATTTATACGATGAGTATTGTCAGGACGCTATTGAGATTCTTAATAGACGTGGAACTGTAGATTGTTCGGTGGAATTATGCATTAGGGAGTTATCATTTAATACTGCTAATAAAACATTGCAGTTAGATGATTTTTATGTATCAGGTCTTACTCTTCTGTCAAAGGATGTATCCCCTGGTATGGCAGGAAGTAATTTTAAAATTGAAGATTTCGCTGTAAATGCGGAAACAGTAACATTTAACACAGACAACAAATTGGTTGAAACTTTAGAGAAATTAACTAATATTCTTGAGAGTTTTGATATAAATCAAAAATCAAAGGAAGGAGGAACAAATAACAAAATGACAAAATTTGAAGAGTTACTTGCCAAATATGGTAAGACTGCTGAAGATGTAACATTTGACTATACAGAAATGTCAGATGAGGAACTTGAAGCAAAATTCGCTGAGATGTTCGATGATGACAATTCAGAAGGAGACAACTCAGGTAGCGGAGAATCTGGTGAGCCTTCCAATGATGGAGAAGGTGATGGCGAAGGAGCTTCTGATCCAGATGGTAATGAAGGAGAAAGTCAGACTTTTGAAAAGATTGTTCGTACATATGAAATCAGTCATGAAGATACAAGATATGCACTTTACCAGCTTTTATCTGAATATGAAGATGCTGATAATGAGTGGTACTTTATCAACGCTGTTTACGATGATCATTTTACATATGAGAACTGGAATGGTGATAAAATCTTCGGTCAGAACTATACAAAAGACGGTGATAATGTAGCTTTTGATGGAGAAAGATACAATTTACATCGTGAACTTTTAACAGATAGTGAATTTGCAGAGTTACAGTCTATGCGTTCAAACTACGCTACACTCAAAGAGTTTAAGGAGACAGCAGAAAAGAATGAACTTCATGCAAAACGTGAGGAAATTCTTGCAAATGAAAACTTTGCTTCTATTTCTGAAAAAGATGAAGAAGGAAATTTCATTAATAAGGATTTTGAGAAACTGTATACAAATATGGATAACTACTCTCTCGAAGATTTAGAGAAGGAAGCAAAACTTATCTATGCGGATTCTAATATGAAAACTTTTGCAGCTACCACTGATAAAACTCAGAAAAAGTCAACCGTAAAAGTATTTGCTAATGTAAACAAGTCTAAGAAGGATAACCGTTACGGAAATCTTTTTAGCAAATAAAACAAGAAATATAAATCAATGTAATGACACTCAAATTGAGTGTCTTTTTTAATGCAAAAATTTAAGGAGGAAAAATAAATGATTCAGATGACTATTGCAAAACATGCAGTGGCTTTCCCTTCTAAAGTTCTCGCAAGAGATGGTGGAAAGCATATTTATAACATTCAGTTAGCAGAAGCAGCAAGTGCTTATGTAGACAACGGATGGTTCGTTGGTAAGGGTGAATTCGTAGAGTTAGATCTTTATAAAGCAGCAGCACCTACTTCATTTGAAGGAAAGGTCGTTGGTAAGGCAAATAATGGGAATTTCTATGTAGAAGTAGTAACTCCTGGAGATGCCCTGTTTGTATACCAAGTGCCAATGATTGAGGAGACATATAGCAACACATTTAAGAAAGAAAGCAACTATACAAATGCTCCTACTCAGGTAGTTAGAGCTTATGAACTCGCAGTTGGTGATGTAGTTGAAATTTCAGCAGATGGATTTTCTGGTGAAATCGCTGTTAAAGACGGTGTTGAACTCAAAGCCATTTCTGGTGTAACTGCCGCTATGCAGCTTACAAAGAAAGCCTAATTTTTGAGAAAGGAGAAATAAATAAATGTTAGATACAAGTGTAAAAAATCTTATGTTTGACCTCGGTGCAGGTCGTGAAATTTATGATGCCGATTCTAATCGTGTAATTTCTAAGGCAGAAGCTAGTGACACAATTAGAAAGGCTTGTTTTGAATACCTTGGACTTACCAAGGATTCTTCTAATAAGCAGATTAAGAGAGCGTTAAATTCTGAGAGAGGAACACAGTTCTTCGAGGTAATTGAGGAAATTATTGATACTCAGATTGCTCACGGTCTTTCTGAGAATGAGTTTTTCAATAATTATGTTGAGTCAAAGAATATGAAGGATGGAGACGTAAATGAATTCTGGGCTGATGATGAAGTATTACTTACTGTAAGTAAGGTTTCAGGTGATTCACATGACTTTGATAGTAGAGTCCGTGTAGCGTAAGTTGCATGAAAAAATATGTATTTAACTGCTGGAAACCCCTAAAGTTAATCACACTACAACGTAGACATGAAATATAGTCAAGCGTGAAAGTTACGAAAGTAGAAAAAAGTGATTAAATGGCACATGGTTAAATCCTAAATGTCAATTATTCTTTTAAACAGAGAATAATGAAATGGGCAATCAGCAACGAAGTCTCGAATAGAGAAACGCTCAACGACTATCCCATTGGTTATAGAAGTATAACAACAGGAGTACGGCTCAAGTGAGTGGGTGAAAATCCCTTAAATGGAAATGGTACACATCCAAAATTGGATGAAGATATAGTCTGTTCTCATATGAAAGTATGAGGAGTTATTAACTCAACTGGGGGTAATGTCCCAATAAAATATTATTTTCCAAAACATAAAAATAGAAATGAGATGATGCAATTGAGAAGTAAAGAAAATACTATTTGTGGAATTTATTGCATCGAGAATTTAATAAATAAGAAAAAATATGTAGGTCAATCAGTCAATATATATAATAGATGGTTTTCTCATAAAGGTGAATTAAATAGAAATTGTCATTGTAATGGACATTTACAAAATTCATGGAATAAATATGGAGAAGAAAATTTTAAGTTTTATATATTAGAAAAATGTTCAAAAGATAATTTGGATGAAAAAGAAATATATTACATAGATACATTTAAAACATTAGATGAAAACTATGGATACAACGATAAAGATGGTGGACAAGACGGATCAGTTTCTAAGGAAGCTAATGAAAGAAAAAGCCAATCATTAAAAAAATATTACGAAGAAAATCCAAATAAAAAAGATGAACTTTCAAAAAGAGCCTTTAAGCAATGGAGTAATCCAAAAATAAAAGCAAAAATTCTTGGTGAAAATAATGGAATGTATGGTAAAACTCATACAAAAGAAGCAAGGCAGAAAATATCAGAAGCACAAAAAGGACATATTTCAAAATATAGAAATTTAACACCTGTATTGTGTATTGAAACAAATAAAATATATGAATGTTCTGCTGAAGCACAGAAACAATTAAAAATTACAACTTCTATATTGGAAGTGTGTAAAGGAAATAGAAAAACGGCTGGTGGTTATCACTGGCAATTTGTGGAAAATAATATATAAGTTAAACATAAAGATCTATCCAGCGTTTAGGTTCTGGTCAGTCTTATCATGTTGATACAGCAGTATATGGTATCAAGGTTGGTGGAGATATTCGTCTCTTCTTAACAGGTCGTAAGGATTGGGGTGCTTTCGTAGATGCGGTTGTTAAGGCTTATATTCAGAAGGTTCAGACACTCATTTCTTCTCAGTTTGCAAATGGTGTAAACCTTATTCCTGTTCCTGCTACTCTCAAGGGTACTGGTGCTTTAGCTGCCTCTACAAAGGCTCAGTTTAATGCAATTATCGAAAAGGTTGGTGCTGCTAACGAAAGCGGTGTTGTAATCATGGGTACTAAGACAGCGTTAAAGTCTCTTAATGCTCTTACAAAGGTTGATTGGGCTGATCCTGCTAATTCAATCAAGGAGTCTGTAGCAAACACAGGTATTATCGGTGGCTACGAAGGAACACCTCTTATGGAGATTCCACAGAAGTTTACTGATAAATCTCTTGCTACTCCTATCGTTGATAACAAGAAGCTCTATATCATGCCAGCAGTTGATGATAGATTTATCAAGTTTGTTGACTATGGAGAGACTGAACTTGAAGTAAACGAAAAGGGTGCTACTAAGGATGATATGCAGTCTTATGAGGTACAGAGACGTATGGGCGTTGCAACTCTTATGACTCGTTATCATGGTGAGTGGGATCTGTAAGATTTACTTATAGATTAATTATATGGAGAGTGGTAATCCACTCTCCTATTTTTGAAAGGAATTGAAAGGAAATGGCATATACAAAGAAAACTACTGCTACTACTGGTAGTACAGAAAAGGTAACAAAAACTACAGAAGTTAAAGAAGGTGTAAAAACATTTTCACCTGAAGATACTGTTCCATGTCGCTCATTAGTAAGTGGTGGACTTTATATTGAGGGAGCACGTTCACATATCCTTTATAGCTGGGCTGATTGTGGAGATGTAGTTGATGTTGAATATAGAGATTTAATTTATCTCGTTAGAACTCGTGAAGATGTAAACATTTATTCACCAAGAATTATTATTGAGGATGAAGATTTTGTTGAACAGAATAAGTCTGTAAAAGACTTATATGAGTCCATGTATGAAACAAGTGACTTAAATGAGATTTTAAATCTTCCTGTTCCGCAGATGTCAGAAACAATTAAAAAGCTTCCAAAAGGTGCGAGGGAAGCCCTTAAAGGTATTGCTTCTACAATGATTGAATCTCATGCACTTGATTCAGTCCACAGAATTAAGGCTCTTGATGAAATTTTTGGTACAAAAATGTTACTTACATTAGTTCAGGAATAGTAAAGGAGGCTCACAATGACGCTTCCATACGAAATAATTTTTTCACGAACAAGAGGACGAATTTCAGATATGAAAGAACTTTCTCTTGACGAAAATGATCTTAATGAAACATGGACTGAACGCTTACGCATGGTTGCAGGTGATGAACGAGTTATTAGAAAATTCGCTTCATTTAATATGGATGACGAAATCCAACAGATTGAATTTGAGATGCAATATCCTGTTAGCGATTTTGCAGATAAAGAATATGTTATAGGATTGTTTACTCTTGGAATGACAATTGAATGGTTAAAACCGCAGGTTGACTCTGCAAAATTTACTGCTAGAGCTTTAGGAACAAAAGAAGAAAAAAACATACAGAATCCATATAAAGATATGCAAAGTAGATTGGATACATTACAGCATGAATTTAGTAGAAAACTTGCAAGTCATGGATATATTAATAATTCATATGTGCGAGGTGAATAACTATGGAATATATATATGGTTCGTTCACTAAAAGACAAATTAAAGAAGCTGCACATGCAATGCATAACGATGTCCATAAGTTATTACTTTATAAGGATAATCGAATAGAAGAAAAAATATTTGAGAATGATGAAGCTTTTCTTATATTTTTTCAGAATGTCATGTTTAAATTTAGTGGAACAAAAACTCTATTTAATAATAATGGAATTATGGTCACACTAATGGCTACTTTGCAAGCCGCTTATGACGAAGTTACATCCGATGAGTTTGATTACATGACATTCCGTAGGGCTATTTTAGATAGTCACAATTACATTAAGCAGATGTTTGAAGGAGGTGTTGGTGATGCCAAGCTTACAGACAGCACGGCGAATCGCTAACGCCAAAACAAATAATGCGAAAACTTTAGGTCAAATTTATAAAGAAGAATCTGACTTTTTGATGGAAGAAACTTGGGATAACAGTATTGCTTCCAAGACTTGTTACATTTATGACTACTTTCATGATGACTTCTTCACAGATGAACATGGAATTACACGTTCACTTGCTGAAGGGATGACTTATGAAAATACTAATAAGACAAAGATAGATGCAAAGTTTATTATCAAATCTTATCAGTCAATGGACAAAGATCAAGTGGAATACTATCTTATGTTTCGTCCAAGTCAGCCTGTAAGATTCAATGAAGATGATGACCTTTATTATTATGAGACTGATTTTAGGAAACGCTATGGGGCAACATTTCCGATAGGACTTTTCGTGGACGTTCCAGATGATAGAGGAATTTATCATAAGTGGATTGTCTGTCGTGATGAACCTGCAAATCAGTTTCCAAAGTATCTGATTTTACCAGTAAATTACGAACTTACATGGATTGAAAAATCTAATGATAAGCGCATCAAGAGACGTATGTGGTGTTGTTTAAGACAGCAAAGCTCTTACACGATTGGAACTTACACAGACCGATATTTTACGCACACAGATAATCAGGATAAGATCTGGTTGCCAATGAACTCTATTACAGAGAAGTTTTGGTACACTTCTGAAGATTCTAAAAATATGCGAGTTGTAGTAAGTGCTTTAACAGAACATCCTACCGTATGGACAGTGACCAAGGTTGAAAATTCAATGCCGTTTGGTATTCAAAAACTTACTATATATACGGCATTTTGGAACGAGCATACTGATTATGTCAATCTTGAAACAGGTGAAATGTATGCGAACTATTTTGATTCCGAAATCGCCCCAACAGATCCATCTACTCCAACCACTCCCCCATCTTCCATTACAGCAAGAATTTCAGCATCCACTTCAACAATTAAAGTTGGTGGCTCTTATAAAAATCTTACAGTAAATCTATTCAGCGATTCCAATGAAGATATTACAACTGAATATTCTGATGCAACCTTTATATGGACTTGCTCTATTGACGATAAAGATTGGACTGATAAAGTTACATGGCGAACTGGTACAGAGTACAACCAAAAGAAAGTAAAGTTTCCTAACGACAGTTCCGTTATCGGCAAAATATTGTCTGTTAAGTGCAAGATTGTTAAGGATGACTTGTCGATTGAATCTGAAATTTTGCCGTTGGAATTAACTGAATAGGAGGTGTTTTTATTTGGCAGAAAAATTAGTTACAAAGAATGACTTGTTGAATAAGCTTCGTGCATATAAAGAATCTCCTGATGATGATGTAATTCTATACAAGCAAAAAATCAAGAATGCTTTGTTATCAAATCCATGTTTGTTATACTCTCTCAATGATAAAAAGTTAGAGTCTGAATTGTTCGACAAAAATGGAAATATCAATTGGGAGTGGAATGAAGATACAAAGCAATACGAACCTCTTGGTGAATGGGATAGATATTTCGGAAGCGATTCTCTTATTCGTCCATTTTTATTTATTCCAGATACACAGACAACGGTTAAATGTTATTTGTGTTATCAAGTAGGATTTAGAGACACAGCTAGACATAATTCAGGATTAAAAGATACGTTAATTGATTTTGCAATTTTTGTTCATGGTGATGATCGTATAGATAAACTTACTGGTATTCCAAGACACGATCTCATTGGTTCTATTATTAGAGAACGGTTTGCATGGTCTAATATTTTTGGTATGCAAGCTCATCTTGCACAAGATTATGAACAAACAGTTGATAATAATTACGTAGCTCGTTATCTCACATTCCAACTCACAGATTTAAACAGTAAGATTCAAACACCCTATGGTGGAAAATCACAAATGATGAATTACGGTATAAGGCGGTGATTGTTTGGATGTATTAGAAACATTGGATAGTCTTCAATCTGCTGCTGAAGAAGATATAAAAAAGAAACAAGAAAAAAGTCATAATCCAGAATACCATTTTGACAAACTTAAAATGTATTTTGGTGAAGATTATACAATAAATGGTATAACTATTTCAATTCCAACCATAGGAGATATTTTAAATATTGGCGAACCAAAATTTTACCAAGCAATCTCTCCCTTTCTGAGTAATTCTACTTCTATTCGAGTTCTTCTTTATGATGTATTTAAAAAAGACTGGAATAAAACAAAAGATATTGAAGTGTTTTATATCTTATATCAATTGCTCGAAGATAAAGAGCCGTTAAAGCTACTATTCAAAGATTTTAGTTTTGATGGATTTGAACTAATTCAAGCAAGAAAAAATGTTGACGATCCAGAATACAATCATCTTGCGCTTTTAAATCAAGATAAAAATATGATTATTTATGATGATGAATATATGGAAATTGCTGAATTTATTCGAGCGATGATGAATGTTCATCCAAAGGTTGAAAAGGCAAAAGGTAGAACAACAAAACAATGGATTTTACAAGAAGATAGAATGAAAGCAGAACAGGATGATAAAAAGAAAGGCATATCGACTCTTTTACCACTTGTTTCGAGTTGTATAAATCATCCTGGGTTTAAATATAAGTTGGAAGAATTAAAACAAGTGAATATATGTCAGTTTATGGATTCTGTAAACAGAATTCAAAAATACGAACAGGGAACGGCTGCATTACATGGGATCTATGGCGGTATGGTGTCAGCCAAAGATATTCCCGAAGACTTAATCAATTTTATGGGCGAATTATAATCGCTCATTTTTTATTGCATAAAAATAACAATTTTAAAGGAGGAAAATAATTATGGCATTTAAATTAGGTGACGTAATCGTAGATAGACTTCAGTTTGGTTACGGTGCAAAGTCTAATGGTACACCTCTGTATGCTTTAACACAGCTTACACAGGCAAATATTGATATTACTGCTGACTCAACAGATATCAATGATAAGGATGGAAACCTTGTATATCGTAAGTATACAGGTAAGAAAGGTGAGGTTACTGCAACTAACGCATTCCTTAATCTTGCTGTTGTAGAGACTATTTCTGCTACTGATGCCGAGATTGCAACCGCAGATAATGGTATTGTTATGCCGATGATTCAGATCGTAAAAGCTGGCGAGACATTGGATATTACGGGATTTGTTGAAGGTTCTATTCATGTAAATGCTCTTTCTACAAAAGGTTCTATGGGTAAGGACGAATTTAAGAAAGGATCTGCTGCTTCTGCTACTGAATATGCAATTAAGCATACTGATGAGGTAAAAGATCCAGGAGATCAGCATGTAACAACTCCTGCGAGTGATGTATTAACACCGCCTATTGCAGATGGTGAAACTCAGTATATTATAAAGTATAAGAAGACAATTAAGAGTGGAGCAAAGATTACTAATTCTGGTAAAAAGTTCCCTAAGTCTCATGAGTTGTTCTTCAAGGCACTTGTAGTAGATAAGTGTGAAACTGATGTATTAAAAGCAGCTATCATTCATATCCCTTCATTTATGCCAAGTCCTGAATTCTCACTTGCATTACAGGGTGGTGATTCTCAGACGATGGATTATAAGGGTTCTATGATGTTAAATGCTTGCTCTACAGACGGAGAACTTTTCTCTATTTATTATATTGATGAGGAAGAGGACGACATCGAATTATAAGGACACGTAGGGCAGTTAAATTACTGCCCTATTCTTACAAGGAGGAATAATGTCAAAGAAAGAATTGAGAACTTGTGTGCTTTGCGGTAAAACTTATTCGTTTTGTCCAGTTTGTAATCCAGAAGACCGTTTGAAGCCAACATGGTATTTTTGTTGGTGTTCAGATAATTGTCATGAAATTGACGAAGTGACTTCTGCTTTTGAAGATGGACGCATGACAGATATCGAAGCAAAAGCAAAATTAGAAAAATTAGATTTAAGCAGAAAAGAATACTTTGGCGAAAGTTATAAGAATTCTATCGTTTCTATTATGAAGGCAAAAGCACAAGTTATTAAGAAAGAAAATAAAAAGACAGAGGCTAAATCTGTCAAGGATGTTGTTACAAAAGTCGAAAAAGAGGCTGAACGTAATGTTGAATAGTGATTTTTAAATAAGGGATTATGACATACCACTATTCAATGTTGTAATCCCTATTTTTTACGTTATTCAATTGAGGGATAAAAAGGAATGATAATTGAAAGTAATTTAAAACCAAGAAATTACACCGAAAAAGAAGTTGTTCGTATATATAATCGAGATCAACAAACTTTTTACATCGACTCTAATGTTTATCCAGTGGATGTATATACAAGTTATAGCCCCAAATGTGAAAAGAAAATTATAATAATGACTTTTATTAGAAACGACACAAAAGAAGTTTATAAGAAATGGTGTAATCATGAATTAACATAGGAAGGAGGAAACTATTATGGCAGTAACTGAAAAAGATATTACATTGTGTGGTCATGGATCAGGAACACCGTCTACTAAAAATATGTATACATATCTTGAAAGCAGATACAAAAGCATTGCTCCAAACGGAAAACATAAGGGAGTTATTGCAGTAAGACGATTAAAAAAAATTACTGATTCTGGACGAAAAAAGTTTCATGACACATATAAAACTATTCTAGGTCGGAACTCATATAATCAGTCGTTACGATCATATGTATACACTCCATATAAGGGAAAGTATTATTCAGACTGCTCTTCTAGTGGATGTGCTACGTTTAAGAAAATTGGATATAGCGTACCGTTGCTAAATACGGCAGGAATTTATACAAGTTCATTGTTTGAAACTGTTCCAGTAAAGATTAAAAATGGTCATATTACAAATCCTGAAATTTTAAAGGTCGGAGATGCAATATTGTTTGTTGGAACTGATCCGTCTCGTCCAAAGCAGATAGGACATGTTGAGTTTATTTATACAATCACTTCTACAGCTAAGAAGCCTACATCAAATAAAGAAAATTCAAGTTATTATCCTAAGTGCGCAAGCATGTGTACTACTATCTCGTCTGCATTAGATAGTATCAAAGTAGATTCATCAAAAGCACATCGTACTAAAATTGCAAAAGCCAATGGAATTGTTGGGTATGTAGGAAGTTCATATCAAAACACACGACTTCTTTCATTATTAAAAGCAGGAAAACTCAAAAGAGTATAAATTATAGGAGGAAAAGTCATGAATAAAATTAACTGGAAAGTCCGTTTTAATAAAGAAAATATTTTATTTATTTCGCAAGTTATAATTTCTGTTGTAATTCCGATTCTTACGTACTTTGGTTTGCAAGCTTCAGATTTAACAACTTGGTCAAAAGTATGGGAAACATTTGTACAGGCAATTAGTAATCCATATGTAGTAGTAATGGTATTAGTTTCATTATTTAATGCAATTACAGATCCAACAACAAAGGGAATTGGAGATTCTTCTATTGCCCTAACTTACAACAAACCTAAAAATTAAGGCGGTGTGTTATGGATGAAATAAAAGCATTATTTAATCTTCCATATCCAACTATCATAATGGGTGTGTTTATTTTTATTCTTGGTGTTGATAAAATAGTGTATTTATTTTTAAAAATCAAAAAGACTCTTAGGATAAAATTCGGATTTGAAGAAGATAAGGAGACAACCGAAGATCGAATTACTGTTCTTGAAAAACATGATAATTGGCAGTACCGAGAGATAACAAAAATGTCCAAAGGTATAGAAAATATTGAAACTGAACTATTAGATAATAACTTAGAGAGAAAACGCAAGTATATTTTAGACTTCTGTTCATCTCTTTCTAATGGTCAGAAGCAAAATCGAGAAGCCTTTAACAATGTATTTAAAACATATAAAAATTATGAAGAATTATTAAGTGCTCATAATATGGAAAACGGTCAAGCCGAAGAAAGTATGAAATTTATTTCTGAAAAATATCAAGAATTCTTAAGAAATGGAGAATTTTAGCACTTCTATTATATCATAAATTTTCCTAAGTTAACTTGTAATTTTCTTATATATTATATGTATAAGTAAAATAATTTCATACATACTACATTATATGAAGAATAAAGTTGGAGAATACAGATGCAAATATAATATGTCTATATCAGAATTGTCGAAACGCAGTGGGATGTCTTCTACTGCCATATCTAATCTTGAAAATGAACACACTTCTGATATTCTTTTATCTCATGCAATTACTTTATCTCATATACTACAAGTAGATCTGTATGAACTATTCTGTATTAAACGATAGGAGGAATTGTATAATGGGAATGTATTTTAATTTGATTTGTGAAGAAATGGAAATTACTGGTGGAAAGGTTATTCATATTGATAAGAACATAGGGAATATGGATGAAGTACACAAAGTTGTATGTGAGAATATTGAAGAATATCCCAATGCCAAATGGGAACTTTATCCAATGATTATTAACAAATGACAAAATACATATAACAATTAAATATAAGAACTATGAAAGAGCGACTTCTTCGGAAGCTGCTCTTTTGTTATGTAAAGGAGTGAAAGGAAATAGCACAGAATCCAGGAAAGGTTTTTGAACAGTCGATTAAAGATTCTGTCCCAAATACATGTTGGATTTATCGCTTCAGGGATAATGCAGCATCGTTTGGGAATGGAAATAATACTAGATTTGCTAGTAGTAATATTTGTGATTATCTTCTATTTGATGATGATTCAAGGACATTGTATTTGCTCGAATTAAAATCAACTCAATCAACAAGTCTTCCATTATCAATGATTAGAGATAATCAAATTAAATCTCTGCAAGAAGCAAGTGAACATAATCTTGTCGCAGGATTTATTTGTAATTTTAGGAATGAAAACAACGACACATTCTTTATAGAAATCTGCGATTTCGTAAAGATGATGGAGAATATAAATAAGAAGTCGTTCAATATTAACGACTTGAAAAATAATAATGCTGTTCAAATAAATAGCAGAAAGAAACGAACTAGATATACATATGACATTCAGAAGTTTGTCAACGAGTCACATTTGTAAAGGAGAAAAAGGAATATGAAACTTTTAGAGTTTGTAGAAAAGTATAACAACATGGCAAATAACACATTAAAGGAACAGTTATTAAGTAAAATCAAAATTACACCATATGTGTCAATCATCAAGAAAGATGCTTACGCACAGTTGATTGTAGATAAGACAACATTTGAGCAAGAATCTTATGATGATAACGGAGTAACAAAATATCGTAAAACAGATAAGATTAGAGTAAATTCTGTTGCTCAGTATGTACAGTTTTGTCGTGCTGTTATTAAATTATATACCGACCTTGAGATTGACGAGGATGATAAAGGATTCATCAAGGGATATGATGCACTTAAATCATCTGGCTTACTTGATGTTTTAATGGTTGGTTCTGATAAAGCTGATCCACTTATTCCTATGAGTGAATTGAGTGAATTTAAAACCATTTTAACAATGAAGCAGTCAGATACTCAGTTTAATGAGACAACTACTCAGGCGTTTATTAGCAAACAGATTGGAAGGATTTCTGATTTGGCAAATGCTACTCTAACACAACTTGTTGATGTTGTAAGTAAAAAACTCGATGAGATTCCAAAAGAAGATTTGGAAGGAAAAATTCTTGAATTTGTTAAGAAAGGTAATTTCAAAGAAGTCTAAGTAAATTCAAATTTCTTGTAAAATAAACAGGCTCTATGCGTGTCACAGCGTATAGAGCTTTTCTTGTGGAGAGTGGTGATACTGCTCTCCTATTTTAGTGAATAAATAGTGAAATTATAGTGAAAATTTGGAGGTGATGATACATGGCTAAAGGTGATTTAGCATCAATGGTTTTAAAAGATATAAAACATGCAGAGAAACAATTGGCAAAAGAAGTTGCGCCTGAAATCAATAAATTATTCAAAGAATCTGTATACGATTCTCTAATAGATTGGTATAACGATTATTCACCAATGGAATATGTAAGAACTCAAAATTTTATGAATGTATATAATTCCGCTTATACATCAGCAAATGGCAATATTTTAACATTACAGGTTGATTCTTCGAGAATGAATGATTATCCAGGTTTTAGTAGACCACCATATCCAACGTATGAAAAACAACCATTACAAGCAAATACGGCATTCGATTATATGTTTATGAATGGTGAACATGGTCATGGTCGTTGGATGATGCATCAAAGTATACCTCCGTTTGATAGAGTCGATAGAGACTTTCGAAGTGGATTTGGAGGTCGTGTACAAAAAATTATAGATAATAAAGCAAAGAAAATATTATTTGGATAGGAGGTAATTTATGTCAGGAATAGCAAATTGGCAAGCTCAAATTCGTATTGACATTGAAGATTTAAAAAAACGAATTAAGGTTGCCGAAGGAGAAATTAATAATTTCACCAATGAAGATCGAAAAGTAAAATTAGATATAGACACAAAGACATTAGAAAGTGCTATTCAAAAACTTGATAAAATGCTTGACTCTCTTGGTAAAGGAACGGGTGATTTTAAACAGTTTGAGAATTTATCAAAAGAGTTATCAAGTATTGTATTAGAAGTACAAAGCTTAAGTAAAGCTTTTGGTAAAGTAGATGATTCTGGTGCGAAGACACTACTCTCTTCTATCCAAAATATTGATAAATCACTTTCTGAACTGAGTCAGAATATTCTCAATGTTAATAAAAACATTAGCAATATGGGCGGCAATACGAGTGGTGCTGTCAAACAAGTAGAGAATATTAGTAATGCATATCAAGATGCTGCCAAAGAAGCTGAGAAGTTGGCTGATGTACAGAGTAAGATTGGAAAGAAAACGAATATTTCATATACTTCTACAGAATCTGCTACTAATTCCATAAAAGAAGAGAATAGTGTATTAGAGCAGAATACTCAGAAAATTAAGGAAAATACACAGGCAAAAGAACAGAATGCAAATGTAAATCTTAATAAGTATGATAAACGGTTAGATTCTTATAATGGTAAGATTGATAAATACAAGACAACTATTGATAGATTTAATGATGGTGGTTGGTCAAGTGATACATATTTAAAAAATGTACAAGCTGTCAAGAATGCCGTTAATGAGTATGAAACTCTGCTTAATGAATTAAAGGGCAAAGATGCTAGTTTGGTGACAAGTGATGATATTTCCAAATTGGACGAGTATGAAAAGAAAATCAAAGATACTATCGCTACTGTCACTAATATGTCAGCTTCTGAAAAGGGATATAACTTTGTTTCTGGTCAGAAAGAATTAGACAAGATTCACAAACTTCTCAATGAAAATAGTAAGATGTCTTCTGAGGCAAAAGCTAAAATCAAAGCTTACTATGCAGAAATTGAAAGCGGTAATCCTAGTATGAGTCTTGACAAGATTCATGGTGAAATCTTAAAGATTTATAATGCTGAAGTTGAAGCTGGTCGTGCTGGCAGAACATTATGGGACACCTTAAAGAATAGCGGATTCCATCAGATTGCTGCGCAGATGGCAGGAATGGTTGGCGTGTATGATGTTATTAATCTTGGTAAAGAAGGTTTAAGTGTCGTAAGAGAACTTAATACCGCTCTCACAGAAATGCGAAAAGTATCTGATGAATCTTTGCAAAGTTTAAAAAATTATCAGAATACAACATTTGATACGGCAGATGCGGTTGGTACAACTGCAAAACAGATACAGACAAGCACTGCCGACTATATGCGATTGGGTGAGTCGCTTGATGAAGCTTCCGAAAGTGCGAAAACAGCAAATGTACTCCTGAATGTATCTGAATTTAATAATATTGAAGATGCAACTAAGTCACTTGTTGCTATGGGACAAGCGTATAAAGACTTAGATAAAATGACCATTGTTGATAAGCTTAATGAAGTAGGTAATAATTATGCAATATCAACAGATGAATTAGCCACTGCCCTTCAAAAATCATCAGCTACTCTCTCACTCATGGGAAATACGATTGATGAGGCTGCAAGTTTAGTCACTACAGCGAATGCAACGATTCAGGACGCAGATAGTGTTTCAGCAGGTTTACGCACGATTTCTCTTAGATTGGTTGGTACAGAAGAAGCCGAAGAAGAGCTTTCTGCAATGGATGAGGAAGTAGATGCTTTCGTAAAAGCAACAAATTCAAAAAAACAACAGATAATCAAAGATTATACTGCCGTAGCTTCTAACAATTATCAAGGTTTTGATATTCTTGATAGTAATGGAAATTATAAAAATACATATCAAATCCTCCTCGGTATAGCCAAAGTCTATAAAGAGATTCAGGAACAAGATAAAAAATTGGGAACAAATCATGCCACAGCTTTAATTGAAGAATTAGCGGGCAAAAACCGTTCGAATATTGCTTCAGCGATACTGCAAGATCCGACACAGCTTGAAGCTGTTAAGAAATCTTCAGAAGAAGCATTGGGATCAGCAAAAAACGAATTAAACTCTTATCTTGATAGTATTGATGGTAAAATGGCACAGTTGGAGAATCGTGCGCAGGAGTTCTGGTTTAAGGTGATAGACTCCGAAACTATTAAGAATGGTATTGATTTATTATCCACTCTGATTAAAGGTACTACTGATTTTGTAGATACAGTTGGATTGTTACCAACTATTCTTACAGGAATTGGAGCAGCATTATCTTTTAAAAATGTCGGCATTGATACGTTAGTGGCGTATTAATCAAATCATTGTTATTGTTTTGAACGTACCGACATCATAGGGTTTCTAACGGATACGTTAGTTTGGACTATGATAAGTATGCTATACATACGATAAACGAAGACGCAATATGCGAGGAAGGCTGTAAAACTCATGGTACTACTCTATTATAAGGAAACTAAATAGACATAGTAAAAATTCATGAATTCAGTTGGTTCGCAGGGATAGACCTTTAAAATGGTAAGCCCTCAGAGAGTGACAACCGTTGGTGGTAGTTATATGAAACGATGCTACTATAATATGCATTCCGTACTCATGACACGACATGTTAAATGATGTGAACTTATCTCATATCTCGTGTAAATCAGTTTGACCTCTCAGTTCCTAGAGGTAGATAAGATGGAACAAAACCAAGAAATCTTGATTTCAATCGAGTAAAATAGAGAATAATAAAATAGCACCACAAGTTGCTGTTCTTGTAGTGCTAATGTCTTTGAGATTATCGAAAATCAAAGACTCCCTATATTGTAACATTGGGGTAGTACATAAAATTGGTCGTGTATGTACAAATTTATTGTATCAAATTGCCATAATTTTACAATCCAGAACGTAAGTTTGTCGAATAATGCAGAAAGAAAAATATTCAAATTTTGAATAATTCTATTTACAAAATTTTACAATTATGCTATTGTGAAAATATAAAAATTTTTGCATTTTTTGAAGGAGGCAAACTGGATGGAAGATATAAAAACAAGTCCGAAAAGTTTAAGATCGTTGGTAGGTGAAATCAATAAGGGAAAATATAATTTTGACTTACCAATTCAACGTAGAGCTGGTATTTGGAAACCAAAAGAGAAGTCATTGTTTATTGATACTTTGTTAAGAAACTACCCTATCTACCCTGCACTTGTGAATAAACACAGTGACACAAAAGAGATTGATGTAGTTGATTTTAAGCAACGTTTTACTACAATCGCAGCCTTTGCTAATGACGAATTTAAATTATCAAAGAATTTAAAACCATTAACAATTGATGGGACTGAATACGAAATCGCAGGAAAGAAATTTTCTAAGCTTGACGAAGCTGTTCAGTCAAGATTTAATGACAGAGATATTTCTATTATAACAATGACAGATGCAACCGAAGAAGAAATTGTTGATATTTTTGAAAGAATAAATATGGGACACCAACTTTCAAACGGACAGAAAAGAAGCACTATTGAAAGCAATGAAGTTAGAGAAATTATTTACTCTATTGCTGATCATCCATTCTTTGAAAAAGTTTTATCTCCTGCTCAGTTTAAAAAGAACCTTGACAGAGATATTGTTATTCAATGTTTAATGCTTACAGAAAAGACAGATAAAAACAATTTTACTTCATTTAGAGATGTAGATATGAATAAATTTATTATGTATTATAATGATAAGATTGCAGATCCAAATGAAAAACAATTTGCAGAAAAGAAAATTGAAAATCTGCGAAAAGCATTAGATAAGTTGAATGAAGAACTTCCAAAAGATGTAAAAATAAAAGCAAGTACAATTCCAATGTGCATTTATGGAATGTACCGTATGGTTAGAGATTCTAAATCTACTTCTAAATATATGGAATGGTTGAACGAATTTTTAGCATCATATGATACAAATTTGGATTATTTGCAATACTGCTCTAATGGTACATCTAATTCAGATATGGTAAATGGACGATTACAGTTCTTTAAAGATGCTATAAATAAAATTGGATAAATAATTTTGGAATATTTTTCATATATACAAATTAAGATATATATGATAAAATAGATTAGCGGAGCGTAAACATACGTTCTATATTGCATTATTATTATCCTTGATATATAATAAATGCATAAATAAATTTTGGTAGCTCATATATGAGTGAATATTTATGTTCTGTCAAATGGCAGGAAGGGGGTTTGTTATAAACTCCCTTATTTATTTTCAAAGGAGAAAATGATATGCATAGAGTTATGGTTTTTATTGATTATCAAAATTTTAATATAAATCTTAAAGAACATTATAAAGGTAAAACATTTAAACCAATTAATTATTGGGCTTTGGGTAAGGCAATAAATGAAATAATACCATTTCAATCAGAAGTTTTAAAAACTTATTTGTTTGCTTATAAGCCATGTGATGATTTAATGAAGATTGAGAGCTACTCGAAATATTATGAATGGCTTACTAAATTAAAGAAAACACCATATCTTGAAATTATTGAAGGTAGACAAGAATTACGAACTTATGATGATATAAGATTAGATATAAGCAATCCTAGAACTTATTATACAGAAGAAAAAGAAACTGACATAAATCTCGCTACTCATATGATTGCGAAGGGTTTTCAGAACGCGTATGACATAGCTGTTCTTGTATCTGGTGATACTGATTATATAAAGGTTGTAGAAACATTGCATAATATTGGTAAAATTGTTGTAATTGCTCATTTTAAACATCAAAATGTAAGTCGCTATGATGACATTTGCGATGCCAATATTATTTTATATGATAATGTATTAAATCAAGCAGTAAACAAGAAATATACTGAAAACAAAGAGCAGGACTAATCTCCTGCTCTTTTAATATGTATGTGTTTTTGTTTATTCGAAAAATTCTATGTCATTAATTGTGATTAACCACGGACTTGCAAAATTTTCTATATTAGCACCATAATATCCTTTTATTGATATAACCCCTTTGCTCTCCCATTTTCGCAATATAAACGAAGCGTCCTTAATTTCAAGCTGAAGATCATTTGTTATGGTTTCAAGTCCTATTCGAATTCTCGTTCCTTTCTTAAATTCATTAATTAAATACTCTTTTAATTTTTCTTCTGTTTCCATATCCATCAACCTCCTTTGTATAAAATAATATTATATTTATAATCATATCACTTTATTAAAAGAAGGAATATTATAAACATACGTTTTGTGAAATATTACCAAATCTTACCAAGTGCTACCACAGTCATTACATTTGTGTGTTTTACCAATTTTACTACTGGCAAGCCCAAGCATACCGACTGATACTGCCCTATTTACTGTACCAATTTTTGTGATATTTGATGAATTACAGTATGGACAATGAAGATAAGAATATTCAAGATTTTAAATACATATATAAAATAACATGATGTAATAATATAATAAGTGGTTACTTATTATATCTATAGAGGTGCTTATGGAAAAAGAAATAATTTTAACTGACAAAAATAATATAACAAGTGATGGAAAGAAATTTCCAAAAACTCCTAGACCAGAAGTTGTATATGGAGGAATCTTCCCAACAAAGGAAATGATTATAGATAATTTAAGAAAATTAAAGAGACAATATATAAATAGATGAGTCCGTAGTTATGATGAACCACGGACTCGTTGTTTGTACTGCTCTCCTACTCTCTTTATCAATCTCTCAAAGGATGTGAATTATGAAAAATTAAAATTGAAGAAACTTACTCCTTATAGAACGAACTATCAACTTCAATTCCGCACTGGTTTGCAGATAAATGAAAGTCTTTAGTCTTTTTGGAGAAGATACTATGTACCAGATAGTAACCTAATCCTAGTCCGACAAGTTTCAGAATAAATGTAAGCACAAGTTCTACCATTTTTCACCTCCTTTCCGTGATATAGATAACGGTCGGGAATTTGGTGTGGAGAACCCACTAGATGATTTTCTTCCAAGAGCGTTACACTCACTTTCCTCCTAAGAACTAGGAATGTGAAATTAATATGTGACATGACAGAACTACACACGAGGTCGTGGTGTGCCCACGACCATGTTCTATCATGTTTATTTTAATACTTGTTGGAAATTAATGGTAGTCGGAACGTATGTTTACCACGTATAACCGCAATTACCACACTTGAATGTCTTGTTAATCTTCTTACTAAAGATACCGAAGAATCCAACAGATGCTACTCTCTCACCGCCTGAGATATGACGAACATTTAAACTGCCACAAGTAGGACATTTAGGCATATTTTGCCCATCGTTACGAAAAGCAGTTTTAACATCTGCACCTTGACGTATTGCATCACCGATAGCCATATCTCGTTCATATTCGGCAGATTTTTGTGCTTTGATTCTGTCTCGATTATTAAAGAGATATTCATCAAATTCTGGTGAAGATTTTACGCACTCTTCTATGAATTGGTCTTTTTTGTTTTTATCAATAGTATCATGGTCAATTTCACCATTCCAGACTAATAAATATTTATCTGGAATAGGGTAACAAATTGATCCACATATATCACAATCGTTTTTTTCAGTACCAAATTTCATCCATACTCTTCCGCATTTTTTACAATACATTAACATGATAATATACCTCCAATTTATGAAAATTGTATCACATATAATAAAATTCGACAAGCATTCAAACAGCTTGTATTGATAATATAGTATGATATTCAAAACATTTGACAGTGATAAAGATACATTTTCATCAAAATTTGGAATATTTGGAAAATCATTTGAAGATATTGGAAATAGATTTAAAAAAGTTTCTAATGAATTAATTGAAACAAATGATTATACAATATCAAATATTGTGAATGCATGGAAAAATTCTTCTATTAAGAAAGATTTAAGTGATAAATTTATTATTACTAAATCTGATATACAAAATAAATTAAAAGACCTTTCTGTTTATGATCAAGATCCATCTAATATTTTGGCTTCACTTCTTAATAATAAAGAAAAAATAGAAGCTGGTCAAAAAACTTGGCAGGATTATTTTAATTGCCTAAAAGAAGGCGAAAAATGGCAAGTAAAATTTGTTCAAGAAAATGGCTTAACTAAAGTATCTCTTGATGATGTAAAAAATGCTCAGAATGCAGCAAAACAGTCTGCTATTGCTTATAATAATGGATTAGAGCAAATGACCATTGGTGCTAAAGCTGCTAATATTGCTTTAGAAGGATTAAAGATGGCGGCAAATATGATTGCTGGTATGCTTATCGCAGAAGGCATCCAACTGGCTATCACAGCAATAGATAACTGGATTCATCGTGTCGAGAAGGCAAATGAAGCTATGGATAAAGCTACTAGTGAATATGCTTCTGCGAAATCCGTACTAGAAGAAACGACATCTCAGTTAAACGAACAAAATAAACGAATTGATGAACTTAATAAGAAAGATAAACTTACCTATGTTGAACAGGAAGAATTAGACAAATTAAAAGAAGCTACTCGACAGTTAGAGCTTCAAAAAAATATTGAAGAAAAAGAGAAGGCTAATTCTGCGCGAGAGGCGGCAGATAAAACAGTAACTGCATTTAATAAGCAATATGGGAAAGGTGATATTGATAAAAATGCGGTTGATACTCAACTTGCTCAGTCAAAAGCAACTGGCGTATTTCAGGAAGCTCGAAACAGCGATGATATTGTTGGCAATTTAGCATCTTTTGAATATTATACGGAGCAGATGGAAAAGACACAAAAGAGATATAACAAAGCCTTGAAATCTGGTTCTAAGGATGATATTAAGTATTATGAAGAGAATTTACAAGATTGTATTGATACTGTAGATGAATATACAACATCATTAAATAATAATATTGAAGATCTCACAAAGAAGAAGAACAATCTTCAAGATGCCTATGATAATGCTGTCAAAAAGAAGTCTAATGGAGAATCTTTGTCTTCCGATGAAAAAAATACAATTTCAAAATATCAAGAAATTGCAGACATAATTAAGTTAATCTACTCTTACACTGACAAAGTAGGATGGAATAATTCTCAGATTTCAGAAATTTTCAATACAAACGGAATTGAGAAATCAAAAGAAGATCTTCAACAATTGGCACAAGAAGGTAAGCTTACAGAGGAAGAATTACAAAAATATCCTAATCTCATGAATGCGATTAATAGCGCAGAGTTTTTAGGGGAAAAAGATTCTAATCTTAAAGTTTTCTGTGATGATTTGAATGCTGGTGTGGATGCTATTGAAGATACGGGTAATGCTGCTGATTCTGCTGCCCCATCTATCGCTTCTTTTGACGAAGCATGGCTCAATCTCAAAAACACAGACGATTCCGATTTAAAAGGTGCGGCAGATGACCTTCTTGACCTTGCAAATGCAGGACAATTAACAGGAAACGCACTTGAAGGTTTGGCTGGTGGTCAGCAGTTGATGAATGAAACAGGTTTATCAGCAGAGGCACTTGCACAGAAAATAAATGGTCTTGTAAACGCTTCTACGCAGCTCTCTTCTATGTCTACACAGATTTCTAAGATATCTGATATGCTTGCTGACAAGAAAAATGGTACAGTTGCATCCGCTTCTGATTTAGCAGGATTTGATGTTTCAGTCCGTGGTCTTGAATCATGGGATGAGTTTGAAGAGGTAATGGGTAGTTCTGAATCTAGCATGGATCAGTGCCAGAAAGCAGCCAATGCTCTTGCTACTGAATGGGTAAATGATGGCAACTTCTTGGCAAACCTTACTGATGAAAACAAACAGTATTATATCACTCAGCTTGAAGATATGGGTGTTAAAAATGCCGAGCAAATTGTAATAGAGGCTTTGACAAAAAAGGAAGAAGAACTTAGATTTGAAAAACTTCTTTCTGCCGATGCATCCACAGATTTGCAAAATGCCACAGTTGCTGATATTCTTAAACTTCAAAATCTTGGTGATATTACAGAACAGGAAAAGGCAAAACTTGCAGCTTTCACATTGGAAAAACAGTATTGTAACAAAAACACTATTGTAACTGATGCAGATTGTCAAAATATTTACACTCTTGCTAAAATGGCTGGTACAGGTACAGAAGCTTTAAATAAACTTGCGGCATTAAAACAAAGATTATCAGACAATCCAATTATGTCTAATGAAATGCGCAATAACATTAACAATGCAATTCAAGACATTGTAAATGGTGTGACAACTTCTGCTGGTGCAAAGTTAGATATACCACAAGTAAAAGTAAATTCTTCTGGTTCATCAAGTTATAAATCTCCGTCATCAAAAAAATCAAAATCTAAATCAAAAACAAAGTCTGATGCTGCCGAAGTATTTGATTTTATTGAGATTAAACTTAACAATCTTACAGACAAGGCTTCAAAAGCAAAGGATAAGATTGACGATCTTCTCACATTCGGTCAGAAGAAAAATCAAACCAAAAAAGCTATCGAAGCTACTACTAAAGCTATTACTGCACAGGAAAAGGCATATAAGAAATATATGTCTTATGCCAATAAAGCTGCGAAAACACAGAATAGCAAAAAGACAACTTCATCATCCTCATCATCCTCCTCTTCTTCTACAGGTGGAAACGCTTTGTATGATGCTGCTACAAATTACCTTGGATTGAAATATGTTTGGGGTGGTGCAAGTCTTACGAAAGGTGCTGACTGTTCTGGTTTCACTCAGCAGATTTATAAGAAGTTTGGTGTAAGTTTACCACATCATGCGGCTGACCAGGCTAAGATGGGAACAAAAATCACATCGAAGAAAAATTTGCAAGCTGGTGACTTAGTATTCTTTGGAAGCAAGAACAACATCACACATGTGGGTATTTATGGTGGAGACGGTAAGTTTATTGAATCCCCTCATACTGGCGCATCTGTAAGAGTTTCCAAACTTTCATCTCGTAAGGATTTTGTGTCTGGTTCACGTTTTAGTGGAATAAGTGGTTCTACAACGACAAGCGGAAAGAATGCAAAAAAGATAAAAGGTGTATCGTCCAAGACGCTTGAACATTACAAGAAACTTATCCGTGAAGGAACACTTGGTTCAGATGGTATCGCTTCTATTAAGAATGAAAACCTGAAAAATGCATTAAAGGATTATCAGACCTATTATGAGAAAGCAAAAGCTTGTAAGGAACAGGTTGCTAGTCTTACGGATCAGTTAAAGGATTTATATGAGACTTTAGCGAACAACCCGATTGACAGTGCTTCTGATAAGATTGAAAAACTTGGAACAAAGATGGATATTCTGAATGCCAAGGTAGGTAATCTTACATTTAATCCAACAAAGAAAATCGGTACGTCTGATATTGATGGTCTATATAATCAGATTATTAAAAACTACAATAGCCAGTTATCAGCTTCAAAAACTGCTTATACTGGTGCAACAAAGAGTTATAAATCCAATAAGAGTTCTCTTACAAAGTCTCTTAAAAAAACAAAAGCTAAAAATATTGGTCTTACTCAAAAGGAATTTAATTCTATTAAGAGTAATTTAAAATCCAATAAGTCAATTTCGTATAATCTTATTAACAAGATTGAAAATGACACTCTTAGAGAAAGGTGTATTGCACATAATGAATATCTTCTTGCAAAGAATACCGCAACTGATAATTATAATCAGGCTAAAGAGGATTATACCTCTAATGTTCGTCAGGCTAGGAAAGATCGCTTTGATAAGGTGCAGGCAAGGTATGATAATAAAGCTGGGCTGATTGAGCAGAGAAAGAACTCTGTCTCCAATTCCCTTAATATAGCTGAAGCAAAAGGTCAGTTGATTGGTGAGGCTTACTATACACGTCAGGCAAATGCCGTCAAGTCTGATATGAAGCTTAAACAAGAAGAAGCTGGAAAACTTGCAAAGAAATTATCTACGATTAAGTTTGGCAGTAATGAATGGTATGAAGCACAAGAAGCTTTAAATGGTGTCTATGAAGCCATTCAACAGGACGAACAGGAACTCGCAGAATTCCAGGAATCTATTAATGAGTTGAAGTTTGACCGTTTTGACGAATTACTTAATAAGCTTGGAGACATCACAGACGAGACAGATTTCTTAATTGACATGCTTGATTCTGACAATCTGTTTGACAGTGATACAGGAATGATTACGCAAGATGGAATCACTGCTATGGGATTGACCGCACAGAATTATGATACATATCTTGCGGAGGCTCAAAAGTACAAAGATGCTATTGCTGATCTGAATGAGATGTATAATAGTGGAGAAATTGGTCTTACAGATTATAATTCTAAACTTCGTGAATATCAGCAAGGTCAGCGTGATTCTATTAAGTCTGCAAATGAAGCAAAGAAGTCATTAGTTGCCTATGTAAAGCAAGGATTAGATGCACAAAATGATGCTTTGGAAGAAGCAATTTCGAAGAAAAAGGAATTGTTAGAAACCGAAAAGGATTTAAAGGAGTTTCAGGATAAGATTGCCGATCAGAATAAAAACATAGCAAAGTTGCAAAAACAAATTGCAGCTCTTGAAGGTGATGATTCTGAGGAAAATCGTAAAAAGTTACAACAACTTAAATCCGATTTGAAAGATGCCGAAAAAGAACAGTCAGATACTTTGTATGATCGTTCTGTATCCGATCAAGAAAAAGCACTCGATGATATGCTCACCAAGAGTAAAGAGTCTGCTGAAGACTACCTGAAAGATACCAATAAGGTCTTCTCTGATGCTCTCACATATGTTAATGCTAACTCTTCACAGGTTGCATCAAACATTGAGAAAATTGCAAAGGATACTGGTTATGATGTGTCTACTTATATTGTGAATGCTTGGAAAGATGGTGGCGATGCTGTAGGGGATTATGCAAGTACATTATCTTCTAACATTCCAAACATTACTGCACAGCTTGGATTGATTGCGTCTTCATGGCAATCTATTTGTAAAGCTGCGGATGAAGCTGCTGAAGCAAGTGCTAAGTACGCAGAGACAAAAGTTACAGACACACAAGGTATTGGATCATCAAACGATTCAGGAACTTCAAGCGGAAACGGTTCTGTTTCTTCTGGAAGTAATGATGATGACAAGCAACAGGAATTGAATAAACTCAGAAAGAAAGCAAGTGATATTACAGAATGGATATCTAAGCATTCAGTATCGGCAACACACAAGAAATCGTATTATGGTTCTCTTAATCAGTACCTCTATGATAAACAGCATGGACAAGTTCTGAGTAAAGCTAATGAAGTTGCCCTTGCGAAGAAACTTGGTGTATCTGTAAAAAGTGATTTGTCTGGTAAAAACGATAGAGAGAAAATTACTTCGGCTCTCAAGAAACTTATAAAAGACGCTTCATTCTCAACTGGCGGTGTAGCCACAAATCTTGTTAAAATTTCAGGTGAAGATGGTATCAGTTTTATACAACGTGGCGAAGCTGTATTTTCTAAAGAAGATACTCAAGCATTGTTGAGTTTTAAGCCTGTTATTCCACAGATCAACTCTATTGTTGACAATCTGAAGAACATTCCCGAGAAAGTTTCATCACAATCTCCTACTTATCAAATCGACAACAGAACTATTGTTGAAGGTGTCGCTACAGACCAGATTGTTAAACAAATGGAAGGTGTTGCTCAGAAACAGGCTGAAAATGTTGTAAGAAAGATCAACCAAGCAACTTATGCCAAAGGCGTAAGAAAATAATTTATGGAGAGGATGTAATAGTCCTCTCCTATTTGATTGGAGGAAAACATATGTCAGAAGTGACTAATGAAAGAAAAGTAAGTATTCTCGAAAAACTGCTTCTTGAACGTGATGAACAGATTCGGAAGTTACAGGAAGAGAACACTGAATTAGAGAAAGAAATTGAAAGTTTTGGAAATGATATTCAGGAATTACAAGATATTATTTCTGAGACACAAAAGTTAAATAGAGAGTTTTCTGGCACTAACAGAGAAATGAAAAAACTCAAAAAGAAATATGAAAAAGAAATGAAGAAAGTGATGTAAAAAGAAAGGAGGCTACCATGACAATTCAAACTCGTGGTTTTACTTTTGATAATAAAACTTCTTATGAGTATGGACTGATGGTATGTGAATTTGACGGGAATACTCCATCTGATACAACAGGTGGCAATATTGAATTTACACTAACCTCCTCTCCTATTCAAAATAGATGGTGTAAAAATGGAAATGCAAATTATTCAGAAGCGATTAAGTTTGAATTCCAAGTTATGAAACAGAATTTTGAGCCAATTGATTCATATGAGTATTCTGCAATTGCTCGATGGTTACAGAGGAAAGATGATTATAAGGAATTCACAGTTACACGATTAGATTATGATACAGTTCATTTTAATGCACAATTAAATGTATCTCCTATTTCTGTTGCAGGTAATATTATGGGGATTACAATCACAGGGACAACAGATGCCCCATTTGGGTTTGGACAGTTAATTACATTAAAGGCAACAACAGAAAATGGTATTGGTATGTTAAAGTTCGCAGATATGAGTGATGAAATTGGTTATATTTATCCTGATGTTGAAATTGACGTTTCCAGTGCTTGCAATCTTAAAATTATCAATGAAACATCGGGTGAAATTTTCAAGCTGAATAATTGTATCAATAATGAAGTTATAAAAATTGATGGAACAATCTTAGAAATCACTTCTACAGCTATATCCCATAAAATCTACAATGATACCAACTACAAGTTCCCACGTATTGTAAACGACTTAAATAAAAGGACAAATATATTTAAAATCGAGGGTAATTGCACTCTTACGATGAAATATAGACCAATAAGGAAGGTGGTGATCTGATGGCAGTTCAATCGTTTAATTTACCTGTTGACTTCTTGAACAATCTTGAAAAACCAATTATCTACATTGCTAAAAAGGATAAAACTTTTCTTGGTACAGTAAGCATCTATGATGATTTATCTCTTATTTTTAATCTAAATGCTTATCAGACTGCTTCTTTTAAAATCTATAGAGACATCAATGGTAAGAAATATGAACATTATGACGATTTTCAAGAAGATCGTTTGATTATGGTACAGGGTATTGGCTGGTATAAAATTCATGTGGAGACTAATATTGAGAACACTGGTATTTCAAAAAATATTACAGCAAATTCATTAGAGTGTACATTGTGTAACAAGAGACTCATTGATTTTGAATGTAATACAGGCGAGATATTGTATGACGATTATGTAAAGACCATCTTCTACGATCCTGCAAACCCAAAAGGAAGTCTGTTGAATCGAGTATTAAATGTTGCTCCAAGTTGGTCAGTTGGTCATGTAGATGCTACTCTTGCTAACAAACAGAGAAGTTTTGACGAGGACGATGTGGATGTATATTCATTCTTGACTGGTGATGTATCAGAAGCATTTAATTGCTTGTTTATTTTTGATACATTCAATATGACTATAAATGCATATGACTTAGACAATTATGGTGATGATACTAATATATACGTTTCTATGGATAATATTGCGCAGTCTATGACAGAAAGCATTGATGAAAATAGCATTATTACATGCTATCGTGTAAATGGTGGTGATGGAATTTATATCAATGAAGTCAACCCAAATAGCACAAATAAAATTTACAATTTTGAGTATTATCTACCAGAAATGGAAGAATCTATTCAGAATAAGGTGAAAGCATATAATGAGAAATATCAGTCTTTAAAACCACAGTACGAAGAAATTATGAAACGTCTTGGTGATCAGATTGGCGTAATCCAGGATCTCGAAACGCGATTACCTGATAGTTTGGATTCTAAGGATTGGACGAAATATGGATTAGAGTTTTTGGATTCTAAGGTTAAATCGTTCAAGAATATAGATGAAGTTTATTGTGCACAAGGCATGAATAAACCAGATTCTTTTAACTATAATTTGTATCAGCAAAATCTTGAGGATTTGAACAATGTTACTGCCGAATACAATAAAAGAAAGTCTGAGGTTGATTCTGCTACAGAAGTTTATAATTTTATTATCGCAGAAAGAAATGCTGTTCAATCTCAGTTGGATATGGATAAATGGTTTACTAAGGATGAATGGAAAACACTTGATTCTTATGTTGTAGAGGAAACATATAGTAATGATAACTATATCACCACAGATAATACAACAGACACAGAAAGATTTGATATTGAGCGACAGTTATTTGATGTTGCATGGAAAGATTTATCTAAAAAATGTAGACCACAATATCAATACTCTTCTACTCTTTCTAATGTTCTTACTATTCCACAATTCAAAGGATTCTTGAAATATTTCCAACTTGGCAATTTTATAAGAATGGCTACTGATTACGACACCGTTATTAAACTGAGATTGATTAGTTTTACTGTTGATTATAATGACACAAGTAAGATTGATGTAACTTTCTCTGATGCTATTCGTGTACATGATATTTATGAAGATGCATCTAGCATTCAAGCGCAAGCTAATTCGGCTGCTATGAGCTTTCAGTTTAACAAAGACCAATACGATAAGTCTGTAAATCAGAGTAACTTTGTTGAGGAAATGCGGAAATATGGATTAGATGTTGCAAATATTCCTGTAAAAAATCAACATCAATCATGGGACGAAACTGGAATGTGGTTCAGGCAATGGAATGAACAGAAGAATGACTTCGATCCCGAACAGATTAAGATTATTAACAACCAAATTGTATTTTCCGATGATGGTTTCAAGAGTGCAAAAATGGCTATCGGTAAGATACCCATTGATAAAAATGGTAATACTGTTTATGCCGTAAATGCCGAAGCGATTTTAGGAAAATTATTTTTGGGAGAATATCTTACGCTACAAAATAATTCAGGTACTTATAAATTTGATGATGATGGTTTTATTGCTAAAGGTGGTAATAACTCTGTACGAATTCAACCGAATCAAAGTGGAGAATTATTTTCTATTTACAAAGGAAATAACAAACAGTTTTACGTTGACTCAGATGGTAATGTGCATTTTACAGGCGATTTGACTGGTTCTTCTGGCATTTTCAGCGGTCAGTTAAAAGGTGGTTCTATTAATCTTGGTAATGGGACATTTATGGTTGATAAGAATGGAAATGTTTTTGCAAACAATGGAACGTTTGGTGGAAACTGTACATTTAAAGGGACATTGGATGGAGCAGATGGAAGTTTTAGTGGTAAAGTAAATGCATCTTCTGGGACAATAGGAGGTTGGAATATTGGAGAAACATCTTTGTATAGTGGTTATATAAATACTTCTATTGGTTATATGAACGCAGTATTATCTCCTGGTGGGTTATCGTTCGATTTATTAGGTCAAAATAATACTATGATTATAAATGCATTAAATATTGGTTGGGATTCTAATGATTTGTGTTCATTAATAAAAAGAGATTCTATAACAACACAGGAGCTATCGTTGAAGCAATTAAATTTTATTATGTTATCCAACCCAAAAATTACATGTCCTAGTGGATATCTTACATTCGATACCACAAATAATGTACATTTTAAAAATACGCCTTATATTGATAATTATAGTTCTTACCTTGCTAGAGAAGAATGGTGTAATGATAAATTTGCATTAAAAACAGATTTATCTGGATACACAACAAATTCTCATCTTGAGGACAGATTAGATGATATAAAATCATGGGTAAGAAATAATTATGCAACAAAATCATGGTGTAACAGTACATTTAAAAAGAAGTAAAGAAAGGGCTTAATATGGAACAAAAACAGAATAATACACAAACACTGGAAGTTGTTTCTTATCCAAAAGATAAGATTCAGCTTCTTTTTAATATACTGAACTCTATGAGTTTTATAGGGATTCAGCAAGCACAGGGAATCGCACAGATTAGTGTAATTCTTAACAACCCAATTGTAGAGGATAAAACAGAAAATGTAACAAAGGAGTCACAAAATAATGAGGTAAAGTAAATGTCATGTGAAGTATTTAACAATTCAGACTTTGGTATGATTGGTGGATGTCGGCAGACATTTAGTGTAGATTTATATGATATTCTTGATGAAGAATATCATATTGCTGCATCTTCATGTGAATGGCGTTTGGCTAAATATGGAGAAACAGAAGTCTTAGCAACCGAATCAACTGTCAAAGGTACAATAAATATTACAGATAACATAATTCAAATAACAATTCCCTCTTCTGATACACAGAACTTATTTGGTAAATTTACACATCAGTTGGTTATTACAGATAAGTTGGGAAATCAATTCGTAGCCGACCTCGGCAAAATTTCAATCAAACCCATGATCAAGTAAATAAGGAGGATTCGTAATGATTAATACATACGAAAAAAATCAAATTCTTAATAATATTTTTCGCAATGGAGAAAAGACAATTTATATTGGTGTAAGTAAAACTGCTCCAAGTGAAGACGGAACTAATTGTACTGAGCCTACGGTTTCTAGTTATAAGCGTTTTGCTGCAAAATGTGATGCAACTAATTGGAACGAATCTGTTCAAGGTTCGACTACAAATTCTGTAGTATTTCGTTTTGATGAAGCACAGGAGTCATGGACAACTGCAGCGTCACCTGTAACTCATTGGGTAATTTTTGATGCCGCCACTGGTGGAAATATGATGTTCTATGGAGAGCTTATGAGAGCACAGGAAATTCCTGCTGGTGCAGTTCTTGAAATCCCAGCAGAAGGACTAACGACTACTGTACTGAACGCATAAAAGAAAACGAGGTGAAGTATGCGAATAAACTATCACATTTTATCATCCAAGATTTCGGATAGACAAACATTTCGTGAGTATATTCATGGTGCTTCACGATATACTCAGCTTGTTAATACGAGTTTTATTAAAATTAAAAACTCTATTAAAACAGCATTAAAAGCAATATTAAAGCCACGCATAAACAACGTGGCTTTTAGTAATTCAAAATTTCTAACAAGAGTCTTGTTTTTGTTCCATGCAAAATCAAGAAATGAGATTAAGTTTGATGATGATTCAACATTTTTAATTCGTGAAAATGTCAAAAGTAAAGAAGAAAACACAATAAAGATAGAGAATAAAAATACATCCTCTTTCATAGTTTCTAAAATAATTAAATCCAAAAACAATTCTGATATTGTTGTACAGGGCAACAATTCTTCCCTTTTATTAAGCGAAAAACTGAAAATTGATAATAATAATAATAATATTCAGGTTAAGAACAACGAAGTTCATATGCAGATAGGCGTTTTTAATAAATCAAATGAAGATAATAAAATCAATTTTACAAATGGGAAGGTCAATATGTCTGCTGGTTATTTGATACGATTAAAAATGATGAGTGGATCATTAAATAGTTATTATAATCAAACAATCTCAGAAACAGGCAGAAAGAAAATAATTTAAAAGGAGGAAATATATGTCAGAGATATTAAGTAACACTGGCGTTAAGTTGTGGGCTGAAACAGATTACAGCGAATTATGGTTGACTGTATTTGATCAACTTACAGGTCAAGGTGGTAAAAGCAATATTCGACTGATTGATGAGGCTATTGGCAAAATTAACGCCGCTCTTGACGGTTACAAATTTGAATTTTCCTCTGATGAGGATAGACTGTATATCTCTAAAGGAGATTCAAAGTTACCAGTTTCGTTAATTGATTCAAACGGTCACGTTGCATCAAAAGTTGACGGTACTACCATTACTATTGACGAAAGCGGTGTTGTAAAAGGAATTCCTGTAGATGATGCTTTATCAGAAGAATCAACAAATCCTTTACAGAATAAAGTGATTGCTGGCGAATTAAAAAGCATTAAATCTAAGATTGGAACAGATGAATCTGCAATAAAACAGAATACATCGAATATTACGAGCAATACGAAAAGAATTGAAGCTAATGAAACGGCGATTTCAACGCTTAATGGAACGGGAAATGGTTCGGTAAAAAAAGCAGTTTCGGATGGAATTGCAAAGGTTGTAGCTGGTGCACCTGAAGATTTTGATACATTAAAGGAAATGTCTGATTGGATTTCTACACATGAAACAAGTGCGTCTGCCATGAATAGTGCCATTAAGGATAATAAGAGTGCTATTACAGCATTACAGATTGGTAAAGCGGATAAGACGGAAATTCCAATAGTTCCAACAAATGTATCTGAGTTTACAAATGATGCAGGATATCTTACTGAACATCAAGATATCTCTAATCTTGTTGTAAAGGAAGAAGGTAAGGGATTATCTTCTAATGATTATACAAGCGAAGAAAAGACTAAGCTTGGTGGTGTTGGAACTTCGCAGGGAAGAAATATTATACCATATCCGTATTCTCAAACCACTAAAACTGTATATGGAGTAACATTTACAGATAATAAAGATGGTTCTATCGGTATTTCTGGAACGCAAGATGGCAGTACATCAAGACCTTATATGGGTGTTGGTATATGGTGGGGTACAGATAAAAAAGAGGGCAACATTAAAATTGATGCCAATACTTATTTTACTATTTCTGCTAATTGTAGCTCTGACAATGCAGGGATTCGCTATTACGTTTATGATGAAAGTGGTTCAAAATTAGCTGATAATATAGTTTATGGTACAGCGACAAAAACATTAAAATTTGATGTTGATACTTGGGTTGCTTTATGTATTGAAACTGCCGCTAATAGCGAAACTTATGATTGTATATGCAAACCTCAATTAGAGTTAGGTACTATTGCTCATGCTTATGAACCATCAATAGAGAGCAATGTAAATCTGAAAAAAGAAATTGACAAAACTTCGACTTTGCAAGGACAGAATCTAATACCTTATCCATATGACGGAACCGAAGGGAATACTAACGGTATCACTTGGACTGTAAACGATGACGGGTCTGTAACTGCTAATGGCACGGCTAGTAAAGAGGCACTGTATTCATTGATATATCCATATAATTTATCTACCATGAAATCGCTTCAGTTAGGAAATACCTATATTATTAGCGATGGGCTCACTGATGAACAGCATACAAACGTTGGCTATATGCAGCTTGTTCGTTATGATAAAAACAATCCTACCAATTGGAAGTACGGAGTTTCTTCAATGAAAGGAACTGAAATATATACAGCAAATGATGAGAATACTCTCCAGTATGGAATAAGGTTGATTATTCGAAACGGCGCAACTGCTAATAATATTACATTTAAGCCAATGCTTGAAGTAGGTACGATGTCGCATGAATATCAACCTACTACGATTAGCAATACTTCTTTAAATGAAAGATTATCAGATCAGCAAGGGCAGAATTTAATACCTTATCCATATTATAGACCGGATAGTTATACGAATAACGGTATCACTTGGACAGTAAACGAAGATGGGTCTGTAACTGCTAACGGTACAGCTACGGCTACCGCGCACTATACTGTTTTTATAGGCAAGTTAGGATTAGAAATTGGAAAAAATTACGTGTTGACGATAACTACAGTCAAAGGACAAGCATCTTTATATTTAGCCAATAAAAACAAACAAAATATAAATACGGACATTGCTGCTTGCCGTACTGTTAATAATTCAACATTAAGTGTTATTTTTAAGTATTCGCAAACCGATGACTTTGATCGTGATGAACTTGGTTTATATATTGTAGCTGGTACTACTTTAACTAACTGTATTATAAAATTCCAGTTAGAACGTGGCACTATAAGACACGAATACCAGCCTACAACTCTTAGTAACCCTACGCTGAAAAAGGAGATCGGAAGCGCACTGCAACCGGAAAGTATCGTAAATAACCAGACAACGACTGTGGTGGGATTTGCACTGGACGCAAGGCAGGCGAACCCGAATATTGATGGATCGCTCGCAAAGCAGATAAGTGATTTAAACGGCAGTCTAAATAGTAAGAAAATACCATCATTTGGCATCGAAAACATATTTATTGGAAACCCGTTTTGTATAGTCAACAATGGTTCCGATGTAATAAGTGTACAAACCGATTGGGATATAGACAATGGCGGCTATAGGGTCAAAAACATAAAGTATCCTACAGGAACGACTACTAGTCTTACGGTCTCATTATCGTTACCTGCTAATAGCATTGTTATTGTTGATGTAAATACACTTAATGGAGAGAATATTGATATACAAGGATCACTCATTAGAAGTAACTTTACAAGTAGCCCAAAAAATTGGAATTTATCAATTAAATTCACTGGGCGTACAAACCAAATACTTACAGATATTAGATACATGCCGTTAGTTATCCACTTAGGTTAAAGAAAGGTTTCCCATAACATGTTGTGCCTAATGCTTCGTTTCCATCTAATGTATTAGCTCTTTTTATTGTTGTATTTAAACTGCCGTTTAAGAAAATATATCGAACAAATATTCGAACGCAACTTATTAACCATTTTTTATCATAGAAAGGAAAAAATAATATGGATAAAATTATTTTAAAAGATCAGACCAGCTTTGAAATTGCCGATGGTGCAAGCCTTGGAAACATCCAGATCCAGTCCAAAAATTTTGACGGGATTAAAACGATCACGGACACTTTTGCAGAGAACAACATTGCGGAAGTGACCTTTAAACACAATGATGAGGTATCTGGAAAATACACCGATCTGAAGTGTGATGGGTTTACATACGCACCGAATACGGACGAGGCCGGCAAGGAAGATGGAACCTACACGGTTACTATCAGGCTGCGAACCAAAAATGAAATCGAAAAACGTCTGGATTCATTGGAAAAAGGTCACATTGCAAACTCTACTGCTATTGATTCAATCATCACAGATATTATTCCAGGTATGGAAGATACTGAAGGTGCTGAATAAATATATTTCAAAGGAGGATTTTAATATGGAAACATTTATGGCAACAAGAATTGAAGAAGCAAGAGGAACTAGTCTTGAAAAGGGACAGGCAAAGTACAGAGCATATTTCGTAAGAAAGAGTGCCGCAAAACTGTATGGACGTTATCAGGATACTGTAAATAGTATCTTGGAACTTGATGGATTCTCAGATTGTATTGTATCTGAATAATCTTATCTACAACTGAATATTGAATAACCGAACCTCCGTTCTAAAATCAATTCCATTTATTTCCAAATGGAGAATATATATGTAGAACATATAAATTTTGATTTAGGATGGAGGTATTTTTTTACGTTATGGAAGAGAAATTTAGATTAGAATTATTATCAATGATTGACAGATTTGCAGATGATAATACTGTAATGATGATAGATGGATGTGTTTGTAGATTATTAAGAAAATATGATATAAATGAGAAACATACAGAATTGTGTGTACTTGAAAATGAGAATGAGAAAATTCTTAATACATATAGAGCTTCTTTGCGTCTTGAAGGTCGTTCACCCAGTACAATTTATCAGTATATGGATTCGATTAAGCACACGTTAGATGATCTTGGAAACAAAAATATAAAGGATATTACTACAAACGACATTAGATGGGCACTCTCATTGTATCAGCAAAGAGTTTCAAATACTACTACTAATAATAGGAGAAAAAACCTTTCTGCGTTCTTTAGATGGTTGACTCTTGAAGAAATTATTCCAAAGAATCCTATGTTGAAAATCCATGAGATTAAGTCTCGATATGTCACAAAGAAACCATTCTCTGATGAAGATGTAGAAAAGCTTTTAGATAACTGCGATACAATTAAAAATCGTGCGTTATTAGAATTTATGTTTTCTACTGGATGTCGAGTTTCTGAAGTACAGAATGTTAACCGTGAGGACATTGATTTTAAATCGGGCGAATGTACTGTCGTTGGAAAAGGCAACAAAGAAAGGACGGTTTATATATCTGAACGCTCTATGTATTATATCAAAGAATATATTATGACTAGAAAAGACAATCTTGAACCATTATTTTTAAATGATCATGGGACACGATTATCCAAGGAAAGCATTAGACAAAGATTACATAAAATTGGAGATGTGGCAAACGTGACAAATGTTCATCCGCACAGATGCAGACGTACAATGGCAACAGAATTAGCTCGTAAAGGTATGCCAATTCAGTATGTTCAACAAATTCTTGGTCATGCTAAGTTGGATACTACAATGATTTATTGTATTTGTGATAAGAAAAATGTTAGAAATGAATTTAATAAGGTTATGTAAGTGGCGTATATGAATGTGCAAATACACGCCAAACAAGAAAGGAATACGCACAAAATTAAACAATTTTTGCGCATTGATAGTATGTATTGACTTGAATTGTATTATACAAAGAACTTTTGTTCGACAATGTTGTTTTAAACGGCAGTTTAAAAATGATAGATTGTGGCCGTGGTGTTTTTAGTAAATCAGATTCGGCTATAGATGCTGACACTATGGTAAGTGCCGAAGTAACATTTAACAAAATGTTTGAAAAAAAGCCAATCGTTGTAGTCTCATGGGGAGACTATGATTCTTCTTCCTATTTCGATACTGGTGTGATTGTTGATACAAGGCATTTAACCAACGTTGGTTTTAATGCAGTTGCAAGAACCAAACATGCTGATGTATGGAAATATAATTGGTATTTTTATTGGATAGCTATTGCTAACTAATACTATACAATGGTTACCCATTCACTCCATTCGGTAGATTTATTTTTGACTCTGCTATATATTTTATTGTCCCAGTATGTTATTCGCAGTTGCCGTTGGTACCTGCTATCGTTTTTATATCCTAGCAACATCCCAACACCGCCAGATATAATCGCAAGATAGCAAATATCATTAAAATGGATGCTACTTAGTTCAGCATCGAGCGCTTCAAGACTATTACCAGTAAATACTTTAAAGTTACTTAAACTGCCGTTTAAAGAAGATTATCGAATATATGTTCGTATATTTATAGAAATCTGTAGACATACGAATATGTATTCTGTTATAATGTCATAATATAGCAGAGGTGATAATATGAAACAAGGTGATACTGCATGGATTATAGAAAACAATAGAACTGTTCGGGAATGTAAAATAGTTCGTATTAATGGGAATTTGGTGATTATACGTTTCACTGATGGGTGTGGTACTCAATTGCCTTTAAAACGTTTGTATGAGACTCAGGAAGATGCCTATGAAGAATTAAGCTACAATGATACGCTCTCACGGATTCAAGTTGAATATGACACAGAGAATAGACGAAAATGGAACGGACAGATGTTGTAATATGATGTAATAATAATTTAGGGACAAATAGATGAATTTCTATTTGTCCCTATTTTTTACGATTTTGCAAAAGTTCTTTGCGATTGAATTGTTATATTATTTTGTCTCCATTTGATTCTTAGTAATCTCCATTTTGTCTCCATTGATATATAAAACTATATCAATTTATACGAAAATATATCAACTTATCTTGGTTTCTCATTTTTTAAAATTATTGTCATACCCTTTAAATACCGCTATTTCCCAATGATTTCATCGGTATTGATAAACTCATACGGTGTCTGCTGGTAAACGTAATAAGATACTCATAAAGTCAAAAAACTAATGTTACAAATGTTGATTTTAAGCCATTTTACAAGATTTGTCTCCACGAGTACCAATTATACCACCATTGAATCTCCACGAAAAGAAACAATTTTGTTATTTGAAGCCATATTTTCGAACTGTTTTTCTGCTAATTCATCGCCATATTCTGAAATTCGATCAAGCTCCTTAGACACTTTATCCATCTCTGTCTCCATCTGTTTTGGCATAACTGATGTATACAAATCCATTGTCATTTGCAGAGATGCGTGTCCTAGATATGCTTGGACTGTTTTTGGTGCAATACCAGCTTCAAAACAACGTGTCGCAAATGTGTGTCTAAAACAATGCGCAGAGAATGGTTCTATTTCATCCAGATAATCTTTTGTAAGATTTACCTCTTCTATAATTTTGTTAATTGCTTGACATACAACTTGAGAATTTAATGGTGTGTTGAATTTTGACGTAAATAACAAATCAGCATACTTATCGTCAATTTTCTTTGTAATGGGTTGTTTGGCAGCAACAATAGACTTTTGAACAAATTGTTTCTTTAATGCTATTTCGCACTGCCTGTTGATTGGTATATCTCTTAAGCTAGTTCTTGTTTTGGGTTTTTCAAAATGATATTCCTTTTGACTGTCGCTTTCATATTTCTGATATACGAGAGTTCTAGTTATATGAATTACTCTACTATCCCAGTCAACATCTGTCCATCTTAAAGCAGCAAGTTCTCCAATCCTCATTCCTGTTGATACTGCCGTAACAAACAGATTGTCATAAAATGTTCCCTTACAACAATCAAAGAATACCGTTTGTTCATCCTGTGACAAAACTCTTACATTTTTTTCTTCATCTCTTTTTAATGATATTCCTTTTGCTGGATTCTTTCGCACATATTCGTTAATCATAGCTTTGTTAAAAATATCAACAAGAAGAATTTTTACCTTGTTGCACGTTTCGTATTGATACCCACTACTCTTTAATTCTTTGATAAGTTGTTTGATTTGATATTGAGTAATACTTCCTAATTGAAAATTCCCAAGACTCGGAGATATATGCTTATAATATACATTATTATAATGTCTTTTTGTGTTTTCACGAATAATATCAAACTTGTAAACGTTCATCCATTTCTTATACCATTCGTCAAGTGTTATATTGTCTTTTACGTTTATTTGCTTGTCATTTTCGTAAATCGCTTCATTATATCTCTTTTTAACATCTTTTAGATCTCTGCCTGAAATTGATACCCTTTTACCAAATCTATCTATATATCTTGCTTCATACCTCCCATTCTTTTTCTGTATTATTCCTTGTCCCAATTCTTTTCCTTTAAGATCTTTGCCCAATCGTATTTCCTCCTTGTATATGGCAAAGAACTTTTGCATGACTGTATTATATCACACAAAAGTTCTTTTTACCAAATTAAATAAAATGCTTTCCAGCTAAATATTTCTCAAATTCAACCCTTTTTACTAGATGTTTGTTTCCTACTTTTAATAGGAAGGGACATGCTTTTTCGGAAAGCAATTTTCTAATTGTTGTTTCTCCAATATTAGAGTATGTTGATGCTTCTGGAATCGTAAGATTTATTTTATCTTTAATTTCAACCGCCTGTTTTATGTATATCACCTCTTTACTTTCGTCCTGTAGAACCAAAACCACCTCTGTTTGTTTCATCTAAACGTTCTACTTCCTCAAACTCAATCTCTGGCTGAATTTTATTAATACGGAACTGGCAGATTCTATCGTTTTTATGAATTACTGTGGCATCCATAGCAATCACAGGAAGTTTCCATTCATCTGCGTCTCCCGAATATGAATTATCAATTACTGCAAAACAATTTGTCTGTAAGATTTTAAAGTTTTTATATGTACTGCTACGTGGTACAATATTGGCTTCATATCCGTCTGGTAGTTTCATTCCAACTCCAAGTGGGATTAGACGAAATTCACCTTTCTTCAGATGGATTGTTTCGGCTGAACGAAGGTCAATCCAATCTCCTTTGCTGATTTTCTCAATTTTATCAATATCCTCATCAAAATATTTAATTTTAATTTTCTCCATTTGTTTTATTCTCCTTGTCTTTGAAAATTTTGTTCATATCTAAAATATAATTAAACATATCTTTTATTATTGGATATATAGCTAGAAATACAATAATTGCGCCAAATATGACTCCAAGAAAAAATAACAGAAACCCCATAATACTATTCATTTACAACACCTTTAATCTCATCCACATAAGCATCAAACCCATTGTCGCAATCTCTTGTCTTAACCATTGCCATTCCGCTTTGAACAAATACTGCTTCTACAGTACATTCAACAAGAACTTTATCGCCTTTCTTTAATTTGTATAAATCTTCCATTTTCATATTTGTATTACCTCCTTTAATCGCAATATAAAACCATTTTGTTCTGAGCAAGAGACTGCTTTACATCAATAACATGCTGATTCTTACTACCACGATAAGCAAGTGTGAGATCTTTCTGCTCATCTATATATTCTCCGTCTATCACGACATCACATAAAGAAATTATCCGCTTGCGTTTTTCCATCAATCCATCATTATAAGATTCTTCAATATAATCAAAATCATCTGTTTCTACAGGTTGATAATTCATTATGTAATTCCATCGAAAACCTGTATATAACCAGATAGTTTTCTCAGGTAAAGAAATACGGATTTCTTGGACTAATTTGAGGACTTCATCAAGGTTCTGTTCGGCTAAACACTCACCACCAAGAAATGATACTCGTTTAATATATGGTCTATCAATTAATTTCATAAATCTATCTTTTATTTCTTCTGTCCATTCTTTACCACCATTAAAATCCCATGTATCAGAATTAAAACAATTTTTACAGCGAAATGGACAACCTTGGACGAAGAGGGAGACTCCAACTCCCTCTCCATTAGAAATGTCAAGATTGCGCATACTTGAATATCTCATATTATTCCTCCTCAATATCGTCAAGATGCGGTACTCTATCATGAATATCACCAAGTCTACCCTGATTCCATCCATTACGTGCCGTACCTTTGTATCCACAAGTTCTACGAGTAATATCCATAGTTCTTACATCTCTATTACCACAATTAGGACACTCCCAAATCAACTTACCACCTTCATCAATAAGCTTGATTTCTTTGCTCCATCCACATTTCTGACAATAATCACTCTTGGTATTTAATTCAGCATACATATTATTGTTATAAATGAATTTTATCACTTCAAGTACAGCAGGAATATTATTCTCCATATTTGGACACTCGATATATGAAATACTTCCACCTGGACTTAATCTTTGGAATTTAGCTTCAATACGAAGCTTCTCAAAGGCATCAATATGTATAAATACTGGGATATGATAAGAATTTGTGATGTATGTACGATCTGTAACTCCTTCAATAATGCCAAATCTCTCTTTTAGTTTTTTTGCAAACTTTTCCGTAGTTGCCTCCAATGGAGTTCCGTATAAGCTGTAATCAATATTTTCATCTATTTTCCATTGAGAGCATTTATTATTCAATGCTTGCATTACTTCAAGACCGAATTTTTCTCCAATACCCTCATCACAATGATAATGTCCAGTCATATACTTAACGCATTCAGCAAGTCCTGCATAACCAAGGGATAAAGTTGAATAGCCACCAAAAAGTAGTTTGTCAATTGGTTCACCCTTTTTAAGTCTTGCAAATGCTCCGTGTTGCCAAAGAATAGGAGCAACATCTGACTTTGTTCCACGTAATCTTCGATGTCTAATCTTTAATGCTTTATGACATAACTCTGTACGTTCGTCAAATATACGCCAAAATTCATTGAAATCTCCACCTGATGATAATGCAATATCTGGCAATGATACAGTTACAACCCCAGAATTGAAGCGTCCATAGAATTTCGGTTTACCGTTTTCATCATGCCATACTGTTAAAGCACTTCTACACCCCATTACAGGATAACAGTTGCCATCTTTCATCTCTTTCATAATTTTTTCCGAGATATAATCAGGAGTTAATCTCTTCATAGAACACTTAGCTGCCATCTCAGTAAGATACCAATATTTATCTTCTTCATGGATATTGTCCTCCTGAAGAACATAAATAACTTTTGGAAATGCAGGTGTAATGTAAACACCTTCTTCATTCTTTACACCAAGGTAGCTTTGACGAAGTTCCTCTTCAATTAACATAGCTAAATCATCTTTTTCTCTCTGATTATGTGCTTCATTGAGATACATAAATAATGTAATAAATGGAGCTTGTCCGTTAGTTGTCATGAGTGTTGTGATTTGATACTGAATTGTCTGAATACCTTTTTCAATCTCTTTTTTCAAGCGTTCTTCTGCAATTTTATTAATTACATTCTCTAATTCTTTTCCTACTAAAAGAGTATTAGCAATGTCACATAACTCATGTTCTACTTCTTTCTTAATTTTCTGTCTTGAAATATCTACGAATGGAGCAAGATGTGCTAAAGAAATGCTCTGTCCTCCATACTGACTTGAAGCGACCTGTGCAATAATTTGTGTTGCAACTGTACATGCTGTAGAAAAACTATGTGGTTTTTCAATCAATGTTTCGCTAATTACCGTACCGTTTTGTAACATATCCTCAAGATTAATAAGACAGCAGTTGTTCATATACTGAATAAGATAATCAAGATCGTGTACATGAATCAACCCATCATCATGAGCTTGTACTATTTCAGGTGGTAGGATATACCTTCTTGATGCATCTTTACTTACAATTCCTGCTAAATAATCTCTTTGTGTTGTATTAAGTCTTGGGTTTTTATTAGAGTTTTCATTATTCCAATAGTCACTTTCCCCACTCAATAATTCTGTAATTTCTGTATCAATTGTATTCTCATTCTCTCTCTGAAACTCACGAATACTTCTATATCCTTCATATGCTTTTGCAGTAAGTCTCTGTTTTTTGGTGATTAATTTATCATAAACCATTGATTCAATATCAGAGACACTTACTTCGTCTTTGTCCTTACACTCTTCTTCAATCTCATTTGCAATGTCATCTGCAATCTTTGGTTTTATAATACCTGAACCATTTTTCATTGCTTTAAAAATTGCAGTTGAGATCTTAGACTTATCAAAATCAGCTTCTGAACAATCTCTTTGAATTACTTTTACTTTTTTCAATATTTATATCTCCTTTCTAAACTACTGTTATGATTGCATAACCAAGTACACATGCTGCAATCGCTGCTACAGCTTTCCAATCAATCTCAAATTCTATACAATCTATAAAATTGAATTTCATTTTATCTCCTTTCTCTATTCCATAAGAAAATCAACCTTTCTTTTCATTTTTTAATAAAATCTGCAAAGCCATTATCCTCGTGACAAGTATATTCAAAATTATAATAACTCTGTTTCACTGGATTTGGTTTTGCGGTGGCACGAAAACAATCTCCTTTTACTGGACAATGTAAACTGCTACATAATGTCATATCTGGCATGATTACCCCCAATCTATTCTTCACAAACTAGAACCGTGTGCATCACTGAATCATCTAAATTTGCATGGGTTCGTTTCTGCTTAACAGTTTTAATATAATATTCTCTGTCTCCAACTTGAACTGTTACGAAATTGTCTTTATCATATAACGCATCAGCAAGACTTCGACAACTCATATATCCTGTGTATATCTCAATCACTTCCTTTCCTAATATCTAACCATATAAAAATCCTTCACATACTGCACAACATCATCCGCATGAAACATTAGATTCGTTGCTAAACATTCCTTGATCCAAGGGTGAGTCTTGTCAAAAATAGCATTATTTCTTTTGTGTTCTAATATTTCTGGCATGTTTGCATATGCAATAACAGGGATATTTAATCTATTTGCTTCATAAACTTCAATTGCTGTTCCAATACTTTCATTGATACCATTAATGTTCGCAATCACAATATCGCTTTGACGTACCATATTGAGATCAAACTGCATAATTTCCTTATCTGTATGACCTTCTATGTTATCAAAATCAAAATAATCGGCAGGATTGATGACCTGAATCATTGAATTACAACACTCTGCTGCAATTTCGAGTTTCTTCTTTAACATTTCTCTCCATGTGTTATATTCAATTTTTGTAAGACCGCCCATTTTGCCAGCTAAATAAATAGTCAGTTTATTACTCATCCGCTTTCTCCTTCAAAATTTTTCTGTACCAATAGTCAACATTACTGATAACATCCTCAATATCATCAGATTGATTATTGTATACGATTCTATCCGCAAGCATTTCAGCACCATTAAAATCCTTAATATCAGCTTTCATACGCCTTTCAACCTCTTTTGGATTATCGCCACGAATAGACAATCTCTGTTTAATCGTGTTTAAATTACTATATAAGTAGATGACAACCATAGGGATCTCTATTGCTTGCAAATCTCTCATACCATCAGGCGTAAGAATCGCTACGGTATCATCGTCTGCGTCATAACAATCCGTTAATGCAGTGCCATAATACCAAACACCTTGCTCAGTATCATATTTCTTCCATTCTGCAAAAAATCCATCTTCAATTTTCTGTTCAAAATCTTGTTGAGAAATAAAATGATATGTAATATCCTGCTTTTCGTTTTTTCGTGGTAGTCGAGATGTAAATGTTACCAGACTTTTATAACCATGTTCTTTTACTAATTTATCTCGCACAAATGTTTTACCACTTGCGCTTTTACCAATAAAACAAAGAATAATCAATCACCTTCTTCCAAGATATTTGTAATTCTACCATCTTCAATTAGTGTTGTTTTGCCATATTTGAATAAATTCATGCAATCTTCTAATGTAATTTCATCTAACTCTAATACCTGTGAATAATTAGTCATTCTTCATATCCTCCTCTGTGGCAAGTTTTGCATATTTCCACGATATCATGCTATCATCTTCCCCACTCCAAGATGTTGTTCCACTTGTCCATGTATAAATCTTGCCATTTTCGTATTTCGCAAAATGTCTTTTCGCCCATGTTTCATTTTCTCCATCTCTGACAAAAATTGGTGTATCTACTGCAACTTTAATCCAGTCAATAGGAGGTTCGACATATTCTTTGTTTAGCCATAATTTAAAAATATTTTGTCTTTTACTCGCGCAATCACAATCTTTATCAAGATAATCATAATCACAATTTTCACAATATGTTTCATTACATAGCTTTGGGACTCCTTTTACTAATGCAAAAATATTTCTTTTTATCGCCAAATCAATAAGTTCTTCTTTATATTTCTCTCTGTTTGTCATTCTTTTTCACCTCATATTTCTTACAAATTTCAGCAAATTCACTTATCTCATTTTCATCATCAGAGTAAATGGTCATCTCTAATGGCTTACAATGAGATATATTTAGTAATCCTAACATAGATTTTGCATCGACAACACGTACACCGTACCTTGCATCAACTTCGCTATTTAATTTGTTTATAGCCACTACAAAATCTTTTGCATCATTGATACTTTGTAAATCTAATTTATATGTTCTTTCCATTTTCCTTTTTCACCTCCCTAAAACAAACCCCACTAATAAACATTAGATCACCTTTCCATATACTTTAACTTGCTTTACAGTAGATTCCCATTCTGGACAGCAAGAAGATATATCACCATCACGTTTTGCATTACGATTTAAAGCATTCCTGTCTACAATAAATTCACTAAGACAATTTGTAGATGTTGTGATGATATTCGCAGAATCAGTGTGTTTATTTGCCTTCTGATCAGCCATAATACAAGGAATTACTTCACCATTTGCTAAAATCAAGTCAAAATACTGACCAATCTTACATTCAAAATGTGAACCAATTGCTACACAATATCTTCCATTTACCATTCGAATACCATAATCGCCTGTATATGCTTTCTGTTGAAGCTTATATTGCTTGGATGACTTAGCAAAAATACTAACGGTTTGATACGTTCCATCTATTTTCTTTTTAATAGCATATGGCATCCAAGTTTTATTCTTAACACATGGAACGTTGTAGATCCTGTAATTGATTGGTTTATCAGATACATAGTCTTTATGGATATAGCCAATTTTGTTATCAAGATCGACAGTATACCAACAACCGTTTGTAAGCTCGTTTTCAATGATAATAACTTTTTCATTAAACGAAACTTGTTTGATAACTTCTGAGTTCTTGCTTGGCTGCTCTCGAATGTTCACATATGTACCTTTTACATATTTTTTCTTGTACTTAATTTTCTCTTTTGATTGAGATAACAAGTTTAATTGATTGCTGAACCCTGCCGTAAGACAGGGCGTGACTGTTATGCAAGGTTTTTCGTCATAAACCTCTGCTTGTGCTGTTGGAACAGAAGTTGTGAGAATTACAACAACTGCCATTCCAAATGTCATTTTTCGTAATAAAATACATTGCCTCCTTTGTGCTATTGGTACGTTACATTTGTATATTCTCTGTTTGAATTGGGAATATTTAGCGAATTGTTAATTATAAGAAGGTTCAGATTTGTCATTTCTCACGATTTCAAAAATAGGGAACTGAACAGAAATTCCACCATTTTTATTCTTTGTTTCACCTTTGAATTTAATCTGCACAATTTTACCAATAATCTCATCAGGATTGTTCCAATAGTAATTTCTTTGCTCATCAGTAAATCCAGATCCTACACCGAGTTCACATCCTTTGTAATCGCATTTGATTAGACCAAGTGTACCTTTATATTTACCATCACCTTCGACAATATCAATACAGCGAATGTCAGCATGTTTAAATGACTTAACTTTAAGAATTCCGTTGTTTCGTTTATTCTTCCATTTAGTATCCTTATTGAGCATCAAACCTTCCCAACCATTCTTGTCAGCTTTATCAAGCAGTGGCTGAATAACTGATTTATCAGTTCCTTCATATATAATAGGAACAACTTCAAGATTATCTGTCTGAAGTCGAGAAATTGCTATTGTTAGTGGATTTAAAATTTGTTCTCTACGAGCTTTATATTTTAATTTACTCTCGCCATTTTCAAATTCTTCATTTGGGATACATTCATAGATTACAAATTTAATGCAAGATTTATCAGAATCGTCAGAATTGATAATACCAGTTCCAATTTGGAAGTTGTCATTATCAGAAAGATTATCATAATTTTTACGAATTAGTTCACCATTAAACATATAATTTTCATGTTTAGGTAATTGTTCAATATCTTTAATAATATGGTCAAGACCTGTAAATGGTTTACCCTGTCGACTGATTAACTGCCCTTTATAATATGCACAGTTATTGCCATTAAGTTTTTTGGACAAAGCAAACCATTCATTGTCTTTTGGTTCATTCTTTTCAGAAATAGGATATGCTTGCTGTACATCCCATGATGGAATCAAACCATGAATTACACTGTTTACAACTTTCTTATCACAGCCAAGACGAAACTTTTTTGTAACCATCTGTTTATAAAAGTCTTGATATTCTTCTGATTGATTTTCAATAAAGAATCTTACAGTTCTTATATCATAATCACTTCCTGTATTATTCTTTTTTAGATATTCCATCAACATCTCAAATGAATTGCAAACATCATGCCCAAGGATAAAACAATCTTTACCTAATTTCTTATCGCTGATACCAGTTACAATATTTGAATCAAGCAGAAATACTAAACATTTTTTGAATAGCTCATTATCTTTATTCGCTGTAATAATAGCTTTCTTATCGTTTGTACTATTTGTATTTTGTATCTGTTTGAAAATTTTAATTACTTCTTCCATTCTACCTTTCCTCTCCACAATATTCTTTTAAGTATATAAGCATTTCTGACTCTTCTGGGAAGAACGGATCTCGCTTCTTTTTATTCTGTACCCAACTTAAAAAGTTCATCCAAAATTGTCCTACTCTCCAATCAGGAAAGTATGTCATATGCAATCGTTTTACTTCATTATAAAAACCATATAATCTATTCGTATTTCTAATATTAATCACCTCCTATGAAATGAACATTTACTTGTGTACTTCATAAAACCATTCATTGTATAAATCATATCTATTTTGAATATTAAGCCAATTAATTTCCTTATTATTATCCTTTGCCCATTTAATAAAATCAGTAATCTTTCCACAACAACCAAACTCAGGGCAACCTGCACGATAAATACAATGAGGAACTAACACATCTGATTCATAAGGATGTGTCTTATGTAATTCAATTTTGAAGTCTTCTGCCAATTCAACTGCTTCTGGTGTAGCATTGCCACACAATCTTTTTCTCCAACTATCAATAAGGTTTTGCATATTAGCATAGCCATCAAAATTAACCAATGCATCTTGTGGTTTCTTACCTCGTGGAGTATCATCAACCAATCTATCATCTCTTTGTGAGCTAATAAATTTTTCAAATTTATGTCTCGACCACTCCGTACTCAACCAGTAATAAATACTTTTCCACGACCAATCAAATTCAAGTAATCTAATTGGCGAATGTTCAGATATAAGCAACTTCTTTTTAAAAGTGTCTGTTGCTTCATTCTCTGTAAAATCTTTATTATCCGTGGTTCTACAATGATTTTTTACTCTCTTCCAATCATCACCGAACCAGTTAAAAACTGTTTTCATTTTAATTCTCCTATTTTTTTAATCTATTCATAAGAAATAATGGTTTCTTGTTACTATATTATTCTCCTTTTAAAATCTCTTTTGGGCAGTAAATAATCTTCTTACCTGCTTTCTGTGCTTTACGAATTGTTGACCATACACCACCTGATTTATTACCATCCCAAATTGCAAGAAGTACATCGCAATGGTCAACCATATATTGATCTCTCACATTATCACAACCTTTATAGAATTCATCTGATAATTCAACCCATTCATCAGCTTCAGTTCTTAACTTATTGTAATATTTGTTAGATGAGTTGTAGTTTTTACATGGTAATATGCAATGCAATTTTAAATTTCTATTTTTCTCTAATTCTGGCGAAGCTGCTCTGTATCTCTCCTTAATAATACAAGTATTTAACCCAATTAAAATATCAGAGCCATTTGCCATACCACAATAAACATCAGACACATCAAGTATTTGATTAAAAATCCAATGACCAATTCTTGTCCATTTAATATCTAACTCATCATCTGGCAATCCTAATCTCTGAGGTCTATGACCTGTTAATGCTACTCTCATTTATTACCTCCTTAATTTTCACAAGAAACTGTCGATTCTTGTTTAGTATTTTTCATATAATCCAAATATTCTTTGTGATATACATCTAAGTTTTTTAGTAATTCTTTACAATTTTCTGCATACTGAATATATGTATCAGCCAAATGTCGTCTGCTTTCTTCTGAATCATCGACTAGCTTATATTTCCATTTATTAGCTCTTAACAAGTCTGCATTATGGTTATAAGTTTCAATACTTTCAGTATATTCTCTCTTTTTCTTTTCATATGTTTCATCATCAATAATCAGATGTCCAAGCAATTTAGGAAAATCAAAACCTAGCTGTGTTCTTAATATTCCATTATCTTCTGCATATTTGATATGCCAAGCAATATCGTCCCAAGCCATACCTCCCAGAAGTGATTTATTATCCTCTTGCTGCACATATGAAAAATACTCATATAATTCCTTTTTTATTTCTTTCTTTGATTTACTCATGATTCACCTCCCACGAGAAATCAGCTTGCTACTGTATTATTCTCTGTTCTTTACAAAACTTCATCAACAATTCCATACTTGACTGCTTTGTCAGAATGAATATAGAAATCTTTCTTCTTTTCACGAATCTCATTAATATCATCTTTTGTGAGATTTGTTCTGTCGATTACATATTCTTCAATCTTTTTATTCAGCCAGTCCATTTCTTCTCTGTCTTCTACCAAATCCTGATATTTACCACTTCTCCAACAACTCATTTGATGATACATAAATGTCGAATGCTTGTAACAATATCTCTTATGTCCTGCTAAGAAAATCTTAAAAGCTGCACTCATTGCATATCCTGTACAATATGTATAGATTGGAGTTTTGCTATTAAGAATGACATCAATTAATCCCCACATATCACTAACAGATCCACCATATGAGTTGATGTATAGTTTAATTGGTTTACGCTTATAATCTTTCTCTTTTTCATCTTTCTCATCGTCTTCTCGAATCTGTTGTAAAATGCTCCATGTTAATTTACCAATAGATTCGTTGTCTACATCATCAGATAAAAATAATGTCTTTTTGTCTGTATTTGCATATGAATTGTCTTTTGAACTCATAAAGTATTCTCCTTATATTTAATTCTCTGTTTCAAATCCAACTTGTATATATCTATCTAATTCAAATTTAGCATTTTCATTCAATAATTGTTTTTCATCAACCAATATAATTGTTCCTGGCTGCACTCTCCCTCTCAACTGACTTGGTGTAAGTACAATTGGATTGAATTTTAAGTGCATTTTATATGCATAATCTGCCATGCTTCCCATCGGTTCGATAACAGGAATTTTATATTTACCACTGATCTTCATCAGATTATATGTTTTACCGATCCCTCTACTATTAAAACCATATAATCGTTTAATGTGTGTTTGTCGTTTCTTTACATAATATTTCAGCTCATGATATAATGCTTTTGATTTTAATAAATATGACCAGTGTTCTAATCGTTCATAAAATTTCATATATGTAGTATCATCTCCTTTGTTATATACAATATATAGTAGTTATGTGTTCATCCGACCACTATATATTGTACTAAGAACGGCATGAAATCCGTCTTTCATTGGCTTTTTGAGTCTCTGAAACGCCCTATTTATGGGCATTCCAAGACCTCAATTTTCTCAAATATGAAAATACTGTTCATTGTTTCAATGAATACTGCACTTGCTGTACTGATTATTGATACAACGCTACTTGTTCGCAAACACATATTGCTATAATCTGAACCATCAGCATTTTTAAGATAATTTATAATCATTGGTTTTCCAAGTTTAACATTATCCAAATCTAGCTCTACAGTTCTTCCAATTCTCATCGGATATCTGCCATCGGTTCTGTCTTGACCTCTTTCACCCTTTGTTCCTGAATGAGTTATTTTTGTTATTTTATATTCCATGTAATTCCTCCCACTGCATTATTCTCTTAAAATATTAACTTTGGATGAGCTGTATCATATAAACACTGCTGTAAGTGAGTCTGTTTCTTACTTACGCCCTCTTTGCTGATAGCCATTCTCAAAGCACCAGTTTGAGCAACCAAATCGCATTTTTTCTTTGCTCTTGTAATTCCTGTATATAATAATTCTCTTGTTAAAAGGGAATATGATGAAAAATCAATGCCGAAAATAACATGATCGAACTGAGAACCTTGAGACTTGTGAACTGTAATCGCATAACCAAGTTCAATACTATTAACTTGTGTTCCTTCTACATATACCTCTCCAATACCCATAAATGAAATAAGCACTGCTTTATCTTCTGGAAATACCTTTTTAATAATACCAAGATTACCATTAAAGATAGGTGGATTGGTTTTGTATGTATTCTGTGTATTGATAACTTTGTCTCCTTCTCGAAGAATTGTTATTTTGCCCTGTGATACAACCTCAATCTGTTCTTTATTGTCGTCTTCTGGATTATATAAATCCTGAATTATATTATTGATGTTATAAGTGCAAGCATCACCTTGTTTCTTAACAGGAACAAGTATCTGAGTTTCCATAACATTGAAGTTCTCTGTGTTCATTGCTTCTGAAAATTTCTGCATTATTTTATAGAAAGTATTACTCTTATCTGAATAACAATCTAATGATAAATCCTGCAATTCTCCTCTTGTCTCTGTACCAACCCAGTCTTTTTCTACAATCTGTATTCCTTTACGAATACGTCTTGCTTCTGTAACAATGGCTGATGCTGCTGCTTGTCTATGTACTTGACTAAGATATACTGTAGGAATCTCAGGAGAATTGATCATATCAAACGCAATGTTGCCACACCCAATTGATTCTAACTGTCCCATATCTCCAAGACAGATAAGCTTTGCACCTGAAGGGATTGCTCTTAAAAGATAATAGAAAAGATAAGCATCAACCATTGAAATCTCATCTACGATTACAATGTCAACATCCAATGGGTTTTCATCATGATATGTGAAACCATTCTTGCCCCCATCATCAGTACAAGGATATTTAAGCAATCTATGAATTGTATATCCTTCTTCTCCTGTGATTTCAGTCATTCGAGAACTTGCACGACCAGATAAAGCACACTGTACATATACATAATCTTTCAATGCTTCAAGAAAAGCAGACACGGATGAACTCTTACCTGTTCCAGCTTCACCATGAATAACAACTACATTGTTTTCAAGTGCTTCTTTTACACCCATTCGCTGTTCTTCTGTAAACTGCCAACCATTCTTATGCTCGACATGTTTGATTGTATCTTCCCAATCGCCATATGTAATCTCTGATTTTGCATCTCTTAATCGGATTAATTCTTTGGCAATTTTATCTTCAACATTGTAGAATTTTCTAAGACCAATCTGTGTCTTATCTTCATTCCACCACAGCTCATCACCCATATCATGAATTGCTTCTGTAATATTCATATCAGGAACATCTTCGCCAAGTTCATCAATAATTGCCCCCATTAACTCATCAGGTGTAATCCATGAACAACCATCCTGACCAGAATCTTCAAGATATTTGTAAATAAAAGCACTAATACGTTGAGAACAAAATTCTTCCATTCCACTATCAAGAGCTATTTTGTCTGCCGTTTTCCAACCAATTCCTTTTACTTCATTACATAAGATATATGGATTATTTTTAACCTTTTCAACAACTAAGTCAGGTGAATTATATCGTTCCATTAATCTATTCACCATATTGTTCGTAAGGTTATACTGCTCCAACTCTGAGAAGATTTTTGCTAAATGGATATTTCTATTAAATCTTTCAATCCATCGTGCAGCCGTGTCTAATCCACAACCTCTGACCTTTACCAAATCTTCTGCTTTGTTGTTCTTCAAAGAATCAAATGGATCATCCAATGCATCATACATATTTTCAATCTGAAGTGGGGTAAACAAAGTGGACAAGAATTTCTTCTGTCCAACTTTGTCATTCTCATTAAAAGTAATGGCACTATAGATTGATATGATATTGTATTGTCCTCCCCATTTGGGATCTTCTACATAATCTGCCACTAATACATATGGATTACCTTCAACCAACTGTGGCATTGTACCTTTGATTATGATTTGATTGAATTTGTCGGTCTTAGGTTTACCCTCTTTGACCTTATCTACTGAGACAACAGCAATTCCAAATTCATTTTTATAAAATCGTATTCTCTCTACACTACATATAATTTTTATTCTATTTTCTGATGCCATTAGTCCTCACTTTCCTTTTAATCAACTTTTGTTCTTTCAGATTGAAGTAGCAGTGTACCATCTAAATGTATCTCTTGAACTTTATTTACTGTATGCTGGTAAATTGTGTCTTTGTAAATCATTGGTCTGAAACTATCGTCTCTTCTGATTCCTGCCACAACAATCTTTGAACCTCTACTTAACCAGCTTCTTTCAAGTACGGTCTTCTTATCACTATTCGGATCAAGCTTTGCTGAAATTTGTTTATTATAAAATGCATAATGACCTTTATTAAACTTCACATGTACTGCACCATACTTTGTAAGAAGTGTAACCATACAATGCAAATTATCAGCATTGATAATTGTTCCTGCTATTCTTGAAATCTTAAATTTAGGCATTTTCTTTGGTGAACCATCAATATAGCGAGTGTAATAATCGTAAGGTTCTGGTTCTTCTGGTAAATCGAAGAAATTAACTATGCCATATAGTTCTTCATTAATATTCTCCAATTCATGCTCACCATCATAGAAACTTAATGCTTGCATAGACCAAGAAGGTAATGTACCATCAGCATATTGATTCCAAACAGTTTTAAATAAAGCTTCATTATAGAGATTTAATGTATCAGTATTATCAAACCAATCCTTTAATGGCTGAATGTATTTATCAACTTCTTTAGTAAACAATTTTTCTGATACGATATAATATTCTCCTTTTATTTTAACTACTGAGTCTTCTGTGAAATGTTCCTTGAAGAAAGGCTGAGAATTGTTGTCGAGAATATAATAACCATCATGATATCCTCTTTTTGGTACTTTCTTTCCTTCGTCTATATGCTTTTCATACAATCCTTCATCATCTAAAACATATTTTTTGAAATTAACCATACGTTTTGCTAAATCTAATGATTCAGGAATAATACCCAATTCTGTCATTTTTGCGAACTGTTGCATTGTAATTTTGTCACTTGGAGTAAAAGCATAGTTTTTTAAATACCAACGCATTGTTTCTTTTCTATCTGATGAGTGCAATTCTGTAAAGCAACCAGCTTTAATTAATTGAACCATTTTTGACTTGGTAATAAGCTTTGTATCAAGCATTTTACGAGCGAAATCTTCCATAGAATTAAATGGTCTGTTCTGAATAATTGCTTGTACAATATCATCGCCTATACCATTGATACCCTTTAGTCCAAAAATGATACGATTGTTCTCAACATCTGCTTTAAAACCAAAGTCTGCTGAGTTGATAAGTGGAAGTTCTACTTTAACATTCTCTTTTTGAACAGCCGCTATTGCTACTGCCATCTTTCCATAATTGGTAGAATCACCTGCATTTTCATCTACTGCGCCAGAATCTACAATTAAATTCGCTGTCTGCCAGTAAATCGGGCTGTATTTATAACACAAATTCAGCTCTTGAAGACCTATAATCGAGTAGGCTAGTGTATGACTTTTATTGAATCCATATCCTCGCTGGGTGCAAATAAGCACATTCCACACATAGTTCGTTAAATTCTTTGATAAATTCTTCTCTTTCGCATTAGCAAAGAACTCTTCTTGTAATTGCAAGAACTCTTTTGGTTTCTTCTTTGCAACCGCTTTTCTTAACCTATCACCCCAAGCTAGTGAGAAACCACCAATCTTCGGATGCATTGTTAAAAGTACCAAATACTCCTGGGCTTCACAGATACCAAATGATACTCCAATAATATCTTTCAGAATATCTTGTTCTTCTTGTGTCAGACCATATTCAGTCATTTCATCATACCAATACTGGATATTTTCTCTAAAACGAGCATATTTCTGTAATGGTGTTTCAGCACCTTTTTCCTGTGCCATAAGTCGCAATACTGAGTTAATGGTTGCTAATTCATCAACAGAAGCAGGTTTTGCTAATGCAACCGCCTGTACACCACTCTCTTTCTCCATCTGAAAGAATGACATTACTTTGTGATTCCAAAGCATTTCCCACATATCTTTAGCATTACGTTCCAAAGTATATACACCAATATATTTTTCATAAGTAGCTTTCAATGAACCTTGCCACTCTATTACATTATTCTCCAAAAGCAGTTCCAACTCTGCTTGCATTTTATCCAAAGCATCAATACAAAGAAGATCGACCTTAATAAGAGAACAATCCTCACACATATGTAAATCAAACTGAGTAATAACATCACCTGAATTTGTTTTCATAAGTGCTGTTGTATCTGTAAATGGTCTATCAACTAAGATAATTCCACCTGCATGTGAACCTACACCATTGACAAGTCCTTCTATCTTCTGTGCAGCTTCCCATAATTCAGGATATTTATTCATTTCTGTAACAAATTCTTGTACAGGTGGGTTATCATCATCACCATAATACATTTGTGATAAAGTTCTTAATTGACCTCTATCAGCTACAATTAATGAACTAATATACTGAGCTATATCATTATCAATCTTCAAACCACGAGCTGCTGTTAAGATAGCACTTCTACTCTTTTCAGTTGATAGTGTCATAACCTTACTAACTCTATCTTCTCCATATGTATCTTTCATAGCCTGAATAACTGCTTCACGCTTTGAACCACATATATCAATATCAATATCCAAAACAGAAGCACGTTCTGGATTCAAGAATCTCCAAGGATACGTCTTTGTTTTTTCTCTTAATGGATTAATCTGTGTGATACCAAGAATATTTAATAGACAGAAACCTACACCAGAACCTCGACCAGCCCCTACTAATGTACCTGCACTCCAAGCAATCTGCACATCAATAGCAATCTGAAGAAGATATTTAGACCAACGAACCTTCATTTTTTCGGATGAATCCTTTATATAATGAAGACATTCGTTTATTTTTTCATAAGCTTCGTCTGTTTGGTAATAAGGATCTGTGTTAATATAAGCGACAATATCTCTTACTAAATGCCTATCACAATCGTATTCAGAATGATAAAACTCACTTAATAAAGGGATTTGATTCTTAAACTTTTCATACAACTCTTTGTTTGGTTCAGAAGTATTTAGTGGAATGTACGGAATATCGAGGTCTTTTGTGAGTTTGTAATATTCTGCTTTTTCATATATAAGCATTGTATTGTCTAATCCTTTTTGGACTATATCGTGACCATAGTATTCGTCCATATATTCATGAATTTCTTCTTCACTCATGATATAAGTGGTAGAATAAAAATCATCTACTTCTCTATCGCCCTCTTGAGACTCCAAAAAGATTTTATGTATCTGTCTATCTTCTTTTTTAAGATAGTGTGCATCCGTTGTAATAATATATGGTGTTCCTGTTTCTTCTGATAATTGAATTAATTTATGATTGACATAGATTTGCTCCATCATATGAGAAGGTTGCAACTCTAAAAAGAAGTATCCTTCACCAAATATCTCATTCATATATGCAATCCAATCTTTACAAGATTGCCATATTTTTTCATATTCTCTTGGATTTGCTCTTTCTAAATCCTGAAATTGTAAAAGTCTGTGTGGTAAAGCTCCCCCAAGACAAGCCGAGCTTCCGATAATATCTCCTTTATAGTTTTCCATCATTTCTTCAAGATCACTATAATAAGTAGGAACTCGCATCATGACATGCATAAAAGAGTTCTTAGTCCAAGCTTTTGTGCTTAATTCTCTAGTGCCTTGATGCCCATGAGCATTTAATGCTACTAAAATAAAATGAGGATATCTATTATTAAATTTATTCTCGGCAGTTACATCTTCTGTACACAAATATATCTCATTACCAAGAACAACTTTAAAATTCTCCCATCCTTCTAAATCCTTGTGACTATCATAGTATTTAAGTGCATCTAAAGAGGAAGTGATAGACTCATGTTCCGTAAAGCAAATGCCAGCATGACCTAATGAGTGAGCATACTCAATCATTTCAGGCACTTTATTTATAGAATCTCGAAGTCTTAAATTACTTCCCTCTGCACTATGGTTATGTACTCCAAAAAAACTCACTCAAATCCTCCTCTTATAACTGTTTTAATAAGCTTCTAACTGGTTCTCTTCCATAATTCTCTTTCAACCAATCAATATATCCTTTATCCTTTTGTGCTACTTCCACAAGACGTTCATCCTTATACTTACCAAAATTCAACACATAAGTATCTAAAGGTGGTAACTCAGGTTTCTTCCATTCATCAAACTCCATGTCTAACGGCTTTCGTGAAGCAAGATAATCAGCCAAATGAACAATCTCCTGATATTTATTTGATGGTTTTGGAAGCACAATTCCAGCATCTTTTGGTTTGTTTGAGGTTGTCCATTGCCCCATATGAGTTTCAATCGCATTAGCAATCAGCTCAATTTCTTTATCTGAAATAACTGCATCTTCTTTGTGCTTTCTAACCGCTTCTGCCATTAACAACGGATGATCAAATACTGTAAACACTTCCTTTACATCATCACTTGCACCTGATTTTCTACCATCGTGTACCAAACCAGCACATCTTAATAAATCTCTTTCTCTATCAGTGAATTTGTTCTGATACTGCTCAAGACTGAAAAACCAATTAAGGAATCGTACAACTGCAATACTGTGTCTCATCAATCCACCATCGCCCAATGCGTATGCAGGATGGTACTTGCCTGTAGACGAGGCAGGTACTTCCCACCAATACAAAGGAAGTTCTGATACCAAGAGTTTACAGAAATCTTTAATATCTTCATTTTCAAACGAGTCATAAATAGGCTCAATCATTTTCAACTTTTCTTCTGTCATTAAAATACCAACTTTCTTTTCTTCTCTGTATTATTATTCTCTAAAGCATTCCACTTTTTATTGACTTCAAATGTCTTTTGAGCTGGTGTCCACTTTGAATAGTATTCGCATTCGTTTTTATAAATAGTTGCTTCTGGATTTGTTGTGCAGAAATTGCACCAATGACATAATGGCGTAGGCTTCGGAATAAACAGATTTTTATTCTCACTTGCTTCAATATCACCAAACACTTTATCAAGTGCTTTGATTAAACGTTTTTCCCATCCTTTTGTAAGAGCATATTGTTCATCGTCTATAAGGATGAATCTATACTGCGATTCAATAGGCAATTCACCAAATTCGTTTAAAATTGCAAGGGCATAAATTCCAAACTGTAATGAGGTTGCCAATTTACTTTGATCGTATATTTTCTTGGAAGTCTTATAATCAACCGTTCTATATTGACCATCCTTTACATCAATTCGGTCAATAAAACCTTTTAGAATAACTTTGTTATCCCATACAAATTCAAAAGGTTTTTCAAAATATGTAGGTTGCCAAGTAGTATCTTCCATTTCTTCGTGTAACACTTTATCAAATAGCTTTATTTTTTCTTCATATGAAGCACCACTCGCATTATCAGCTTCGTGCCATACTTCAAAATATTTTCTTCTTAGCTGTGCTACACCTAATAATTCTTCTTTGGTTTTTTCGTCTGTTTCGGTCACTCCATTCTGTAGAATATCATTTAACTTGTCATAATCTACTGCTTGACCAGAAGCAATCATCCTGCCCTTCTGTTCCAAAACATAATGACACAGACTACCCAACTCAAGTGCAATTGAAGTATCCTGTGAATACTTCTTATCTATATATTTAAACTTGTACTGAAGAGGACAATTTTTAAAAACTTCGATTTTACTATATGAAAATGTAGGTAAACCTTTGTCCTTATCAGTTATAGGTCTTACTCTATCTTTTAATTCTTGCAATTACTTCTCCTTCTTTGATTCTTTCAACACTCTATTAACTTCATCCATTGTGATAACAATCTTCTCATCTAATAATTCCAACAATGTTTCTTTTCCCATATCTGTAGGACTGGCTTTATAAGGCAATCTATTCTCACCATCTAACAACAAACAAACTTTGCAATATGGCACTAATCCTGCTACTTTTTTTACAAGTTTGATATAATAAATCTCTGCTTCAAAAGAATGTGCATCCTGGTATTCTCTATCAAAAGCCACAATCACTTCTTCACATTTGAGATATTGCAATAATATTTTTTGCTGAGTGACAGTAATATTACTTCCGCAAGTTGCTACTGCAAATGAATCTTCTCCAAAGTATGAATAATTTTGCATACATCCCTTTTCTGATTCAAGTAGCATTGCTTTTCGTATTGATTTAATTTTGTTTTGGGTAACATTGATTCCGTATAGATTTGAACCTAATTGATGACTAAGAAACTTCCCACTTATTTGAAGCGGAACATACTTTCCTACTCTTTCAATATCAGATTCATCAAGATAACGACCTCTAATTCCAATCAACCGATTGTCTTTGTCCCGATGTGGAATTACGATTTGGTTGGTCAATCCATAATAACCAATCTCATATCTGCTCAAAGCTTCACGAGAAATATTGTCATTTAACCAATCTTCATGAGGTGCATAATAGAATGTGTCTAAGATATTTTCACTAATTTCAGACAATGTAGGTACTTCACGCCTATTCTTTTTTACTGACTTCAAACGATTAATCCATTCAAAATCATTAATACGATTCTTTTCTTTCTCAATCTCATCAGCATTTGTAACAGCTAACTTTCCTGTAAGTTGCCCAATAAAATGTAACGCTTTATACCATGTAACTGTCTTCCCTTTAACTCTATTGGCTCTAATTACTAATTCAACAACATTAAAACTATCTGAACATTTAGAGTAACAATGAAAAGTTCTTCCTTTGTACCCTTTATCCTCGTTTGGTTCGTGATAATAATACAATTTCCACGAATCTGATCCGTGACATACCGACTGGAATATTAAATCGCCATTACTATCTGTTTTTGGATAACTAGAGCCAAAATAAGTAACAATTTTTATTATATCTTCCTTAGTAAGTGAGTTAAGAATTGCATCCTTATCTAAATACATACCCTCACCTCACTTACCAGTTTCCCCAACTCTTCTTATCAGTTGGTTCTTCTTCCTGTTCTTCATCAATCGGATTATCAGGTACTTGAGATAATAATACAGAATGTTCCTTAATCTTCTCTTCTACCTGCTCAATCTTTGTAAAGTCCATATCAATTAACTCGAAATCATAATTCGTTACAAACAAGCACTGTTCTGTCATAGTACCCAAATCAATTTTTGTCCAAATAATGATTCGTGTTAATCTTCCTCGTCTGACTTTGTATACCCAATGACACATATTAGGTACAGGCATATTAACCATTTTATGTAACACTGATTCGATTTTTTTTTTCTCTGCTTTGGTGGGAGCCATTGAAATAACACCCATATCCAATTTATTCGCCAATGCTTTTGAACCAGCTAACAAGTTCTGATCCTTATACTGTGCATTTTGTGCTTCACCATTTAACTGAGAAGCAGTATAAATAAACACATCCAACTGTTGAGCGATTGTCTTTAATTCGGTTGCAAATACCAATAATAACTGATGCTCTTTCAATCCCATTCCAGATTTACTATTTACTTCTGCCATTAAACGTAATGAGGTATGAATATAGTCAAAGAAAAAATACCTAACAGAAAATTCTCGGTTGTATTTTTTTATCTGGTTTTTAATGTCTTCAATGGAAAAATCAGGAATATGTACGATATATAATGGACTAGATTCGATATAAGAAATGGCTTGTTGAACTCTTTCTAATTCTCCTTGTTCATATGTACCATATAGAATATGTTCCTCATTTACTTTACTAACGGCTGCAATTAATAATGTCTGTATTTCATCTACTGGCATCTCAGTTGAGAAAATAGTAGTCGGCTCACAATTTCCTGTATACACATACTGCTTTGATACAACATCATAAAAATACGGAACTGCAATTTTACAAGCATCACCAGCAGCCATACGAGTTTTACCTCCACCTTGAGGGCACGATCTCATAAATAAACATCCTAATCTCGCACCTCTTGATACAGTGTTCAATCCCTCGTTATTCAAAGCTAAACCGACATCAGGAACTTCCATCAATTCATTTACCAAATCTGTCATGCCGTCACCAGCTTGAACATCTGTACTTAGTGTATTGGTACAATATTTCATATTGGGATTAATAACAAATGTTGCTTCAACCATTTCAATAATGTCTTGCTCAGTATAATTGTCAAACTTAATTTGTTCAGCTTCCATCTTTGAGGCATCTGCAATGGTACTGTCAAAAATAAATCTTGTATCGAGACCTTTTTGCTCATAATATCTAAGCAATGCGTATTTTCTTAGTCTGTGATAATAATAATCATAGTTCTCAATGGTAGCCATATCTCTTGCATTTGAAAGATATTCTATACCTTGATTCTCCTGAAAAATTGAATACTGTTCTTTGTAATTGCTTAGATATGAATCTATACTAAATTCATCAATTGTGGTGCAACCTTGCATATGTAGATTGTAAATTGCAACAAATAGCAATTCATAGAAGTTCTCTGTATTAAAATCAGTTCTATCCAATGGTCTATCAATATCATCTATTAAGGAAGAATCTTGTATTAAACAACCAATCGTATTCAAATATGCTCTTTTATCTACAAGTCCTTCATGTGCCATTATTTCACCTCTTTCCCAATTGACTGAATATCAATCTGTTTTATTTTTCTCCTTTTAGGTTGAACAATAATGGTCTTTTCTTTGTACATATTTGAAATATCCATACTTTCATTATGTTCTTCCAATTTATCAACCGACTCATAATACTGCATTGCTTCTGTGTGATAATATGGGACAATTCCAATTACATCACCAGTTAAATCTTTTTCAATGATTTCATGCAGATAAACCAGAGTCTTATACATACTTTCGTATGTAAAACCATAACGCTTGATATAATCTTCTGTTAAGGCATATACTTTTGTACTTAATTCTTCTCCTTCGATGAGACTTCTTAAATACTTATAATACTGTTGCTTTTTTGCATATTCCTCTTCGGATAATGCTTCTTTTAATTCGGCTTGAGGTCTAGCTTTTCTACCGACTTTTTTCTTTGTAGCAACCTTATCTATCTGTTCAGTTTTGTCTTTCTGCAATGTCTTGATTGCAATATTAAAACATTTTTTATGAGCATAGCGTCCCTTGTATGGAACGCCATCCTCATCTACAATTGGCTCATTGCATATTACGCATTTTCTTCGAGCTGCCATGTATCAACCTCTTATAAGTTATTCTCCTCAATGAAACTCTCAATATCATAAATGATTGCTTCAATAAGCTGTTCCTGACCTTTCTTCAGATCACTAGCCTTCTTGCCTTCGCCTAACTGATTTGCAACGATTGTCTGTAAATCCTCAAGATATCCATTATCAGCAAGCTTCTCTCCAAGTTTCTGTAGCTCGTCCATGAGGTCATCATATGATTTAACATCAACTGTTCTCTGTGCTTTCTGCTCCTCGTATGTAACTGCTGTGATTCCCTCTTCTCTCTCCTGAATCTCAATAGCCTTAATAATTACATCTTCAAGAGCTTCAGCAGTGAACTCCTCAATATAAGTAGTAGGAAGATAATCGAAACGAGAACGAGCAAAGAACTCATCTGTCTGCGCTAAGAAACCAGAAGATTTAACAACCTTACCGTCTTTATCAACACCGTTAGAACGAACATAAACACATAAGTCTGTATTATTGATGATAGGTGCTAACGCTCTCTTATCAGCCTTTGGTGAAATGTATCCATCCTTCTCCTGTGCATGTGCAATAAAGTAACAGCAATATCCAGCACCAAGTAACTTGTTAATCTGCTTCCAGAACTCAGTCTCATACTCTTTCCAAAGTCCATATCCACCATTTCCTTCTCCAATTGAAGGAGCTTTATACTTCTGGCAAATAAATTCCTGACAGTAATTTGCAGCCGCTTCAATCTCATCAAAGATAATTGTTGAATACATTTCTCTTGCCTTCTCTACTGTTGCAGGATCTGTAAGCTGCTTGTTAATCTTAATAAAGTCAGACCACTTTGTAATAGGACAATATGGAACACCAGGAATGGCATTAAGACCTGCCTCGAATGGAAGATAGAATGGCTTCTTCATACGAGTTGCCTGCTTAGTCTTTCCTAAGTTATTTCCACCATAGACAAGAATAACCTTGCCCTCTAAACCTTTTGCTACTGTGCTGACCTGTGGATTAAAAATATCTAATTCGTTCATGTAATTCTCCTTTATTTTCAAAAATATTTTCTTGATAAAAATGGTACATATTTCAAACTATTTCATTCGTACCTACAACAAAGTTAGATTAGAAACCTAAACTTCTACCATGTGCTGCACCACTTGGCTTTGCAGTAGATGCCTTTGCACCACTCTGAGCTTTAGCTTTTGCTTCCTCAAGACGATTTGTTCTCTCCTGAATTGCAGCCTGAATTGTATCAGCAACATATGGAACTTCTGGTGTGATACCCTCTTCATAAGGCTCAGAAGCACCAGTAATAATAAGATCACTCTTGTAATCTACTTTTACCTTTCTTCTTGGCTTACCAATCTTAATTGGAATCTCTGTAACAGTCTCAATTCTGTTATTAATAATGTCTCCATAGAACTCTACTGTCTGTCCTACTTCAAAACCAGAATCAACTGCCTGTGCTACTTCACCCTCTGCTACAAGATCAATTGGCTCAATTCCGTTATATGTAGGCATCCAGCCACTCACCGCAAGTCTTCCTGTTTCTACTCCCTCGTTATCAAGTTCAGGACTAATATCCGAAATAAATACCTCTACTGCGAACTCTGCATGTGGCTCAAACTCTTCATCAGCCTTTAATCTATTAAAGAAATTGCTCTTGTAAGATACAATCTTCTCACCATTCTTGCCTGTAAATGGACTAATATCACCAGTGACTCTAACCTTTGTAGCCTCTTCCTCACCAACTTCTGCAATAGATTTGTACTCATTCATTACTGTCTGAATACCTGCATAAGTCTTATTGTCAGTACCAGCCTTAGTCTTCTCATTTACATTGACGTTGTACTTAACGAAATTAACATCAGAAGTCTTAACTGTAATATGACCTGTTACCTTATTCTTTCCATCCTCTGTTACAATCTTCAGATCCTTCTCACTAACCACACCTACTGCTGTTGCCTTTGCATTTGCCTGTCTTAAATTTGTTTCCTTTGTTGTTGTCTCTGCCATTTAAAAATGTCCTCCTTAAAATTAAAAAATTTATGTAAATATTGTTAATAAAACAATCTATCTAAACGCCCAAATGGACGGAACACAGAAAATAAATTTATGTAAAATCTATCTTCAACAGTGATTTTTGAGTATAAAAACCCAAGGGTATGCTGTTCTTCCACCCATACAAATGCTTTCCGCATTTATTTATTCTCTTGCTTTGTCTCGATTTTTATATAATTTTCGAGACATCTTGTTTTGGAATTTTTGAACTGAATTGTTCAAGACTGATTAGATATTATCTAAGATATTTCCTGTTACTTCATACATTTCCAAATCATTTAATTCACACCATGATTCGAAGTTATCTCTCTGAACATACCAACCAACATTCATTCCGAGAAATTCATTCTCACCATTTCCATAAGAGACTACATTATATAATTCTCCGTTTAGAATGTCGTTTTCAAAGATTAACTTGCCATTCTTATCATGGCTGCCAGTACATCTACATAATGTCTTTGGATCTATTTCTTCAAAACCATCGGTTTCACCATGAGAATAGAATACTGTTGCTGGTTCAAATATTATATAAATTTCTTTACCATACATATCTAAACCTTTTACATAATATCCACAAACCCATTGACCACTACTAATGCTCTTTGCTTTACATAGCTGCGTATCCAAGTTTATCACCTCTTAACTATGTATTCTCTGTCTTACTTGCTTCCCATAAACATTCCAATATATTAGTTTTGTTTTTATCTTGAAATTTATAATCCATTTCATAATCTGTAAAACTAATTGTTGCCTTTTTCTTATGCTCAATTTTCCCAGTTATAGAATTCCATTCATCCCAACAAGTAATCTCTATCTTTGCATTATTTAAATTTGAAATATCAATTCCGATATTTATACTTTCTGATTTATCTTTAATAGTGCCTTTTGCATCTATATGCATATTTTCTAATTTATCAAGAATAATATCTGATAAGTTTATAAGATCCTCTATCTTTCTCACCTCCTCAATATCCGAATGAAACAGTGATTTATTTATATGGTAATGTTTCTAGCCATTGGTTAATATCTTCTATATCCATTTCTTCTGTTGTAGTTGCGTTTGGATAATAAAATGTAATGCTATTTCTACTTAACCCTTCATCAAGCAACTGTTTCAATACAGACAATGTATTTTCTACGCCAAGATGATAAGCTTGTTTCTGATCTTCATTATCAAATGATTTGTCTACACTTTCATTTGCTGAATCTATAACCATTTTCACTTCATTCGGAATATTGCATCCCCAAAACTGTATATCATCTTCAAATTCTGCAAACATAAAATCCTCCTTTATATGTTTATTCTCTATTTGATTTTCATTTTTATTGGAAATTGTGATTCGAAGGAATCATAGATAAGTTAGATTTACTTGCTAAATAAATATTCATCACATTTAAAGCCGTTTTTATTTAACCAATCGGATACTAAATGACGATGACAAAAATCTGTAGGCTTTTCATAGCAAATCAAAGCAATGTCATTTTCTCCAACATTATATCCATAGCAAATTCTTGAAAAATCTAAGACAACATCAGTAGCGTTTAATTTATTTAATACCTGCTCATTAAAGCACTTTATATAATAATCATTATCATGATTTTCTTTCCACTTCATAAAGAAGTCATATTTTGGTGCAAGCTTTTTATATTGCAAGCCTGTATACCAATTAGGTGCTTTTCCACAAATTGAAATTGGAATTATATTATCTGGTAACGATTTAAGTTTTGCAAAATAACTTGTATATATCACATTCTTACCTCCAACTATATATTCTCTGTTTTAATCACAATACACATAATTACAGCTATTGGATTCAATATTTTCTAAGTCAATAATCATTTCGCCATCTTCACGATATCTATCAATTTCAATATTAGAAATTTTAATAGAAGTGTCTGTCATTTCTACAATATTTCCTATGTAGTGATCATGATGATTTGTCACTTTATTGAATAACGTAAATGCAATATCTTCACCAACTCTAAAGTTTTTCTTGTTATCTGTTACTAATGTTCTTACTGTTTTAATGTTGTATTTCACAATCTCACCTCCACAACCAAGAAATGTCAGTTTACTTGGATTTTAAAACATGCCATTAAATCTATTATTGAATCTATCATTAAAATTTTTAGTCATATTCTTCATCTGACGCTTCATAGAACAATAAATAATAAATTTAATCACAAGAAGCAATCCACCAATACCAAACAAAATATATTCAACAATTGTTGGAATTGCTAAAATTGCATTTGCTTTTAATACCTCTGCTACGATTCCTAAAATAATAAATACACACCACATAATTTTATATTCTCCCTTCGTTTTAATTTAATAAGCTTTTATCAATAATCTGAAAGTTTGCTCTGTGAATATATAATGCTTTACCGTCAATCATAAGTTTTGTAGTCTTAGGTAAATCTTGACATACCTGCCAATACACTTCATCACCTGAATAAGCACAAATCGGATCGCCTAACTGAGACTGAATTACAACTACTCTTGATTTACCAAAGTAATTCTTATATTTATTCACAACACTTGCAATTATTACATTGTCTCCTAAACTGCCATCTGTTGTACTATTGATAACTTCTGGACTCTTAAAATCTACTTCTGGATTTAATCCTTTCTCGGAAAAAATCATTGTACTTCCACAACTCTCTACCTCTTTACCATCAATGGTAACTGTCACTACACTAGATAATGTCTGTGTATATCCCCATCCACCATCAGAACTATACGACTGTTCTTTGACAATGTTGGATACAAGATCAATTTTCTGACCACTCATATCCATGAACTTTTCACCTTCATTAGAATAAAACGAAGCATTATATGTATTACCTGTGATTGAACCATTTAGTTCATTTACTTCGTTATCTAATAATGCACATCCTGATAAACTTCCTACTGCTAACGCAGCAACTAAAATTGCTGTTACAATTTTCTTTCTCATGTGTTCCTCCTTTATATTCTCTTATTTCGTTCCCAAGAAATCGAAATTTACTGCGACTTTTATTTGAAATCAAATGCCGTTTGAATCTTTTCATCACTGATATTCTTCAGCAAGTAATCTCTATTAGATTTTTCTTCTCTAATCTTCCATTTAATTCTTCCGTTTTCTTTTCTAATATCTGATGCACATTCCAATTCAATTGAAAAAATCTCACGTTTCATATCTGCAATTGCTTTTAATTTATTCTCAAAATCACAATCATCCTTGTAGTCGATCATGTTCTTTGCAGTTGCAATAATCTGTTTCTTCAATTCATTATACTTCTCAACCTTTTCAGATTCTTTCTCTTCTTGTGTTGGTTTTCTGATTTTGCTCTGTAATTCCGAAATATTTCTTTCATAATGTGAAGTAATTTCATTTCGTATGTCCTCCACATCATTCACGCTAGTAATCCATGATGGCAAGACATTTTTATATGCATTACTATAAACACTTAAAATAGCATAATTACCATTTTCTTTATGCTTGAGAATCATACCGACATTGCTTTTAAGTCCATTTTCACCAATTTGGAATAACACAACATCGCCTGGTTCAAATATTGATACTGTCTCTTTTCTCACTTTTTCACCTCCAAAGGAAACCGATATTTCTTGTCCTTTTTATTACTATATATAGTAGTTTAAATTTATCTAACTACTATATATAGTATGTATTTTTATGAAATATACTACCTATTGTATTATTCTCTCTTTTACTTCAATAAAGCAGCAATCTCATCAATTTCCAGCTCTGTTTTCTTATCATCAGAAAGTAATTTGTCCAGCTTGCTCTCCATTTTCTTCAAATCAGACTCTTCTTTCTTTAGACCAGATACCTCTAACTTACTCTTAATATCTTTAATCCATGCTGTCACACTGTATCCTGAAATTTCAAAATCAGTCATATTAAGATCCTTAGCAGACATTAAATATGAATTCAATCTAATCAAAAGTAACAACAACGCATCATCTGAACACACGTTGAGATTAATTGTCATTCCATCAATATTAAGAACACAATTTGTTTCAGGAATAAATCTGATTTTCTTCTCAGAAATTGATTTCTTTTTTGTCTCAATCTGTTTCTTTAATTCTAAAATTCTGTCATCGTTTTTACTCATTTAATTTCGTACTCCTTTTTATATTCTCTACCATTTGCTAAATATTTTTGAATATACATCGGCTTCATCACTTCAAAAATCTTTTCTAACGTAACTGGAATCATATGCTTTTCTTCTATGTCTTTATATGGATAACGGTTTGATTTAACCATTTTAGATGTAGTCGGAAAAATATCGGTTACTTCAACATATTCTGTATAAGAGCCCCAATAAGTATTATTTGATATGTTCTCCTTTTGACGAACAATAAATAGATCTTTACCTTTTTCTATTGGCTGAACATCAAACTCATATTTACAACCATTGTAATATTCGCTTATAAAATTCCCTCTTCTCCAATAGTCTGTGTTTGGCGTTTCCTTAAATTCATCAAAGGTGAAATATTTATATTCATTTTTTGAACTGTCGTATGGAGAATACTCACAGTTTCTTTCTAAATTATTGTAGATATTTGCATATTTTTCACTGCATTTGTTATCAATACATTTGATAAGTTTATTCTTTGGTAAAGATTTATAATGTTCAAAAATACCATTATGCCAAAACCAAAAATGTTTACCTTTATTTGTTCCTTCCCAATAGTCAAAAGCTTCAAATTTGCCCATATAAATCCAGCTCTCATTATCTTTTGTGAGATATGTAGCACCGATAATTAAATCTTTTGCTTTAATGGTTTCATTATTATGGATAATTTTATTAAACTCACTAATCTGTTTATAGTCAGGTGACTCAACTGGCATAAGAACTAAATCCTTACCATCCCATCCATATATAAATTCTCCTTCAAGTCCCTTACCCTTGATACAATTCGCATTTTCAAGAATATATAATAAATTCTCAATTGTAATTTCAAACTCAAATCCTCTTGGATCATATACTCTACAATAAGCATGTCTATGATCCCATCCTGTAGAGTAATCGCCAGCTTTCTTATTGAGTACAAATCCTTCTGTTGGAACATTCTCAAATTCATCATTTGGAATCTTATCATCACGCCAACTATTCCACGATGCTTCTTTTCGCAGCTTACCTTTTTCGTCATAGTAAATGACATAGGCAAGTTTTCCCGTATAAGTTCCTGAACGATTTTGATATCCAACATTTATCGTTTTAGGAACAAAAATGCTACTGTTCAATCTGTTGTTTTCTCCTTTCTTTTCCTGATTGATTACTCTTTCAGAATACTTCCTACTTATTGTTATTCGCTCTTTAAATCAATCCTTTTTCGATTAATTCTCCTAAGTAGTAATATCTATCTAAGTCATCTGAATCAATCGAGTCGTCTTCACCAAGAATATATCTATCACAATCTTCTACTTCTTCCATTTCATCAATCCATTTATCCCAATTGTCTGCAATGAGCTGACAGTACTTTTCACCGCTTCCACGTAAAAAGCATCTACCAACCCATTCAGCTTTCATCTTTTTATCAGGATAAACTAATGTGAAATGAATCCCATTCTTGATCAAAGCATCTATAACTTCTTTATGGCTACTTATAAAGATATAATCAACTTTCCCAATATTCTCTTTAATGTGCTGAATATAATTCTTTGGAAATTCAGGATTGCGGTACTTTTCAAATTTATCTGAATTTACTGGATTATGATAATAACACCAATTAAACTGACTACTATCACTATCTAGAATTTTATAGCCTTTCTCATTTAATTTTTTAAAAGTATATGTTTTCCCACAAGCATGAAATGCACTAATAATTTTTGTATTCATATATTTATTCTCTCCTCAATTTCTCTAAAATTATTTCTAAAGGAAACGATATTTATCCATTCTTCGATTCAAATTCTTCAAGCGCTTTATAAAATTCGCTGCCTTTAATTTCTGTAAAACCTGTATCATCATCTGGTGTAATAGTTTCATATTTTGTTGTAGAAATATTCAAGTATAACTTATTCTCATACTCAAATCTTGAAATAGAATACCCACCTAAATGCAGTTCTTTAAAATAGTCTCCTACTCGAATCGGATGATTGTTAATGACAATATTCTTTTTAATACATAAATCCTGAAACTCTTTTAAAGTCTTACTGTTAGCCCTAAATTTTCTCATTAACGTATCAGAATCGCAGAATAGTTTATTTGGCTTTAGCAACTCTTTACCAAATTTCTGATTATTTTCATTGCAATCAGTAATATATAATCTTATATTATGCTTCTCATACTCTTCAAATGGACGATTTACAGATCCATCTCCGCTAATATAATATTCTTTTCCAGTAATACCTTTATCCTCGAAAAAATTATTTGCTACTATTCTTCTTTCTTCTCCATGCTTTCGATAATCAGTAATCTCTTTTAGAAATTTCTCATTTGTTACAATATAAAATTTCTCCATTTTTACCTCCACATTTTCAAAAGAAACGAATCTTTCATGATCTCAGTTCACATCATTATGTGTTTCGCCATCTGAGTAATAAATATTCCAATCCTTAAATAATTCAATCAATTTATCATTATCCCAATCATATTCATTACAATGTGTAATGGCGATTGATTTTTTATCTCCAAAGTTTCCTATATCTTTTGAGCATCTACTATATAATTCTCCTAAATCAAGTGTTCCATATCTTAATGTATCCTGGAATGGATTTGGTACATTTGTTTTATCAAACATATACTCATTGATAAATCTCTTATTACATTCAGATGGAAATTTACCAGCACCATGTCTTGTTAAATAAGTACGAGATACATAACAAGTTTCAATATTTATCTCATCATTCCATTCAACATTTTCAATTATTCTCTTGGGATTTTTAATACCTGTATTAGACGGTGTTAGATGTGGAAAATATTCTGTATTATTCTGATCAAGCAATAAACCTTGTGCAGCTTCAAATACAATATTGTCAAATTGATTTAAGAAATAATTATCTGATATAGTCAATGAGTGATTATTCATAAAATCCCAATCATCTAAAAAGTGTTCAAATATACCATTATCAAGGAATATTTTTGACCATTCATCTGTTAATATAATATTCTCTCTTTCAAATTGTTCTAAGTAATATTCCCTGATATGATTATCTACATCAGTTATGCCAGCTTTATATCTTTTGATAGTTTCAAAAATTCCCAAGCCACAACTACCATGTTTATTTTTTTCACGATTTTCTTCTATAATCTGATTTGCCATCATATCAAAAGGTGTAGTCAACATACAGTTTTGATTGATATAAACATTTGGAATATATCCTAATTTCATCAATTCATCATATTCCTGCTTAAAAATAATTGGATTAACAATAAAATCCTCAGATAAATATGTACTTGCATGATTGAATGTTCCAGATCCAAAATGATGAAAGACATGTCTGATTCCATCAGACGTTGTTACGGTATGTCCTCTCTGAGCACCACCATTTGAGCAAACAACAATACTATTAGGTTTCTGTGAGAAGTAATCTGTCATAAGACCTTTTCCTTCGTCTCCAAAGTTAGCACCTATCACAATCTTAATGTCTTTCATCTTTTAAATCTCCTATCTTACCAAGTAATTCCTTCTGAGTTAGAAGGTGTAGTAACTGTATCTGTAACATTATTCTCTGCTTCACTAACAATAATATCTACAATCTCATTTGTAATACTATCCATAGTTACTCTTCTAAAGTGTGTATCATCAAGATACTTCTTGTAAGACTTCTCAATTTCTTCTTCATCCCATCTGTAACCATGATTTACATCTAAATGATAAATGTTAAACTTCTGAGAAGCCTCTTCGTATAAATCCTTAGTTTCTACATCAGACTGAAGATTATCCCCTGTAACCTCTGATAAACCATGACCTCTACCCTTAAATGGAAGATATGGATTTAACTGCTCATCACCCATCGTAATAATAATTCCTTTTCTTCCACGATTTAGACAATCAAGCTTTGTGTGACGAGAACCGAAATACCATGCTGCTGTGTAGGATTCATAACTGTTTCCACCACCACCAAACTCAAAATAAATCTTATCAAGCTGTTCAGCAATACGAATATCTGACTCAAACTGTGAAGCCTGGATTGGACAGCTATCACAAGCTAAATCACCAATACCCATGATAAGAAACTCAACATCTGTAACCTTTTCATATAACTTAGTCATAATTACATTTAACTTCTTTGCCACTTCAACGGCAGCCTGTCCCATAGAACCAGTTACATCAAGTGCAAGAATAACAGGAATTGTATTTGGATGTTCCTCTGTATCGCAACACTCTCTAATAACATTCTTAGGATCAAGTGCGGAATCAATATTTTTTGCCTTAAACATATCCTGATTAGAATAAGAACCGCTAATCATACCATCCATTGAAACACTCATACCCTTTGTTGTTGAATAATTTACATAACTATCTCTTGTCCATGAACCACATCCCATATTATGCTTCCTCCTCTTCGTCTACTTCTGTATCATCGTCATCATTGCCACTCATATCAAAGTCGAACATTCCGTCAAACATGTCACCCATATTTCCACCCATCATCATAAATGGTAACATAGAACTCATTCCACCATTTCCATTCATCATGCCAGTAGATCCATTGTCACCTTTCATCATCTGAGAAAGCATCATATACTTGAAGATATTGTTTGTACCTTTCTTACCCTTGATAATGTCACTACCAAACATTGAAACAATCTTGCCATAAAAATATGTATTACCCATAAATACATGTCTTTCAGGAAGTACAGTTTCGATTGTTGAGTCCTCATAGTTAATGACCGTAATCTTTGTCTTATCAGCTTCAATAACACATCTAGGCTTGCCATTTACAAGAATAATGTCACCCTTCTCTACCTTATTAGTTGGAATAATAAAGAAGAATTCCTCTCCAATATCAAATACAAAGTTACTACAGTTTGTGAGCTTGCCAGTCTTGATGTTATATGTCTTATAACCACCATTTGTCTTAACTGCAATTCCACCATTCATAGAAAGTCTACACATTCCACTTCCTACCTTGCCAAACATACCATTTAAAAAATTGTTCATCATATTTATTTCCTCCTATGATATAAAAATTATTGTTTACAATTACTTATTCTCTCAATCCATCCAGCACTCTCATCAAAACGTGTCTTGTGAGATTTTTAACATCACCACTGTAAAAACCACATTCAATGTCACAAATTTTTAGAACTTCATCAAGTGTTTTATTCTTCTCTTCATTCAGTAATTTCTTACAATTCTCATACTGAATATCATTTGTCTCATGAGCATTTCTAAGATTACTTTCTAAGCAACGAATAATATCAATCAGCTCATCTTTTGTCATAGATTTTAATGTACTGTCGGAATATGTTTTTCTTCCATCACCTATTGACATATTCTTATTCTCCTAACTATGTTCATAGATTTATTGTTTATAACTTGATTTTATATACCCTGATTGGTTCTCCTTCACTTTTATTACTTTCTTGTGGGTAATATGTATTACCAACCCATTTAAATTTTAAATATACTAATTCAAAATCGTTTTTATCAATACTACATTTTTCACATAACCCATGAAAATTTTTACTCAAATTAAAACAAGTTTCTACTTCATTATCATTATACCAAGTCATATTTATCAAAAATTGTGTTTTATCATTACTGATACCGCTATAAAAGTTTCTCATTCACATCTCCAATCTTCTCAGCTACTTTTGCTTCACATATTCCACAAATACAGCCATTTTTCTCATCATACTTTTCAAGTTCACTAATAAGATTACTACAACACCAACTTGATTCATTAAGATGAAATTCAATCATGTCATCAGCCCAATCCGAAGGAAAGTCCATTGGAAGATTTATTGTCCACTGTATAGTTTTGGTTTGTCTGTCTGCCATATAGTTATTCTCCTATTTCTATCTTCTGACCAACGAATTTCTGAAGCTGTTCATTTACATCATCAGGATAAGTTTTTACAACATAATCAGTACAAACATGAATTTTAGTAATAACACTATTCTCGTCATATTCAATACTTCCAAGTGTTCCACCTGGAATTCTGATAGGCAAACAACCATCCTCATAATCACAAAGCACATAATGTTTCCAGTGTCCATTAGGATCAAGTCCAGCAAGCTTGTCCAATTCTGTTGTGATTCCACAATAATATTCATTCATTTTTGAATATCTTGAATTTGCATATTTGTTAATCAACTTCATGATATTATTCTCCTATTTGCATTTGAAAACCTTTCTTTCGTGTTTTCTAAAAACAAATCCTTATCAATGCTCCATCCACCACAATTACTTAATATTTCTTTCCTAGCATTTCTAAACTCATTCAAATGGTTTCTGAAATAATTAACCGCATCGTTTTCGCATTGGAATTCATCATTATATTCCCAAAAGAAATGTCTTTGATTCGTTACAAAAAATGAATCTGTATCTAAACAATAAGCTATAACCCATGTTGTGTATTTATCTGAAAAATTTTCATCACCTTTTAATTCTTGATACATATTCACACCTCCAATCTGTCCAAAAGAAAGAAAAATTTTTTACTAATCTAACCACCTATTATCTAAATAGTAGAACCCAAATACCATTCCACCAATTAAAATTATCCAAAAGATCCAGAAAACAATCACACCTACATTAGACTGTAAGTGGTCTACTGTATCATTGATATTCATATCTTTATAAAATTCCGTCTTATTGATTGTATGGTTATCTAACTTTGTAAAAATTGTTCCTGTATACTCTGTTTTGCTACCATAATAGACATATCTAACATGATAATCGCCATCAATCGTGTCAATATAATTCTCATATGGTTTATAAATTTGACCATAATCGAATTCAATTCCAAGAAAAGTTACTTTATCACAATGTTTGTTATCACTGTCATATAAATCCCAAGTCCAATATTCCTCTTCGTGACTACCAATTACATTACCATCATCGTCATACTCATATACCGTTTTTGTATGCTTTGTGTAGTGTTCCTCATCTTTTTCTACACTCATATATTCTCCACCAATTTCAGGATATGTAACTGTATCTACTGCTTTCAAATCACCATATACAAACGCATTACCAACATTTGTATCAATTCCATATTGGAACATTTCTTGACTTTCTATCTTAACAGCCTTGTTATAAATTTCATTTTTATCCATTTGGTGTTCTGAAATCTTGGAAGAAATCAGAATACCAAACAGAATCATAACTGCAATGATAGAAATGCTAGCCAAGATTTCACGTTTTGTTATTTCAAAATCACCAAAATCAAAACCTTTTCTACCATATCTCATATACTAATCCTCTTTAAACAAATCCTGTGGAGCATCAACTGGTGCATTGTAATCCAAATACTCATATTCCTGCACTTCATATCCAAGCAATCCAAGGAACTGTCTTGTAGGGAACTTTCTTACATATCTCTTGTATTCCTTAATCTGTTTATTGTAATTGCTGCGATACTCTGCAATCATATTCTCTGTCATAGATAACTCATTCATAAGAGTCTTATAGTTCTCATTGGACTTCAGCTCAGGATATGCTTCTGCAACTGCTGTAATAGCTGTTGTTACATTCTCAATATCTCCTGTTGATCCACGACCATCTGCAACTGCTGTCAATGTATCAGCTTCATGTTTGTCATACTGTTTTACGCAATCAGCAAGGTTATATACAAGGTCAACTCTTCGCTTTTCCTGTACCTTAATGTCTGATGACGCTGTATTTACCTGCTCCTCAAGTACAATAGCTTTATTCTGCGAACTCTGTACACCAAATACAATCATCAAAATAACTGCTAATACTCCTATGCCAATAATTACTGGCACTTTCCAATTTGTGTTCTTCATTTAAAATCTCCTTTATATATAATATTTTTATTAGTTGCACTGTAATATTCTCTTATTTACTGGGATTCCCATAGCCGAATGGCTTAGATATGATTAAAAATTTTCAAAGGAAAGATTGGTTTACTGCGAAACCACTACTTACTATTTTTTACAGAAGTATTATTAACTGACTTCTGAATATTCTTCATAAGCTGAATATTGTCGTTAATCATAAGTGCTAATGCCTGATCCTCTGTAAAACCAACACTTACATATGCATCAAACATATTCTTCTTAGTTCTCGCCTGAATTGCAGGATACTCAGTGTTCTCAGAATAATCCTTTGCAATAATCATGAGTTCCTTCAAAATATCATATACAGGCTCTTTGTACTTTGTAATGTATGTCTTTACTACCGCTCCTAAACTTTCTGGATTCTCTGCTAATAATCTTAAAATTGTTTCCATGTTTAATATTCTCCTTTAAATTTATTCAACATCTGTTCCTTCTACAAAACAATGTAAAATATCTACAATGTCTTTCGGTGTGTTCCTTAACAAATCAAAACACACATTAATCTCTGTATACATTCCCATTATGTTTTCACCTCCAATGTATTATTCTCCACTCACAATCTCATAAATAATATCATCGTGATATTTACCACTCTTATCTTTAATTGAATCTTTCAGAACATGTTTCGTTCCATTATGTCTCTCGATAAAGTTATCGTAACCTCTACAAGCAGGATTTCCACCAACAGCTCTCCATTCAACTCTATGTAATGTTTTAATCAGTTCTTCTAATTTATCGAATACGTCCCTACCAACCAAGATATTTCCTCTGTCAAATGAGAACAATCCAAAGTTATATGCTTTAGATACATACCAATCAACGGAATATCCTAAATAGCCAATGAGTTTTTCGTTCTTATCAACTATTGCATATTGGAATTGACTCTCATTTGGATATTCTGCAATTTCAGGACTCCAATTGCACATACAACCAGTTTCATACATCATATCTGTTGTATAGTAATATTTCTGAAATTCTTTCCCAATCTGTTCTTTATATAAAATTGCAGGTACTAACACTTAATCACCTCTTTTCTATAATCCAAGGATATGTTGCTTTCTTGTAAAGTTACTCCCAACTAATTACAATATTTCTCAATACCTTGTGTCATAATATCTCTTAATTCATCTTCCTCATATGTAGAGCCAAACTGCGACCAACTACAACTATATTCTATATCATTGTGTACTAACGCAAGTTCAAATACACTGCCACCATAATTCTTATATGCATCTAATTTGATAGCTTTAATATGAGGAATTTCTAAACGCCAATTATGCTTTTTATATTCAAACTGAATATTAGTAGCTTGCCCAAAATTAAAGTCAATGAATTTAACATCATTCATATACTCAATATCAAGAAGCTTTTTAATATAATTGACATACCAATCATATGTTTCCTTTTCTTTATACTTCTTTCTTTTGTCAAGCTTGTTACCGTCCGTATCCTGATTTTTTAATAACATATTTAACCATTCTCTACACATTTTAATCGTGGACGGCTGATCAAGCAGCATATACTGGATGTTTTCTTTATAAATGCGAAATGTTTGTTGTTCAATAAGGTTATATTCATTCTTCATATCATCCAATGCTTGTTTCTTTGCAGACAATCTTCTTTCTGCTTGTGCAAACTTATTTAATGAACCCATTTCATATTCGCCATTATAGTTGTATGTGTCATTTTTATATGCCAAAGACATTAATCGTTCACCTCGCTCTAATATTCTCTCTTTATAACAAAAGGAAACCTGAATTTCCTTACCAATAGTTACTAGAATCATTATCATTATGTTCAAAATCATCCGCTGTTTCTGAACACTTTCTTGACAATTTCATCGTATCTTCGTCATCCCAACCATATTCTGAATCAAGTTTATTAAGCCCCAAGTGTTTCTTAATGTCATCCTGATTGGCTAAAATCTGACTCAATGCCTGAAATAATAACTTTGTTTCTTCGTCTCTCATAAACAATCTCCTTTACTTACCATTACAAAGTCCAACTTTGTAATCGTCTTTCACGTCAATAGTTACTTCTCTCTGAAATTTTCCTTCCTTATCATAAAGGGATAAATAATATCTGTTACCACGCTGCTCTAAGTCAAGATTCTCATTCTCGAATAATAATACTCGTCTCTGTTTCTGCACTGGTTTAGTTTCTACTTTTGGAGATAATATAATAGGTGGAAGTTCTATTGTAGCTGTTTCAACTTCTTCAAGAATACAGCTAATATCATCATCTAACTTACTATCGTCATTCGTATGCCTATCAACTGCTCTAATAATATCTTTCTCAAATAATAATCTATTTGCCATTTTATTATTCTCCATTTCTACATATATAAATGATATTTTCTTCCAATCTGATCAATAAGTTCACTGTCCATTGGTCTAAAACCAATTACAGTAAGTGTTCTACCATCTTCTTCTGGTTCTAATTCAGTGTGATAGTTATCCTTTATGAGCCAGAAATCTTTGCCTTCAACCATTCCTAATTCTTCTGCCATAGTCTTAGCTTTTAGCAACTGATTCTTATTCTTGGCTTGAAGAACACATTTTGTAAATTCACCCTCAATCCAATTGTGAAGAATATCTTCGTCAATATAGCCATCGACATGACCATCTAAATCGGCATTATTTCTAATAAACCAACTAAGAAATGCCATAGAGCCGTAGCTGACTTGAGCTGCGAGCTTCCCAGAACTCATATTCAAATCTTTTCTAGCAATAATAATTTGTTTATACATATACGTCCTCTTTCCACTCATCTAACCAATAGAAACTATCAATCTGTTTATCAAGCTTTCTAACTTGCTCTCTTAATTCAGATTCTTTCTTCTTACTATCTGTTCTCTGACACTTCTTCCATAATTCATTACGCTGCTTAGATAATTCATTGTACTTATCAGATACATTAATCTCTTCTACGACTGAAATCTCAATCTTTTTGCCACAATGAGGACAAAACTGGATTGGATAATTGTCTGTCTGTTCCCATTCATCTTCATACGATGTAATAACTTCTGTATGTGAAGTACAGAGCTGAGGAATAAAACCATATTCTTTATCATAATCAACATTAAAATTTGTTAAATTTTCGTTTGTAAATTCTATGCACTCATTATTCTGAATTTCATCACAACAATACTTAAATGGCTTATACTTGTACGAATGAGTGTCGTTAAATTTTAATCTAATTAATTCTATCCTCATATCTTTATTCTCCTAACTTTCTTCCACACCAAGGACAATATGCAATATACTCTTCCTGATGAACAAATCCATCGTCATATTCATCCCATTCTGATGTTTCTATATCCAAATAATATTCATTCGTCAATGGATCTACATATATTCGATTATCAGGTGAGTCATAATCACAACGATTACACATACACTTACCTCGCTTTATCACATTCATTGAAATCTAAAAGCATCTTATATTTATATTCTCCAAATCTTTCTTTCCAACGCTGCTTTGCTTTATCAGTATCCCAACTAAAAGGCATCATATGGTAATTGATGAGGAAACATATATCTAATACAACCTTATTAAACTCTTCCATTAAACTCTCTAAAACCAAATAGCATCCGACAGATGGGTGGTCATAATAATGAGCTATACCATTTTCATCAATTGTCTGGCAGTATAGTTTGCCATAATCATGAAGAACTGCTCCAATATTGTATTCAGCTTTATGTCCTTTTTCTGTAAATAAATCATATGTATTAAAGCAATGATTTTCTAAAGTCATAGTATGATGAGGATTCTTCTGGTCAAAATCTTTCATTTTAGCAATCAATCCACCTGTGGTCATTGCATTAGCATTATGAAATTTATGAATAATAATCTCATCGAATCCTTCCTCGTAGAACGGAATCTGATATTTTCTAATCTGCTTATCCAACACAAAATCAGGTACAGGATGTTCTCTATGTAGATTATCTTTTTTGCACTGTTTAAATGGCTTTGGAATAATTACACATACTTTTCTGACATTTAAACCATTTACTTTCATCATAATTGCTCTACGAGATTTCATAGTTAGATTAGTTGCATCTGCAATTACATTCTTTTTATTCTCCAAATTCTTGCGGATTCTATCGTGAAAAATCTTAAACACTTCTTCGTTATGTTCTTGATCTTCGTAATTACCTGTTAATTCTTCACGAATTGCGTCTGATGATACGATTACTGTATTTGGATTCTCATTGGCAATCTGAGTAGCAATGGTTGACTTGCCACTACCACTCAGTCCAACGAGTACCCACATTGTAGGTTTATTCATTTAAAGTCTCCTCAAATAATTCTTCAGCTTCTTCCATATCAGGTACATCAGATGTATCTTTGGCGATCCCCTCAATTACCTTAAATTCAAACACCTTATCCTTATAAGCCGTGAATGTTGCTCTGTTATCAATACGAACAACTACACCTTCGGCAACATGTGTCTTACCGATTTCATCTGCTGGCATACCATCAAGATATTTATTTACTCTTTCTTTCAAATCTTCTGGTGTAGTAAAAATAAACTTCTCTAAATCAGGTACATGCTTAACACCCAACTTGTCACACCATACCTCTACAATCTCCCAAGGCACTTCAACAACTGTTCCGTCTGCTGTTGTCATTGTCATTCGATATACATACATCTCATTTTCGCCTGGCTCACAACCATATGAGAATGTTGTGATGTCACCAAATTTCTTTGTAAATTCTTTTTCCTTAACTCCTTTATTAGATACTGAACCCATAATTGGTGTTGTTTCATTTACATATCCTACAATTTCATAGAAAATCTCAGCACCCTCAGGAAGCTTGTCTTTTAATAAATCGTGGTACTTCTTTCTAAATCCATTATCAGAATAATATCCATCATTCTTTGTCATATCCTTTAATACAACTCTTCTGCTACCAGATACAACAGAAACTTCTCTTGTAACCTTTGGCTGCATATGTAAGAACTTTCTCAGTTTACTATTCTTCTTTGTAACCTTAACAGTCTTCATAGTACGAGCTGATGTTCCATGGAGCTTACGAGTAATATAAATTGTATCTCCTGGCTTAAATGCTGACATATTATATGCAAGCTGTGCAGTATCTTTATGCTCCTCAAAAAATGGATATGATACTGTTTCTTTCTGAAACTTGTTCTTCTTATTTGAACTATTTCCATCACTTCTTGAACGATTCTTTCCACTAGGAATATATTTCTGACAAATCTCATGACCACCAAGAACTGTAATCTGATCGCCATCTTTTAATTTTGAAATATCTGTATACTTAGAAAGCGTCTCAACAGGTAATACAAGTCCTTCTGACTTCTCACCTCTAAGTCTAATAGCGGTTACATTTCTCTTCTCAGCATCCATATAACCACCAATGTTGTTTCCGCTTTCGTCTTTCTTCCTTACAAGGTTGTTATCTGTTGCATACTCAAGTGATAACTGACCGTCAGATGGGAAGAAGACCACTTTCTGCCCTTCATGATAACTCAAATCTACAATTACATTCTGTCCAAATACTTCTACACACTGTAATCTATCAGCGTTACTATGTTTTCTTAATCCTTTTAATGTTGTGATATAAGCACAATACATAAGTTCCTCTTACCTTAGTAAGTAGTGCGCACTTTATCCTATAGGAACTTTTCTATTTTTCCTTTCTTATTTTTAATCTTCTAATTTGTTGCCTTTTGCTTCATTACAAAGCTTACACATTGTTTGATAGTTACTAATATCATCAATACCACCTTTTGAGCGTGGTATAATATGATCTTTTGTCATTAAAATTTCATCACCATTATCATCAACTGCATACAAATTCAGATGATAATTCTTATCCTGCAAATGTCTTTCTTTTGCAAAATATTTTCCTTCAATTCCACAAACTGCACATTTACAGCCTTTAGTGAAAAAAGTCTGGTATCTCTGGCTGTTACCCTTAATTAAATCCCCATCGAAATCAACTTTTGCAAGTCTTTTATCTTTCTCAAATAAAACATCTTTAACCTTATCGTGTACCTCTCCTATGGAGTACGTGGATTTTCTGATGAGATTGTCATGTTTTGGTTTAAACTCATGCAATCTAATATCTTTATTTGAAATAAAAACATTTTCTGTATTTTTCTTGCTTAATAAGTTAACCAAATCTCTTACTGTGTGAATTTTATTGGAAATAGAAATAGTATTACCATTCCATTTAATTCCTGTAATCTCTGTATCAAGAGTAGGCGACAATGGATTATTGTTCTTTGGGAATTCTGTGTTTAAGAAATCCTTGATTGTCTTATATTTACTTTTCAAGCCTTTCCCATTTATGGAATAATTAAATTTCAAACCTTTAAATTGTTGCTTCTTACTCATAAAACATATCTCCTTCAAACTTTTATTGTCGCTTAATTATTCTCTCTTTTATTTTGGAAATTGTGAGCAGAAACGCTCTTAGATAAAATCAACAGGAAATGCTTCTTTAATTTGATTCTTATTCTCCCATCTGGTCTACAATACTCTGTAATTTATCAATGTACTTCTGAGCATATTCCTTATGTTTTAACTTTTTAATATTTGCAGGAACAATAGCAAGCGTAGCCTCTCCAAAAGCCTTGTAACTTTCATATGCCCTCAAGAAATCACACATAGTTGCCATGTCAATCCAATCTAAATCTGGCTGAAAACAAATCACTTCACCTTTCTGTGGATGTAGTTTTCTAACCTTAATAAGTGTCTGTTTAAATAATTTCTTTTTCTGTCTTTTGTTCATAATTTAATTTGTCTCCTTTACATAACTTCTAAATGATACTCTTTAACATATTTTCTTCTCTTCCAAAACTTCCACCAAGGGAATTCCACATATTTTATTTTTATAACTCGAAACATCTTGTTCTCATTTTTATCTCTGTCTAACCTTAAAGCAGGTGAACCAAACATTGTTTCGGCTAATTCGTTAATAGAAATGTGTTCTCCAATTTGATATTTCTTCTTGTGTGGCTGTGGAGGATAATAAGAAATCACGTCATGTTGTCGTAATTCATATGCTCTCATATTGTTATTCTCCTTCGGATATTACTCTTATTGGCTTTATAGTTTCATCATTTGTTGGTATAAGAAGCACTTTGTCATTTCCAACCTGATCTTTAAATATTTGTGGAGCTTCAACAAATGTAACTCTTTTTGACCTATCACTATCCAACCACTCTTTGAATTTTTCGAGATTTTCTTTTTCAGAAATTGCAGCACATGGACTTACTTTATCTATTAATTCTAAAAATTTTTGTCTTTCATCTTGTGATAACTCCATACTGTTATTCTCCTATTTGCTCATTCTAAAATACTTTTGCATCACCAACTACCAAATCTTTTACTTCTACAAAAGAATTTAGATTATCTTCCATAGTTGTAATCAATATCTCATCAAATAAATCTTCCATCATACCAAAGAATCGTACAGACGGATGAAATCCTGGATATTCTTTCAAACGACATTTATTAACTCTACCCCTTAATACAGGAAGTCCATGTCTTCTACGTTTGTTGTTGCTCCAATGGATAGGATTGTCATAAAAAGCTTTCTTCTTTCGTCTGTACTCTTCTAATTCTTCTCTTGCAAGCTTGTCAATCTCTTTTTCTCGTTCCGTTTTCGGAGATTTACCATGAATAATATTGTCAAATTGCTTTCTGACATTATCGTTTACTTCTGCTTTTTCTGAATCACTCATCTTATCAAAGTTTTGAGCTACATCTAATAGTGTATTTTTCAAATTGTTATTCTCCTATTTCTATATATTCCAATATCCAACTATCGTATTTATTTTCTTTAATCAACTGCTGATATAAATTTATCCATTCTTGTGCTGAAAGACCTTTGTACTTCCAAACGCATTCTTTCCAATGTCTGTGTATAAAATGACCTCTTGTTTTTAACTCAATACATTTTACACATTTATCGTATAATTTCTTGGAATACCAATTCGATCTCCTTCTATTCCAGTTATTATTCCAGCCATCTATAAATGCTTCTGTCGGATCAAATCTGCTTCTCATATCAGTAAGAGTTCTGTCGTATAACTCAGTTTTTGCATTGTATAAACAATGAAGCAGAAAATAGATGTCTTCATAATCATTTTTAAAATTCCATTCTTCAATATTTAAATCAAAATACATTATTCTTCATTCCTTATTACATCAAACTTAATTGGTAACATAGCTGTAAATCTACTCTTCATCCAAGGTTTTTCTTTCGTTGCAAATTCATCACCAAATTCTTCTGCCAATACAAAATCTCCGACAGTGTAGACAATAGAATATCCAGTTAAATCTTTTGGAATCTCCTTATTTACATTACAGGTTTTAAGATGAATCATTTTATCTATGCACTCACCCATTAAGTCTTGAAAGAATACAAACGTTCCATCACAATTGCAACGCTGCATTGTGAAATATTCAAAATCTGCATCTGGATCATGCTTAATAATCACATTAAAATAAGGTTTGTCACCTTTAAGATAAGGTACATCTGCTAAAATTGTTCCATTTTTGGTGTAATTAACAACCGTAAATAGCTCTCGTATATCCTGTTCAATCATGGATTCATATTTATTATTCTCCATGCCATTGCACTGACCTGATGCAATTCGTTCTTTTACAAATTCTAATGATTTACCCATAAATTTCTCCTAATTACTCAGTCTGTATTTGTCATATTCATACATTGAACAATCTTCACAATAAAGATTTTGTTCTTTGCAATCTTCACAATCGAAACATCCACCATAAATGCCACCATTTTCATTCATCTTACAGGTATTACATTTACAAGTTTCACATGATGTATTCACTTAATCACCTCCTCGAATGAAACGTGGTTTTACTTTACTTTAGCATTGTAATTACATTGTTATGTTATCTGTTTTACTATTGAATTTTTTGCTTGCTTCTGAAAATACATCATGAATACTTCTATATTCACCATCACTATTTTGTATATCTGTATCAAATAATTCTTTAAAGAATACTTTAAATGCTTCTAATTGTTCTGATTCTGACGCATTTTCATCAATATCATAATTTATGATTTTTATCGCTCTATCTAAGTCCAATATATTACCTCCGTAGGAAACCAAAATTTCTTGTTAGTTTTACTTTTCACTATATGTAAATAACTTCTCGATTCTAATATTCTTATCATCACTTTTTTCTTTATTACTATCTAAAAGTGTTTTCGTTTCTTTCTGCCAAATGCACTTAAAATCATCAGGCATGTTATATTCACTAATTAAAACAGTATTATTTACACTTGCCTTCTTAACCCATTCGTAAAATTCTTCATATGGGAAGCCTCCAGTTAAATACTTTGTTGTATCACGATACGGAATGTCACAATAAATTACATATTTTTTAATTTTGTCTAAGGGAATATCTCTGAAGTCGAATACTTCAAATTGAATATTTTTAAGATTTGGGATTTGTTTGATAGTATTTTTATATGCCTCTAATGAATAATTACGTTTTCCAACCTTGTCTCTTCTGTATCCACCAAACCATTTCCCACCATATGAAAGCTGAAAACCAACATACCCAACTAAATAATCTGGATATTTTTCTTTATTGTTCTTAATATCTTTATATTTTTCTTCTGTAATATCTTCTGGCGGTATCCAACCTTCTGATAACTTTTTAAGTACAGCAATTAAATATTTATGATTGTCTGTACCTATCCTTTTATTACATTTAATTTTATCAATCATATTAGCACCTCCAACAAAAGGCTCTAAATATCCTTCCGTCTCATTAGTTATGTATGATTGAATAATTGGTGCTAAATCTTTACTTAATCTATTTTTGCTACCAACGTATTTCAT